CTCCTTCTTCATAAGAGAGGCGCGACAAAAGGTTCAAATGGAGGGATTTGGATACCCCTCCCCCGACACAGGGGCGCATGGAGCGAAGCGACCATGCCTCTGGCATCAACCACACAAAACCAGATTCAGTACTCCACTCATCCTGCAAACTCTCAACGACCGACGACGACGGCCGACGTACCTGCCACGAAGTTTGCGTGAATCTTGAATCAGTAAACGTGGAATTGTGAGTGAGACCCCAAACACAAAAGAGGACTCCAGGTGGCCAAATCCTGCTCCTTGTTGCTTTTGGATACCTTGTTGCGGCACGCGGCGCAGTGGGTCCGGTACCAACCCCTGATACACTGTTGTCTTGGGGGACACGAATCCGTTTTCAACGATTCTCTGTGGGCGGCTGTGGGGTGCACAAGGGAAAAGTGGGCGGGGTGCCCGGGTTAGTGCGTGGCGGGGCGGGGCGGGGCGCGCGCTACAGCTCGGGGACCTTGGGGGGAGATTAGCCTTACTCGCCATCGTTGCCCTTCGGTTTATCCTCTGCCTCATTTGTGTTTTTGATTTCAACGTTTTGTGGGGTTTGGTTGTTTACTCGGAGTCACTACCGACCAGCGCGGCGAAGCGGCCCCGGTTGACCACCACGCGGGACACGCGCACAGGCGCGCCCCGCTGGCTGTTGTGGAGACCCGCGCGGGAGATCTCCTTCCACACGCGCTCCTGCTCGCGCTTGGCTGCAGCGTTGGCATCCCGCATCGCGTTGATGGGAACCCACGCGACCATGAGCGGACCGACATCGCGCACAGCGGCAATCTCGGCACGGCAGTACGCGCGCCACTCCGCGTCGGGCATGGCCACGAACCGCATGCGCTCGCGGCGGATGAATTCGCGCTGGCGAATCTCCGCACGCTCCGTCATGAGCGCCCAGTTGGGGGTCATGGCGGCACGCGTCCAGGCGGCACCTGCCTCGCGGATGCGAGCCACGCGGCGCATCTCGCGGCTCTGCGCGACCCAGGTGGCCACGAAGCGGGTCAGCCTGTCGACCACGCGGTCAACCGCCGCCATGTCCACAGGCACAACGGCCTTGGGCTTGGGGATCCACTGCGGGATGTTCAGCGACCACCCCGCGGCAGGGTTGCGCATGAACCCGTCGCGGCAGCGGCGCACGGAGGAAGGGACGAAGGCAAGCATCTTTACAATGCTTTGAAGGAGGGAAGGTTGCTTGGAAGGCTTGGAAGGCTTTTGAAGCGTGAGAGTCAGAATGTATGCGTGTTCTGGCCCGGCTATACAGAGTTCTGGACCTACGGAATCCGTTTTTGACGATTCTCACCCCGTACCCACAATGTAAAATTGTTTTTGTGGTCTGTGACCCTGACCTAGGGGTAGATTCGCCTATCTACTCGGCCGTGGCGGCCGCGACCGCCTTCTTGGCGGCCTTACCCGCGGCAAGGCGGGCCTTGTTGGCCGCCTTCTCCTCGTCGCTGAGGGCGGCATAGCGGGCCTTTGCGGCCTCAGAGCGGGCCTTGCTGGCCTCCTCCTTGGTAAGCTTGGCCTTAGGCTCAGGCTTAGCCTCGCCCTCCGCGGGCTTAGGCTCGTTAGCCTTGGCCTCCATCGTGGCCTTGCGCTTGGCAACCATGGCGGCCTTCTTCTCATCCGACATGGGGCCCTTCTTGCGGCCCTTCTTGGACTCGGTAGACTCTGAGTCAGAGTCAGCCTTGGTCTCGGTGTGCACCTCGGCACCCGGGAACAGCTCTGCAAAGAGCGCGGTAACAAACTCGTCCGACTGCTCGGACTGATCCATCTCGGCGAGGACCTTCTTGACGGCCGTGGAGATCTGCGACTGAAGGATGGCAGTGAAGGAAGAAGACATCTTGTGTATGTAGATGTGCGTGTGGAGGAGTGTGTGTGTGTGCTCGCCCAAGACACAGATGTCCTGGGGTCCCGGTTTCCGTTTTTAGCGATTCGGTACCCCGTGGGACATTAGACTCGGAGAGGAGTTGAAAATGATTGGGAAGGTTCTCGGGGTGCTATGTCTACTTTGCGACGAGCGGGGTGGCATCCTCCTCGTCCTCGGAGTCCTCGCCGGCCTCGTGCGCAAGGAGCTCCTCCGCAACCTGTCGGAGTACGGCCACCGCCTCGGGACACTCATGTGCCCCCATCTCGGTCTCTAAGACCATGTTGTCGCAGAAGTCACAGACCTCATACGCAGGTGAAGGGTGGTCGACATTCACCATGTGTCCCTCCGCGTCGAATCGCCACTTGGCGGGTCCGAAGCGTAGGCACACGCGGTTGCAGTCAGGGCCGAAGCCATTGGGTGCAGGGCAGGAGCAGTTGGTGATGGAGCAAGAAACGTCGGACATTTTGGCAGCTACACTCTCCTTGTCCAGAGGCAACGGAATCCGTTTTTGGCGGGCATGGAAAATGGATTTGTTCGTTGGGTCAGTTGAATATGTCCGTTACTCCGACTCGATGGATGACGTGCGAGGGCGCATGGGCAACTCAATGACCTCTTCCTCTTCCTCGGGGTTCATGACTGGCTTGCTGGGTCTGAACTCCATGAGCAAGGTGATGGTGTCCCCTTCGCACTCTCGGACGACACGGAAGTTCGGTCCGAGGCCCTCGTTCAGGGACTGTACAGTCGTGCCCCAGACGATGAGCGCGCGCATGGTGTGCTCGTAGCCATACCCCTCAATCTTGACGCGGTCCTTTCCGCAGACGCTGAAGAGTGGGTCAGACACGCAACCGATGTAAGGGTCTCCTACCTTCTTCAACAGAGTGTCTACGATTCTCTTCTCGGTGATCATCTCGCGGATGTGCTGGAGGAGTGCGGCAGACGCGGCCTTGCGGGCGCGAATGCGGGCACAGCACGCATCGTGGGCAACGATGCGCTTCTGGTTGTAGGTGCTGATCAGCGGCTGGAAGGAGGTCTTGGTTGCAAGGGGGAGAGAGAAGGACGCCATGGTGACACTGCACTCCACAGCCAGTACCCAACGAATCCGTTTTTGAAAACGGATACCCAACTCACCAACGGATAGAATGTCCCCGTCAGACAAAATGCTCTTCTCCGACGTTCTCCACGCACTCCAGAACGCCACCCCGACGGGCCGCCGCGCACCCATCGTCTTCCGTCACAAGGACATTGAACTCGGACTCCTTGCAGAGAAGGTCCGAGACAAGCTCATCCCGTGGTACGACGCATGGAAGGCTCTTGACGAATCCATGCCATTTGACCTTGAGCGACCAAGGTCTAGTATTGAGTCCATCACTGTGGACAGTTTGTTCAACCTCGTGGAACGTGTGGTCCCTAGGTCTGAACGCAACGCTGTTCTCGCACGGCTATCCGGTAAGCTCTCGTACCTGAAGCTGGGACCTTGGGAGGTTCTGGACTTCATTGCAGAGGAGCACTTCGTTGAAAAGGAACGCGACGAGTACGAGTAAGCAGAGACCATGGACCCACCCAAGACACGTCAAGAGAAGAAGAAGGACCAGAAGGCCAAGGGTAAGCAAGAACATAGACTCGGTACCTCCAAGCACACACGGGCTGTAGACGCCCTGAAGGAGCGCAAGGGCAAGTGACCGTGGAAAGGTCCCGCCAAAAACGGATTTTTTAACTGCTGCCGAAAAGGGAAGTGGGGGGCAACAAACACCACAATCTTCTTCAACAAGAAAACAATGGACCACGACCACCCCGAACCACCTGCACCCCGTCGCCGCACCTGCGGTCTCTGCGGCACCCAGGGCCACGACCGCCGCCACTGCCGCGCCGCGGACCTCTACCGCGCCGCCCACCCCGAGGTGACGGAGGCGGATTTGGACCGCCACCGCGCGGACATCCGCGCCTTTGCCGCCGCGGGGCTTCCCCCCATCCCCCCGCCTCTGCCGCGGGTTCGCTGCATCATGAATCAAGACCACCCGCACTGGGGGGATCGCTTCCAGTGCCGCAACATGTCCGCTCCGGGCGCGCAGTACTGCACCCGCTGCGACGCGGTTCGCCCGCGCCCTGACCTGCCCCCCGCGCAGAGGTGCCATGCCCCCCGCTGCGACTGCATCATTGCGGACCGCATGTTGTGCAAGCGCCACTTGGCGCGCGACCTTGTGCGCCGCAAGACGGCCCATGTCAACAACGTCTGGCTTCGGTCCATTGAGCAGATGGAGGTTGACCCGACGCGCTGGCCGCAGATTGTACAGGGTTGGGCAGACCACCAGCCACCCGCGGACCTGGGGCCCACCACCTGGTGGCGCCACCAGATTCGGGGCCTGCGCGGCCGACTCGCAGGTGAGTATTTCATCCGCGAGTTGTGGAACCAGGACCACCCGGATGACCCGATGGACGTCAACGGCATCATCGACTGGCACTGGAACCGCGTGCGTGCGGGGGCGGCCCCGCGCCACGCTCCGGGCACACTGGCAGCCTTTGTGGCGGATACGCAGAATGTCCACACAGGCGTGGTGTCCAACCAGACGCACGACGGCGTGAAGAAGCTGCTGGCCATTCCCGTCAAGAGCGGGCAGTCAGAGCGATCAACGAAGTTTGCCACTCAGGTCTTGGACTTGTCAGTCCAACTTAAGTGGGTCACGGCGCAGGTGTCTACCCGCATCTTGGCGGACTTCAACCACTGGTACGGCACGCGGACCTGCCGCGCAACGGACGACTGGCTCTACAAGCGGATCTTTGACGGACTGTACACCACAATCTGTCAGAACCCGAAGAAGGACGTGAGGCTTGAGTTGTACAAGCGCCTCTTTGAGGAGATGAAGGACTCCCTAGGCATGTGCTGTGACGGCCACATCACGCGGCTAGTCAACGTGCTGGTGGGCTTTGACGACGCCTTTGCTCCAGAACTGACCACTGCGGAGAAGGTGCAGAACCTCTTCGCGGCCTTGTCGGCCAAGGAGTGCAGCCTTCTGGAGAAGGTCGCAGAAGGCGTGCAGAGCTTACGGAAGTGGGGCGTGCCTGAAGACGAGTGGGAGCCGTGGATTGACGCGCTCTGAAGACCCCACACAAAACAATCCAACCTTTTTACAATGGGTCACCTGCGCCTGAAGACTCTGCGTCGTTCGCGGACCAAGGGCAAGAAGTGGGATGCGGTCTTTGACAAGGATGGCAAGGAGCGCGTGGTTCCATTCGGAGCCACGGGCTACAGCGACTATACGAAGCACAAGGATGTGACTCGTAGGGCGCGGTACATCAAACGGCACTCTGGGATGGGTGAACACTGGAGTAAGCCCGACACACCGGGTGCGTTGTCCAGGTGGATTCTCTGGAACAAACCGACCTTGTCCGCCAGTGTAGCGGACTTTAAGAGAAGGTTCCATGTGTAGCAAATGAGTTCATTCGATGACCTTGAAATCAGGAAGACCAGCCTTTACGAGAGGGTTCTCGTGGTTGTGTATGTTGTCCTGTGGGTAGTCTTTGTGTGTATGTTTCTCACCTTCCTCAAGCTGGTGAATGAGCGTTGAAAACGGATTCCATACGCCCAGCAGAGTTTGTCTCTGTCCCCAGCACAAACGGACACCATGGCTACCCTTCGCTGCATTGACTGCCACAAGCTCTTCAGCCCTTCAGCAACCAACTACGACCACCGCTGGTGCTTCGTACATGCCTTCAAAGCAAACAAGGTTGAGACCGTCACCGACTTCTACGCCCTCTGTCTCAAGCACTTCCAAGAAATGCCACCCCAAAAGGTGGTTCGCAAGACAATCGTCGTCAAGGGAGCCGCCGCGACGATGAACATCCAAGAGCTGTGGGCCAAGCGCGCGGTGGCGCAGGCCACCAAGGGCAAGAAGTGAACTTATATTTTTACACTGAACTCCATCGGAGGCACCACACGTCGGTACAGGTCTACCATCTGCAGTTGCCGTCCTGAATCAAGGTACATGGTTGCGATGGCATTGAACAGATGGATGTACGTAATCAGAACCACACCAGGCACAAAGACCCACCACTCCATTGTCAACCCAGCGTGATATTCTGGGCACGAGGCAAACGACGAGACAGGACGTCGCGCTTGGTCCCGCCCGCAGACATGTCGTCTCCCTCTGGGATACCCTCAATGGCGCGCAGGGCTTCGGCTACACGCTCTGGCTGGTCAGCAAACTGCAGAAGCAACTGCTGACGGAGAGTAGACCTTTTCAATGCGGGACGGACCGTACGCTCTGAACGGGCGATGGTCCCGCCACCACCTGCTCCGTCCAGTACAAAATTGTCCAGATTGTTCCCCTTCATGAACTCAAGAACCGCAGCACCATGCTGGTTCTTGCGTTCACGGATTGTCTTGATTTGGGCTTGGAGGGCGCGGATTTCGTCATCGGCCGCAATCCACGAGCGGAGCGTCTCGCGGATAACGGTAGGGTCTGCGCTCATTTACGACTGCCTGTCTTTTTCTTTGAAAGCCCCTTGCGCCCCTTCTTAGCTGACCTCCGACGCTTGGGTGTCTGGTGACGTGTTTTGCGCTTGCCGCCTACGTCAGCATCTGCCTCGTCCTCTGCCGCCCTCGCTTGTGCGGCTTTTGCCTGTAGAGCGGGGTCGTCTGGAGAACGTTTCAGCGCCTCCTCGGCAGCAATGCGATTCTCTTTCGCCGCGGTGTAAGCTGCTTTCCTTTCCGACACCCTCGCCGCTGCCGCCTCTCCGTCCGCCTTAGCCTTAGCCTCCGCCTCCGCAGCTGCAGCCGCAACCGCAACCGCCTCCGCATCAGCTTTAGCCTTAGCCTCCGCCTCCGCAGCTGCAGCCGCAACCGCAACCGCCTCCGCATCAGCTTTAGCCTTAGCCTCCGCCTCCGCAGCCGCAGCCGCAACCGCAACCGCCTCCGCATCAGCTTTAGCCTTAGCCTCCGCCTCCGCAGCCGCAGCCGCCGCCGCCGCCGCATCAGACGCAGCCTTCGCAGCCGCCGCATCAGACGCAGCCTTCGCAGCCGCCGCCTCTCCGTCCGCCTTAGCCTTAGCCTCCGCAGCCGGAGCCGCCGCCACTGCCGCCATCACCGGGACCGCCACAGGAACAGCCGGAACAGCCATCTTTCCCCGAAGTGCGGTGCCCGCCGCTTTCAGGCCCTTGATATATTCATCAACATCTGTGGGTGGTTCGGCGTACTTCTTCCTCGCATCGGCAATCCACAGCATGTATCCATCTTTTCCTGGGTAGGTATTTGGGAGACCACCAACCACCCCCTCTAGTTGTCCAAACACTTGGTGAGTCGCCATTGTCAATTCTAGAGATTAGAACTTCCACTTCTTATCACACTCCAAGCAGGTGATGAAGGTCGTCATGGGCTCGTCTGCAGAGCGTGTCTGCATCTGGTAATAGTCGCACTTGGTCTTGCGCTTGCACCGAGAGCAGTAGAGCACGATGGATGCCGTCACCTCCTTGGAGTACAGGGCCTTGTCCTTCTCAACTGACTTCTGAATCAGGTCTGCCCAGCGCGCCGGATTCTGTTGGACAGGCGACATCTCGGCAAACTCGGCAGGGTCCATGGTCGCCAGCTGTGCACGGAGCGGGTACAGCTCCACGGCCCGATTGCGATACAGCCCGAGGAACACGGGATTGTCCCAGTCAATATCAATCAACCACTGCTGGGCCTCACGAACACACCGCTGCAGAAGGGCGGTCTCCACGTCATTGCTGTCGAAGGAGTTGCGGACCAGAGTGCGCAGGGCATGGTCCACAAAGACGTTGGATGCGTGAATCGTGTGGACGGGAGCAGATTGACGGGCCTCAGCAGCCGTCTCCTCATCATCGTCCTCCACAGGTCCCGCGCCCTCCTCGTCATCCTCCTCCACAACCTCCTCCTCTTCCTCTTCACGGAACGTACATGACTGGTAGAAATCGTCATACTCCGTGGCCTTCAGGTCGTGGTACTGGTTGGCATGGGAGTCGTAGTCGTCCGTGTTGCTGTTCGCAGACTTCATGACCACCAGTGTCCCCGAGAAGACATCGTCATTGAAGGGCGGTGGCAGCATGTGCTGGTTCGTGGTTTCGTCGTCAGGGTCATCGGATGGAACACCAAAGACCGCGAAGACCTCCTCTTCGTGTGGAATCTTGCCTTGGAACTGGAGAGCGGGTTGGCGGGTCTTTTTGCGGAGCCATTCAAGGACGTCCGCAGTCTTGGGAGGAACGACGAGCTCGGAGAGCGTGCCAGACACACCGATTGCAGTTGCGACAACCATTGGGGATTCCTTCGCATGCTTGCGTAAACTCCATTTCTACGTAGGGGGGTCTGGACGGCCTGTAATCACACGCCCGACCCTGGAAAAGATGTTGTCGGGGATTTCGTTCACATAGGTCAGTAACCAAGAGAGGGCCACGAACATCAGAATCAAGACAAACGCAGTAACCATGTACTGAAACCACTCCGTATTCCACACGTCCAATATCCGCTGATTCTGCACCTTTGCAAAGGTCTGAGCAATTGACGACGTGGAGCCACCGTCCCTTGCACCCTTGGCACCGCAGCACGCAGGATGGTAGAAGACGCGGCGAGGGTCTGGCGGCCGCGACCGGGTAGCGGGGGGCTCGGGGGGTGGGTCCGTGATAATCTCCTGGACAATCTCGCCGGGTGCACGGGCTTTGGTCGAGTCACGCAGAATTGAAAAGTCCGTCTCCAGCATGTACACGGGTTCTTGGAAGTACACAACGCGGGGGCTGAGCTTGCCAACGGTCGCATTGGACGCTTCGGTGAGCGAGGTGAATTTCTTATACTGTGTTTCATACCTATATCTGAATGCAGCGCCCATGCTCTCGAAGCCCGGGAGCGACTTCTCTTCTATCTCAGCCCCACCATCATTGCTTCGGGCATAGACACTGGCAATCCACGTGAAGTACGCTTCATTGCCTTGGACTAACGAACTCAAAGACCATTCACTGCCTGTGTCAATGGTTGTACTCGCATACGGTTTGGGTCGCTCGCGCTTGGCGTCGGGGTCGTAGTGTCCGCCAGATGCATACTTGATGTATCCCTTGATGGCGGCTTCGTTCTTCTTGGCATCTGAGTCGCCCGCACCCAGCTTCCTCCACGCTTCGGAGATATTTTCATCGTCGTTGGGGTTATATCCCCCTGGCGCAGGCGGTGTCAACCCCGACAGTGCAAGCAGAGGCACCGTAATCTTGTTGAAGAATGCAGCCCCCTTCTTGCTTGCGTCACCTGTCTTCTGGATAGGAATCATCAGGATGAGATAGGAGGACGTTGACCTCACGAGCAGACACGCATCGGACTGTGAAGCTGCGCCCACCGAGTTCTCAACGCGTATCGGAGCACCCCAGAACAGGTCCATTTCATCCCACTGAATCTCTCCAATTCCATATGGGTTAGACTGCGTGGTGTTGAACGAGCCTGTAAAGGGTGCAGATGGTTTGATAGTAATGGAGTTGGACGGAATGTAGATGTTTGGATTGACCAGTGTTTCACCCGTCGGGTCGGTTGGGTCTGGAACGGTGAGGTTTTCTGGGTCGGCTGGGTCTGGCGTTGGTTCTGGGTTGATGGTAATCTTTGCAGATGCAGAGGTCACGCCCTTGTCAATCAACAGCTTGCACTCTCCGCACCCCTCGGTGTCGGCTACCTTGATTCCCCTGTTGGTGGCGTCGGTTGGCCGCGGGCGCGTGACCGTGCGTCTTATCGGCGTAGGCTCTGATTTGGATCCACCACCTCCCATTGTAAGGAGCAGAGAAATCAAGTATCCCAAAGTAACAAGATGTCCAGCAACAACCCACTGGCGTTAAAGCCAGGCTACCTGAATTGGTGGCAGTCCCTACTTCTTGCGTTCGCGTGCACGCTCGCAGGTGTGATTGGTGCGGTTATGGCTACGACTCCAGGGAAAGACCCTATCACAGGAATGGCAGTCGGTTCATGGGTCAACGACCTTCTCAAGCTGGTTCCTCACGCGCTCATGCTCTTCGGTATAATGGCCGATGCGATTACGTACAATGGAGTCTACTGGACCTCCACCATCGTAGGTCTGTCAGCCATGCCACTCCACGGACAACTTGAGTACATAGTCAACGGAATCGGTGCTCTCTATCAGAAGATGACGTCGGTATCGCCCGGGTCGACATCTGGTAAGGCTGTGAATGTTAAAGTCGTCGTCGGTGACACCGAGACGACGGACGGCATGCGCGGCGGCAATCCTCTCCCACCGTTTACTGGATGCGGCATCATGGGAGGGGCGATTGAGAAGGAGCACGTGACAGCGCAATCGCTCGTGGTGACTGCGTCTATCATCTCGTACTTCTTCATGGACTTGTGGCTCAACCGAGGCATCATTAACGCACTTGGCGTTCTCACACTCGGTATCCTGTTGATGGGTGGACAGGCCATGGTCATCTCGAAGTGCTTTGATGGACCCCCAGCCAAGTCACTGACGGCAGGTGTCCTTTACGCAATGGTGTTCGGCGTCATCATTGGCGGGTCGTACTACTCGTTCTTCCAGTCCTTTTACCCAATGTACCTCCCGAGCACGGTAATCCCTCTGTCCAACACAATCTCAGACCTCAGTATCTCGGATACTGGATTCGTATACGTGCCCGGTGTTGGGCTCGTGTCGGCGTCGTCTCCGCAGGGACAGCAGGCGATTGCCAACAAGACAGCGCTGTCCCCTGACGAGATGTCGACTGCGCTTGAGACGACGGGTACGGTGGGCACGGGTCGTTCCGGGCAGGCGGCCACATGCAGTTAAGCCAATGCCTTGCGCAAAAGAGAAAAATACATAATCACGTTCGTGCCCGAATGGCGCCCAAACTCCACCCCGTCCTTGTAGACAACGACTGTCGGCACTACTAGAACCTTCATCATCCGCGCAGTGCCCTTGTCGTCGTCATGGGTATTGACCGTCTCCCACTTGATGGTAGGAAAGTCCTCCTTCATCTGCTCAATGACGGGCTTGATGTGCGTGCAGGGTCCGCACGTAGGAGACCAGAAGTGGAAGGCAGTGACACTCATTTATCTTTATGAGCACGCAATGTTTAGACGTCTGTCTTCTCAATGGACACGGTCGTTAGCTCGGCCCTCAGCATGGTGGTGCGCTGAGAGACGTTCTTGGTCAGCGTGATGCTTCGTGTCTTGCATACCTCTTGAAATGCCTTGTACAGGTGCTTGTCTACCAAGTCCCTGTCGAAGGAGTCCAAGTGTTCTCGCATCCAGTGAAGCAGTGTTCCCTGGGCAACGGGAGGGCCCAAGATGGCCAGTGGACACCCAGCCACAATCTCGGCAGAGGGTGGAGGCAGCACAATCTCCTTTTTGCCCTCCACTGCCTCGCGAGCCATGCGGTCCACGCGGTCGTTCTGTATGGACAGGTCGTCGGAACCTCCCGTATGGGCCTTGACGTGGACGAAGCGGTGAGACTTGAACTTGGAGATGCGTGTGACAATGTCTTCAATCAAGTCGCGGTGGGACACTGCCTTTCCATCTGACGTCTTCCAGCCGCGCGAGATCCATCCAGTCACCCACGTACTGACGCACTTAATGGAGTAATCCGAATCTGAGTACACCACGATGTCTTCGTCCAGGCAACCTTGTCTCTCCAGAATCTCCACTGCAAGGCGGATAGCAGAGAGTTCCGCACGGTTGTTCGTTTGGTCCTCATTGTCGGGTACTCGACGACCATCGGACCAGTCGGGATGCTCGGGGAACCACGCGGCGAATCCAGCACGCGCACCTGCACGTCCGTTACTCGGGCAAGATCCATCTGTAAATACGCGCATACTTCTTATTCTCTTGTCTTTTGTAATTCCGTTTCGGCGGCCGCAGGGTCATCCCAGTACGAGGTATCCAGTGCTCCCTTCACGGTCGGCACGTGTTCATACCGGGGAAACGTGGTGACGCTGCAACGACTTACGATTGCAGGTTGGAGCAACGGCTCCTCCACGTGAAACCAGATTCGGCAGCGAAAAGACCGCTGTTCCAAGGAGCGACGCAGGGTCTGCTGACAAGCTGCACTCAAGAAATGGGCGTGCCACACCAGCAGAATGCGCGCACGGAAATGGGTTTGAGAGGGAACAAAGGACATCCATTGGGTTAACCAGGGGGCAAAGTCGTCGATGGAGTTCATGACGGCTGCGTCCACTTCTTCAAACTCGGCCTCGTGGCCGTGTTTTGCCTTGTATTCTGCCCAGTGGTCGGCAGAGAGGCGGTCATTCATGCACTCGTACAGGATGCGGTGGGGCGGGGGGAAGGAGGTCATTACGCAGTTGCTTCCGTAGTAGACGCAACGATGCGTTTAACAGGGATATCGGCAGACACGACATACAGGCTGTTCTCCGTCAAGACTAAAAAGACCTTCTCCTCCTTCAGGCGCATGATGGAGGCGATAGGGGATGTGTACTCGGTGTCGGACTTGACCAGACACTTCTCGTCTCCACGGACGCCAATGCAGCACGCCTTGCTGATGCTGTCGCCGTAGTAATCAAGGTAAATCGGACGGTCCTGCTCAATGGCAATCTTGGCGGCCGCAGCCATGACTGTCGCGGAGGGGCAGCTCATTTTGTAACACCCCGAGTCTTGGAAGTGTCGCGTTTGAACGCTGTGCCGCCTGCGGGCCGCCTACTTTGTGCAATCCTCCAGCTTGAACCTGGATTTCATACACAGACACGGCGTCTCGGCGCGAGGAACCGCCAACAATCCGATGGCCAGTTCCTTGACCAGCTTCACCTTGGGTGCGATGGCAGCCAAGAAGCGGACCAGGTGGTCCACATGTTCCTCGCCCGGAGGAGTCTTGGGAAGGCGCATGCTCTCCTTGGCATCGTCCACTACCTGGCGCACCATGGTCTCCATGACGCCCGGCGGAAGCAGTCCGCGTGTGAACAGCTCAGCCACATAGACGGCGAAACCACGCTTGGTCTCCTTCTGTTTGGTCCACGCAATAATCATGTCATTGAACGTGGGGTCTGTGGACGACGGCACGATGACCACTGCGGTTGTCTCGTACAGCGTGTCAAACATTCCGATTTGAACTGCCAGGTCTTGACGGGCGTCCTCATGGGACTTGATGATGTCGTTGTACGCATCTGCCAGCATGGATGCGTAGAAATTCTGCTTGATACCGCGGTCAAACAGCAGGGTGGTGATGCGAAGACGGAACATGGCATCGCGAGCGGCCAGCTTGGTCTTGATGGCCGTCAGCAGCTTGTCGTACGTCTGCTTGGAGAGCTTGTTGAGGAAGGCGTTGATTTCGTCGTAGTCGGGGTCGTCCTTGTCCCTGACCTTCCGCGCCACCTCCACCAAGACATTGGAACGCCAGTTGTCATTCTGTGGAGGCGGCTCGCGACGGATGGGACGGCGGAAGGTAGGGCGAAACGAGGTGGCGAGTTTCTGCAGAAGCGCCGCAGTATCGGCCGGAAGGGGGCGAGTGAGGGCAGCGCGGTTGCTGTAGATGTTGGTTACAGTATCCATCCCGCCCTCAAGTTCCCTTGTTCATGCATAGATTCGTTTTTAGTGAGTGGGCCGGATGCGCAGCGACATCAAAAACGGATACCTGCTGTGAAAGGCAAGGAAGGACTGCCAGAATGTCGCAGCACTGGACTCTCTGGTATCACGACCCTGCGAACAACGACTACTCTCTGCAAAGCTACATCCGCGTCTTCGAGGTCAAGGATGTCTCTGACTTCTGGACCATCGTGGACGGCATCCCCAAGGAAATGTGGGAGTCGGGCATGTTCTTCTTCATGCGGGGCGACATTCCACCGCTGTGGGATGCGCCCGAGAACGACAAGGGCGGTGCCTGGTCCAAGAAGGTGGATGCCTCCGACACGCACGCCGTCTTCGTGGACTGCATGGTCCACTGCATCGCCGAGTCCTTCCTGAAAGGACAGAACGACACAGTCTCTGGGGTGACGGTCAGCCCCAAGGGACAATTCCATATCGTGAAGATTTGGAACTCCACCACCAAGGTATCCGACCGCAAGCTGTTCAGTCCCACGCTCAAGATGAAACTGGGTGACGACATTGCATACAAGGCTCACAATCAGAGGCCCAAGTAGTTTATACGCACTCGCAGTTGTTTGATATCCAGTAGAAGGACACGTAGACCAACCACGCATGGAATATCGTGGTGCTGACCACGAGAATGGCTGTACCCGTCTCCGAGTCCATTGCTTTTTCAGTGGGAATAACAATGGCTTGCGTCTATGCAGTAGGTCGGTTTCAACCTCCGACGATTGGGCATGAATCCATGATTCGCGAGGTGATTGCAAAGGCGAAGGACCTTAAGGGAAAGGCATATATATTCATCTCGTCTCAGACGACACCCAAGGACCAGAACCCCTTTTCGGTTGAAACCAAGAAGGCGTTCCTTGAGAAGGTGTTTTCTCCAGAGGACGTGACGTTTGTAGATACGTCCAAGTGTGGACCCGACCACACAGGGAAGTGCGGGGGACCGATTGCGGCGTGGGGAGAGTTGAATCGCCTTGGATGTACGTCCACATACCTCATAGCAGGAACCGACCGCGCGCCTATCTTTGACCCCAAAGGCGCCAAAAACCCCAAGAATCTATGGGCATTCACGACGAAACCACCCAAGGATGGAGAAACTCCAACTCCACCCCCAACATTCGTTGAATCTATACGAGATGTACCCAATGGGATGTCGGGGACAAAGGCGCGCGGATTCGCAAAGGCGGGGAACTTTTCCGAGTTCATGAAGGCTGTGAACATTGGAGATAGGGTCGAGGAGGCAGACGCCCGTGTGTTGTACGACCTTCTCGCGCCCGGAGCCAAGAAAGGTGGGACTGATACATCAGAAACCCTTGACCTCTCCTCATTTGCAGCCGACGCGGAACCAAACCAACCCAAGGCAGGTCGTCGTACCTACCGCCGTTGCCGCAAGTGCGGTTTACCCAAGAAGCCCGAAACCCAGTAATGATACCAGAGCTTCGCGTGTGCATTGCCCAGGCTGTGTGGACCGTTACAAGCGACCTGCACTTTCGCATTGACCGAGTGCGGTTCATCCAACTGCTTCTGAACGAGTTGTTCTGAAAATGGATTCCGTAGAGCCAAGCCAACCTAGAGTCGGCCTGCCAAAATGACCTTCACTCTCCACGACGTCCACACGGACGCTGCCACCGCCCTCCTCTACATTGCCGCCCTCCGCCCGTCCCTACCCTGCACCCTCCAGACCCTACACACCCGCGCGTGCGACCTCTGCCCCGAACTCCGGACCTTCTGCGATGCCAACCGTCAGTCGTTGGTGGGCAACGACAAGGGCTCGGCGGGCAAGCTGGTTGAATTCTTCATCTTCGGCAAGAAGCCCAACTCTGACGCGACCCCTGACCTCGTGCTGGCCGACGTCAAGGCCACGCACGTGAAGCGAATTGGGGACGCCTACAATGCCAAGGAACGCCTGACCCTGACCAACGTGGGCTCAACGGACAAGTACGAGACCCTTCAGCACATTGTGGATGCTCACACGCTGCAGGACTGCAAGGCGTACGCCAAGGTCCAGAAGGGCGTGATGGCAGTCCTGGTGCGAGACAAGTCGCGTCCTTCCATGGAGGACATTCTGAACGAGCAGGTTGTCGCGCTGTTCCACTACGACCTGGCCACCCTGCCTGCCGATATCCAGGAGAGCATCGCGACCGACTATGCTAGCATTCGGGACTGCGTGGTCGCCAAGGCCGTGTCGCAGAAGGGACAAAAGTTCCTTCACATCCACCCTCACGGCTCCAAGGGCAGCAAGACTCGGGCCTTCGGGTTCACGAACAAGTTTGTGACCTGGCTCATTTGTCACGGCACTGACCGCGAGCTCGTCAAGCAGGAGCGCTCGTGGGTGTTTCGTATTTAGCCAGAATGGTCTTTGCAAGCGTACAATACTCCTCACTCACATCAATCCCGATGTAGTGACGTCCATTTTTCTTTGCCATCTTGCATGTGGTTCCTGACCCGCAGAACGGGTCAAGCACGACATCGCCTGGGTCAGACCACGACTTGATGTGGTCCTCCGCCAGCTTCTCGGGAAAGATGGCGGGATGAGAGTGGCTCTCCTTGTCCGACGAGTTGAACCCCTTGCCAACGACGTAGTGCCAGATGTTGTTCCGTGGAGACGTCTCGGGAACCGGCTTGATGTCGGCAGTCTGTACCAGTTCCCCGTCGGGTCCACGCTGTGTATTCTTGCCCCAATTCGTGTGCCCTGCCCACTTGTTCTGCTTGTCGCAGATGAGGTGGCCTGTCTTGGGTGTGCCCTTGGACAGGACGAACATGTACTCGAAGATTTGCGTGTACCGCTTTCCATCACGCCGCGCAGGGAAGGAGGACGTGTTCTTCTCGTAAATCATGGTGTCGTGGAGTTTGAACCCCGCGTCCATGAATCCAAGTGCCTGACGGAACGAGGTCCCTGACTCACTGCCATTCACTGTTCCATCACCAACCACCCAGACAACAACACCTCCCGGCTTGGTGACGCGATACAACTCGGCGGCAATGACTCGGAAGTCGTCCAGTGTGAAGGAGAATCCCTTGTAGTCGCGAATCCCGTCGTATGGGGGGCTGGTGACTGTGAGGTCGACCGAGTTGGCTGCAAGTCCGTGTAAGACCTCCTTGCAGTCACCTTGAAGGATGGTGTCCATTGTGTAGAGTCCACAGAGTAGGGTGGGACATTCCCTTTTTCGTAGTCAGCGGGTCTACAAAGTAATCCACAGACGCCTTGATTCGGTATCCAGAGCGGGCCCAAATCCTAAAAACGGAAACGGGCCCGCGATGGATACTCCACTCATCGCCGAAATGTCCAACGCCTCTGCTACGTTCTCTTCTATCGTCACCATGTCTGCCTCATCTACTCTCCACGACAAGCTGCAGGCCAAGCTACAGGTGCTTCGTCTTCTCCGCACCAAGCTCGGGTGTGGGGGCATCATCAAGGTCGCGCTTCGGATGTCTACGAAGATGCTCGCGAAGTTGAAGGCCGAGGGCAAGGCCAAGATTGCCACGTGGAACCGCGAGGAGGTCAAGGTCAGGGATGGTACCGCCGAGGACTTCCTGCGCAGCCTGTTGATGGGACTGTCGCCTGGCATGATGCTCGCCTACTGGAACGGCATCCTTGTTGACGGCAAGGTGGTTCCCACAGTCGAGAATCCCATCATCATCTACGAGGGTGGCCACCGCACCCGTTGGACGGAGAGTATCTTCGCGAACATCACTGAGATGGACGGAATGACGCTGTCGTACTTCCAGGCAAACGACCCTGTTATCGCGAAGTGCGTGGAGGATGCCATCATTGAGATGACGGTGTCTACCCACCCGTCTGGCGTTGTCAACGAGGAGTTCGTCAAGAAGGACTACGAGGAGTCCAACAGCAAGTCGGAGCACGTAACACCTGGTGAGATTCTTCGTGTCCAGACGACGGATAACCGCACTCCGCTGCAGGAGGACATCAAGCGGGCCATGAGGCGAAACATCAAGGAGAAGAAGCAGGACGGCAACCTCGAAATTCTGCGCGCGATGGTCCATGGCGCGGCTGGTTGTACGGCACAGATGACCATGAAGAAGGGCGATCTCATGACACAGGCGGAGTTGACTCCAGAGCAGCTGAACAAGGCTCGAACCACTATCGCCGCACTTGCGTCCGCGGAGACGGGGATTGCGAGTCTATATTCGGCAACAGACAAGGAGACCAAGAAGGTCCTCAAGCGGGTTATGGCTCGCCAGTTGGACCTCTCCGTAGACGGTGTTTATGTCGCCGCACTTGCGAGCGCATCGACTGATGCTGCTCGCCAGGCAGTTGTGGACGACATTGTGGAGTTCCACCGCAGGTTCTTTGCGGACAAGACTGTGTGGGCCGAGGTCATGAAGGACCTTAAGAAGGCGACCGTTGACCGCAGCCGCTACCCGAAGGGCTCCGAGGGTCCGTTCCGCGCTCGCTGGCAGAAGATTGTCAACCATCTGCGTCCTATTGCTTTGGATGCGGCGGAGGGTGCGCTTCCCCCCGCACAGGAGCTCACCGCCTAAGAACTACAAGGCATCAGGCACAGCTTGATATCGCCCAGATTCGCAATCACGTAGCGGATCATCAGAAACCAATCATTTTTCATGTGGACCTCCAGGTTGTTGGATAAGTTGGAGCACTTGGTGAACAGGACGAGGTGCGGCAGGCTGAAGGTACCGGAGACAATCTCATCGGGCTTCTGCTTGTCAATGGCAATGTCGGACGTGGAATCTCCCATGGTCACGGTCTGGGACGCAAACGGACCCTTGCAGGTGAAGGTCAGTGTGGACCCCACGTTCTTGATGTCCACGGTCTTGGCCGAGAGCAGCGTCATGTCACGGCAAATCTTCTGGAAATCCATGGACGGCATCGTGATGCGGGTGGCGAACTCTGTCTCCGGCATGTTGATGTCGGACTCGTCGCGGTCCAGGAGGTTCAGCTTGTTGCGGATACGGCGCTTCTTCTCTCCGTTCTCCAGGGTGATGCACAGGTGATTGGACTCCGACTTGGAGACTGAAAAGGTAATGGTATCATCGTTCGTTACAGTCTTGACAATGCGGTAGAAGTGGTCCGTGTTCAGGCCCACGTCCAACTTGGGTGCGGTGTGGTTGTACTCGTAGTGCTCAAACTTGGACGCATGCAGGCGCATGTGCGTCAAGACTGTGCGTGTGTTGTCCATGGCAATCATGCGGATTCCGTCCTTGTCGAACACCAGGCTCATCTCCACCAGCATGGACTTGAGACCCTCGGCAAGGATGCGAATCGGAGCGGTCTGGACAGTCTTCGCTACCACCAGGTCGTCGGAACTCATTTGTTAATGCTTGCGACGTCTTCTGAAAGTAGATTTCCGCGCCTTGCCGACCCGCCTACGCTTGGGAGTCTTGTGCTTGCGACGACGACGCTTGCCGCCTTTCGGCTGCAAAGCATCTAGTTCGGCTTGCGCTTTACGCTGCGCACTTAGCGCTTCAAGCTGGGCCTTGACCGCCGCTTGGCGCGCCGCCGACTCTTGGAGTTGCTTTTTCGCTGCCTCAATTACCTTAGCACTTTCTTCAAGTGTGGCTGATGGCGACAGCGGTGTCGCGGCAGCACCTTCCTCCCCTAAATCAAGCTCAGTGGCGCTGTTGAGCAGTGCCGCTTGAGCTGCTCGCGCTGCCTCGGCCTCGGCCTCGACATTGGCTAGGGAATTTTGCACACGCGACTCTGCAAGACCTGTCGGTGCTGAGTCTGTAGCCGATGTTTCACCGCTGGTGATGCGATTGTACTCTTCCAACTTCGCCCTATCCTCGGGGCTGAGCGAATTGCGCAATATCTCGTCTGCCTGTCTTTGGCCATAGGCAACCGCGTCAGCTTCCTCAGCAGCCGCTGCAGCCTCTCCATCTGCATCTGCTAGAGCCGAAGCCGCCGCCGGGGGCGGAGGGCGCGGCGGCGGCGGAGGAACGACCCTCACTTGGGTCCCAAACAAAGGGGGCGGCGCGCGCGGCGGCGGTGGTCCAGCAGGAGCGGCGGGCGGCAATAAGTCAAATCTGCCCGGAGGACCGGCGAGGCGAGGCGAGTCAAGTCTGTACTCGAACGGCAACGGCGGCGCTGCGGGGCCCTGTCCCACTCCAAGCGGTAACGCCACGCCAGGAGGCACTACGCCAGGCGGTAAGAAGAAGGGTGGTGGTGGTGGCAGAGGAGCTGTCTGCCGCAGACCCGGCAGAGGAGGACCCGGCGGCGGCGGCGCTGGTGGCTGCGGCAGTACCTGCGGTGGCGGTGGCGGTACCTGCGGTGGCGGTGGCGGAGATGGAGGGCGAGGAGGCGGATTGAGTGCGCCGAACGCCGACCGCAGATATACGGCCTTTGCTGCTGGTGATGCTGCTGCTGCCTTCTCCTTATAAAGAATGTTTACAGCCCCCAAGTCCACTTTGAATATCTTTGCGACAGGGTCCTCTACGTACTGCCGGGTTATGTTCTGAAGGGCGTACTCGTATGCCGTTTTCCCTGTAGAATCACGCAGCATCAACACTTTGCTCTCGGCGTCCAAGGAGTCTTTCAATTCCCGTGCAATGGTTTCGCGGTCCGACTTACCAGAGAACGGCCACACCCCGCCCACCTTGCGATACGTACGCCGACCGCCCGCTCGACCCGGACGACGAATCGCTCTTGAGCGAGTTATCCTATCCTCTGCGTCAAAAACCTGCTCGGGCGTAGGGCGGTCGAGCAGCAGTCGCGGAAAGCGCGCGGGCGGCGGCGGTGCAGCCAGACGCATCCTTTCAATACCGGCAAGGAGGTCCTTCCGATTCTCAGCAGGTGCCATTGCGACATAGTGAAACGCAGTCCGACCACTTTTATCTTGAACTGCGCTATCCGCCTTCCTTTTCACGATGAGTTCGTGTACGACATCTTTCATGAGTCCTTCGGCGGCATACATCAACAGGGTCTTTCCTTCTTCGTCTGCTTGGTTCGGATTGACATTTGCGGTTTGTGTTATGGTCTTCAAGACCTCTTTTGGGAATGTCTTGAACAGACCAGGCAACGCAAACTTCGGAAACAGCGACTTAATAGATGCTTCATCCTCTTGTGCCGACACTGCCGCCGCCCTATTCCAAGATGCAGCTATACGTGCTGCATCCTCTTGCTCCGCGAGACGTCGTCGTTTCTGAATACTTAGACTGTCCGTTCCAGTTCTGAGCTCCTTCTTCTCAAGGTCGGGGAGTTTCTGCAGCATGGACAACTCGCCGTCGATTGCACCAAGTATCCTTTGTCGCCGCCAGTCCGAAGTCGCCCACACAGGGGGGGTTTCTTTGGCCGCCAGGAGAGGAGCAGCCGCCGGGAGAGGGGGAGGCGCAGGAGCAGCCGCAACCGCCACCACCCCATTCGTCGCAGCCTGAGCCGCAGGAGCCGCCAGGAGAGGAGCCGTCCCCACCCCATTCGTCGCAGCCTGAGCCGCAGGAGCCGCCAGGAGAGGAGCCGTCACCACCCCAGGCGTCGCAGCCTGAGCCGCAGCCGCAGAAGCCGCAGGAGCCGCCACCCCAGCCGCAGGAGCCGCAGAAGCCGCCACCCCAGCCGCAGGAGCCGCAGGAGCCACCGCCACCACCACAGGAGCCGCAGGAGCCGTCAGCGCCTTGATAGCTTTCAATTCAGATTCAAGCGCAGCCACGATGGTTTTTTGGGCGATATCAATCGCCGTCTCGGACTTGAGCAAGTCGGTGGCAGCTCGTGCCTCCGTCGCCGCGAAGGACCCGGGGGTACCCTTCCGCAGCACCGCATTGACGTATGCAGAGCGGTTCTCTGCAACCGCATTGCCCCAGGTATTGGAAAGCCCAACTCGCTTTGTCAAGAAGAGCGGGTTGACATCGGTACCCTTCCGATACTCGGCAATCGCCTTGAGAAACATGGTGTCTGCAATCACTTGGTTCGCGACGACCTTCCCGATGAAGCGGTCTGCACTGTCCTTGACGTTAATGAACTCATTGAAGACGCCAATCAGGTTGTCGTAGACTTTACGGTCATCTGGGCCGACGGTCCGCACGAGTGTCCAAAATGCTGCTGGGACTTCCTTGGCGCCCTTTTTCTCTGCGGCAAGCTGTGCAAGCGTCATCTTCGCCAAGCGAGAAATCTCAGAAGCACGGGCTCCGCCTTCGGCATTGTACTGGTCTTGTGCAGCATCTTGGGCCGCTTGACGTGTATCTAGTTTTTGTTGTCTTCCTACAGTTCCAAACGCATACCTCCCAGTGGCTTCTGCGCCACGGCTAATCTGGTCTCTTACTGCTTGGTGGACTGCTGCATTGATGAAGTACTCCAAGAATGATAGCTGCTTGATACGTATTGTCAAGAGTCTCGGGTCTCGCTGTATCATCTTGAAGACACCCTCATACTCCAACGAATAGTTCTTACCCGCCACCGGCCGCACTTGCCGCAGGTTGCCGCTGATGTCGTACACCCCCTCTGACAGACCCATTCCCTTGTCCACGGCGGCGATGAACGCAGTCTCTACGTCTTTCGTCGGCGGCGCCTGCGTCTGGACCTGTCCAGGTGCCACACGCTTCAGCTCGGCCAGTTCACCCTGAAGTGCGCGAGCAATCTCCGCCCGCTGCCTCGTCGTTTTCCACAAACTCGCTAGTGTTTGTGTGGGTCCAGTGGACGACGACGTCCCAGTAGAAGGTTTCCCACTCAATGCATAGAGCGCAACTGCGTCTCCGAGCACAAAGGCTGTGAGCAATATCGTGCCCAGTGAAGGTCCCACTGCAAGGAACTCTGCCATTACTCTTGCGTATCAAAAAAGTCTACTTGTGACGACGAGTGAAGGCACGACCCGAACGCGCACGAGCAGCACGCTTACGGGACACGATACGGCCGTACTTGTTCTGGGTCAGGTCCTTCCGGGTGAGACCGCCTGGGGTCTTCTGTGCCGTTCCGTTCCATACCTTGCGACGGGAGCCAGTTGCCTTCATGTGCATTGTCTATGGATAGGACAATTTTGCGAACAGGGATGGGCGCCGTGGGTCTGGGCTGTCCACAAACGGCGGCGTCTCGCGTCTGCCGCAGTACACATCATTCGTCCAATCAAATGGAAACTCGGCGCCATTCTCCCATGTGTATCGCTTTCCGTTGCTGAATGTAACGAACACGGTGGGTTGGATGCGAGGATACACGAGCCTGACCAAGAAGTTCTGGTCAATGCCGAACCCCTCTACAAACTCTGGGTCTCCGTTCCCTGCGTGCATGGGTGTCCACGAATCAAACAACTCGCGAATGGGCGACTTCAGTACATCCCGCCGAAGCCCCCACATACCAGCCGCAATCATGGCAGTGTGTTCTGCATGGTCGCGGATGATATGGCAACCGCTGGACGTGCCCATGAACTTGTTGATGGCCCAGCGGTCCTTCCAATGAATCCTGCTGTCGGTATCACGGAAGAAACAGACGTCCACATCGGGCTCGTCGATGGCAAAGAAGCGGTGCACAGTGTTCTTGAACCCGACAATCTCAGTGTCTCGGACCCGAACTACGGGGTTGCGAAGCAGGTAGTTCCTGAATCCAGGTTCTGTATCTGCGCCCAAGTATGCATAGACCACCCAGCCTGGGTAGTGCTTCTTAATCAAGTCAAGGTTCTCAAGGAACCCTCGGTGATACAGATTGGTTGTCTCGCCAAACAGGCAGAACGAAAAGGCATTCACCATCTTCTTTCCTCTAGGCAAGAAACGATAAAGTCATTTATGTCCTTGTGCTCTGAATACGGGCGCAGACAGTGGTAGTCACAGATGAACCCTGCGAGAATGGTGTTGCGCAGCTGCACCCGATTTGTGAAGTTCCACGGGTGAATGCGGTCAAGACGCGTGAACTGGGTGATTCTGTCGTTCAGCACAACCTTGGGACCAGTCCATGCATCCCAAATCTGCTTGAACTTGACCTGGTCCGTACCCCATCCAACGCCGCCGTGGGCACCGTCATAGTCGACAGGATACCAACTCTGCAGTACCGCCTCTGTTGGTTCGGACCCAAACATGGACGTCCACACCAATGGATGGGCTGCATTGTAGCACATGGCAATCTCACCGGGAAAGCACACGTCGCGGTAGACTACAAAGGCATCAGGCGCTACGTTTGCAACCGAGTCCACGTAGTACCTGCGGTTTCCGGGCAACATGTCCATGTCTGTAATCAGCACACCTTCGTCGCGCTTCACCTCACGAGGGTACAGCAGGCGAATGCATTGCGCCTGAAACGCCGTCAGCATTCCAGGAATTGGCTTGGACAGCACCAGGTACATACTCCAAGCCGCCAGGGAGTCAGGGATACTGTCGGCAACCAGCACGATGCGCACATCGGCCTCAGGAAGTACCGCCTTCCACGCCTTGACAAAGTTGGGGATAAAGTCGCAGTACAGTGGGTTCAGGTCAGTGGCGGTCACAATGGTCCCAATCTTCATTGCCTTAGACGCTGGATGTGATTTGCAACAAAACTCCGCGAGAGCCGGATGTTATCATAGTTGACATCTGCCTTCTGCAGGTCAGAGTACGAAGGAATCTGTGTGGCCAGGTATGGATAGGTGTAGACCATGTTCCACTGGCTCTGGACAGCGTCAATCAGAATTCCAGGGTCAACGGCCAAGACCTTGTCGTAGACACGAGCGCCATACAGAATGCAGTGAGCAGTGTACACGTTTGGGGACTGCAGAAAGTACATCTGCCTGAACTTTTCACACATCGTGATGGTGAATCCATCGAGGTTCCCACAGCCATTGACAATCTCCACCTCTGGGTGACACGTGTAGTAGTCGACCATGGTCTCAAGGGCTTGGCGTAGGTGCTTGTCTACCAGCCAAAAGTCGCAGTCGTCCTCCAACACGATGATGTACGGCCATCCCGCGTCCTTGGCCATCTGTACACACTTCTTGTGGGATAATTGACATCCAAGGTTTGAATTCTCGTTCTTGATTCCTTCGACCAGGTGAATCTTGATAGATGGGTACTTTGCCTGCATAGCGTCAAGGTGAGCGCGGCGGTCCTTGCGGTGTGGCATGTGGATACAATAGAGGTCCATTGTGCTATACGTCTACTCAACTTCGCATGTCTGAACGCCTGGGAAGTACAGCCCCTCGTACTTGTGCTTGGCCGACGCATTCACCCAGCGGCTCGGAAACACAATGGTGCGGTTGCGATTCAGCCAGGCACCCCACCACGAGAAGGTTGAATTCGCACAGATGGCGCCCGCGCACTTGCTCATGAGCACCAAGGTGTCGAGCTCGTTCTCACGGACAATCTGGTAGTCCAGACCCTCCAGCCACGGCCGCGTCAGCAGGAACGGCTCGTCATTGGTAAAGATGACGAAGGAGGCCCCGGGAAACTTGGCAATGGCGCGACCGTAGTACTTGTCGAGATTCACGTCAAAGTTTGCGTTTCCAGCATAGTCGCCTCCCCTCACATGAATGAAGACCTTCGACCCAATGTCGGGATACTTTGCCAGCACCTCTGTCGGAAGCACAAGCGTATCGACAAAGTCGTCGGCCACATAGCGATAGTCTTGGAAGTAGCCCGTGAACAACGTTGATGTGGCCTTGCTAAGGATTGGAACCCAGTCGATGTACGCCATACTGATTCGGTACTCGTCCGCGTAGGTGTCGAACCGACCCGTGCTCAGTTTCGCCCACTTGGAGAAGATCGTGTCCCAATACGACAAGTTAGAATGGGGGGATTGAAACCCAGGGTTTACAAGTCGAGTGACCCTGCCCGTCGCCATTGCAAGATGCTGAAGACCTGCGAACTGAAACAGTTGATTACCTAGACCACCCATGATGTTCATACCCACCATGTGCTTGTAATCGTCGTACCAGACCTTCTTCAGCATCCGTTTCATCCAGAAATTCCCGCACTCCTTGAGATAGCATCGAGTCGCAAAGTCATAGAACCCGATATGCAGGCGGGAGAAATCATACACCTTCTCCAGCATCTCTGGATATACTCGCTCGAGGTACGCGGGTGTAATCTCCGAATAGTCGTCGGTCCACAGAATGGGGCACCCCGCATACTTGGCCTCAACGAGCGGATTGCGCTCGATGATAGGAATGCATCCAGCCATCAATGCCTCGTAGTGGCGATGGCAGTCGACGCCATTACCCTCGGGAGACACGACGAACTTGTAAGACGGAAGGTCTTGGAAGTACGTGGACGTGTATCCATTCTGGATTCCGTTCATAGCCAGAGTCGCAAGGATTGACTGGCGGTTCTTCCCCGAAGGACGACGGCGCTGGTCCGTCTCGGCTCCGAGTGCGCACAGAACTACCTTGTCGTGAGGGCCCACCTGTAACTGGCGGTTCAATTGAACCTTACCGTACGTGAACTGCATTCCAATGGGGAAGGGCATCCATGCATCGTCGACGTTCATGGACGACGCCTGCACGATACACGTGGACTCGTCCTTGTAGGTCGCCTGCCACTCGCTCAGGCTCATCTGCCTGACAATCTCCGCAGTGGGTTTTGGAAAGAAGCGGTCCATCAAACGGTCATAGACTCCGCGACTCCGTTCAACGGACTCCAGATACCAAGACCCTCCATGTACACGGTGCTCGTAGACCATTCCAGGTACAACCACCAGCGTTGCGTTCTTCACAAACACCGAGAACATTGAAAAATAGAGGGCGTCGTGCGCACCATCTGCGTCAACACACCACGGCCTATCCTCCATGAGCTTGTACGTCGCAAGGAATGCCCTCGGGACAATCATGTTCATCGTGTTCAAACACGCATTGATGTCGGGGTAGTGAAGGTGTATTGTGCGACGGTCGAGTTGCTTCCCAATGAACCGAGTGTAGTCAAAGTTTGGCATGGCAAAGCACGGAAGGAAGACAGTGTTTAGTGGAGACGTGTTTGCCGCGATATACGCCTTAAACGCCTCGAAGTACGGGATGCCTGCAAAGTTGTCGCTGTCCAAGATAGCCACATAGTCAGAGGTTGCATAGGATGCTGCCCGCTGCTTGTTCGCAATGGCACCGAGGCGCCGCTCGTTCTGAAACACGTGCAGCTTCGGGTGTACGAATGCAGCCGTAATCGCAGAGTAATCTTCACCCGTCTCGTCGGTGATGATAAGTTCAGTGATGTGGGGATTCTCCAAGTACTTGGGAATTGACTCGCGAAGGAAGTTAAACCTTCGCATCGTCGGAATGCATACACTGATGCTCATTTGTAGATTTCGCGGGCGTCGTTCTAAGTGGTTTAGAACGAACTCGGGTTCAAGCACAAATGCTGATTCCCCTCCGTGACCTTGTCCAGAAGTACGGCCTGAAGATTACGGGCGTTCTCCACGTGGGTGCACATACGGGGGAAGAGAACGGTGCATACCTTGTCGAGGGTGTTCCGCAGGAGGATATCCACTGGGTAGAGGCCATTCCCGAACTCTGCGCGGACCTGTCCAAGCGTCTTCCGAACGTGATTCAAGGCGTCGTCTCCGACAAGGTGGAGATGGTGGAGTTCAAGATTACGAACAACTTCCAGTCGAGCTCAATTCTTGAACTGAAGACTCATCTGGAGGCGCACCCAAGTATCAACGTGGTCAAGCGCGTGTGGACGAACACCACGACGCTGGACACCATCGTCAAGGAGCGGACCATTCGGGCCAATTTCCTGAACATGGACATTCAGGGGGCCGAGCTCAAGTGTCTGCAGGGGTTTGAGGACGGGCTCAAGATGATTGACTACATCTACACGGAGGTCAATGTCAAGGAGTTGTATGCAGGATGCGCCCAGCTCCATGAGCTGGATTCCTGGCTGGGCGCCCGCGGCTTCAAGCGCGTCGAGATATCCATGACCGGATGGGGATGGGGCGATGCACTATACACGCGTTGAGTACAATGCAATAATACTCAGACCAAACGATAAAGTATGTCGCTCCACGTGTTCGCAGTTGCAACCGACCTGTCGCGTGCGAAACATCACAAGAAGACGGCAGACCACTTTGGGTATACTTTTGAGTACATAGTCCCTACGTATAGTCTCACGGCGTGGAAACGAATTGAGACATACATAGACTACCTCAGCAAACTGGCCGACGATGATATTGTTCTCTGCACGGACACATACGACGTGTTGCTCAATCAACCGCCCGCCGTGTTGCTTGAACGCTTCCATGCAGCCAAGTGCGACGTTCTTCTGAGCGGTGAGCTCAACTGCTTTCCACCTGGCATGTATGCCAATTGGAACGGCGTTGAGAAGCAGAGAATACAACTGTATCCGAATGGCGGCGTGTACATGGGAACACGCCAAGGACTCCTGTACATGTTGACCCAGTGGAAGCCCCTGTCTGAAGTCAGGGAGCTTATGACTTCGGAAGATGTTCTTGACCAAGGGTTTCTTCACCTCTTTTACATTGCTCACCGCGACACATCTCGCGTGAAGATAGACGATGGTTCAGTCTTCCAGTCTATGCACCAAGTGTCCTGGTATGACTTTATGGTTCGTCGCGGCCAGATATATAACATAGCGCTGGATAAGACACCGTGCCTCGTTCACTTCAATGGCGGAGTCTGGGAGAAGAACGATGGCACTGACATTCAGGCTGTGCTCGTTGAACGAATGCTAAAGGGGTCTGAAATCGAAATGCTCACAGACCAGAAACAGAAACAAGTGTCGACGTGGGGATACTTGCCACAGAAGTGATTTATATGCCACTATACCAAAGCACCATGGACAAGAAAATCTGGTACGCACCCAACGGATTTGAGGCGTACGGAGAGGAGGAGATACAGGCAGTGAACACGTGTCTCCGCGAGGCATGGTTGGCTGGTAACGGCAAGTACACCACTGAGTTCGAGAAGCAGGTCGCATCGTATTTTGGTAAGAAGCATGGCCTGTTCGTGAACTCGGGTTCCTCGGCGTGCCTCCTTGCTCTCGCGTCCTTGAACCTTCCCGTTGGGGCCGAGGTCATCACGCCCGCGTGTACCTTCTCCACCACCGTGGCCCCGATTGTTCAGCTTGGATACAAGCCGGTGTTCTGCGACGTGGAGCTGTCCACGTACGTTGCATCAGTGGACTCGGTCATTGCATGCATCACGCCCGCGACTCGCGTCATTATGCTTCCCAACCTCATTGGCAACACGCCTGACTGGAAACTTCTCCGCGTGAAGCTGGACGACACGGGCAGGACGGACATTACGCTCATCGAGGACTCTGCAGATACCTTGGTGTGTACGCATGAGTCTGACATCTCGACGACCAGCTTCTACGCGAGCCACGTCATTACTGCATGTGGTTCGGGCGGCATGGTGATGTTCAATGAACTCAAGCACCTGAAGCGGGCGACGATGTTCCGTGACTGGGGGCGCATCGGCGACAACACCGAACTTGTGGTTGAGCGTTTCAATCACTCGGTCGACGAGATTCCGTATGACTACAAGTTTCTGTACGCGTGCCTCGGGTACAACTTCAAGTCGTCGGAGGTCAATGCGGCATTTGGCCTTGAGCAGATGAAGAAGCTTCCGAGGTTCGTGGACATCCGCAGGCGCAACGTCGAGCGGTACCTTGAGAACCTGAAGGACGTGGCAGGTATCGTCCTGCCGTCAGATACGAAGCAGTCGAACTGGCTGGCCTTCCCCTTCCAGGTGAGTGACCGCCTTGCACTCGTGAACTACTTGGAGGACCGCAATATCCAGACGCGCGTCATCTTCTCGGGCAACATCACGCGTCACCCCGCATATCGCGAGTACCTGGGTGTGTTTCCGAATGCAGATACCATCATGAAGAACGGCATTCTGGTGGGTTGCCACCACGGAATGACGCTCGAGGATGTGGACATTGTATGCGGTCATATCAAGGCGTTTCTGAATCGTGCTTAAACAGCTCGTACCTTTACTAACAATGAAACGAATCCTAATCACTGGAGGCAACGGGTTCTTGGGGTCAAACCTCGTCCGTTTCTTCTTGAACAAATCCTACGCGGTTTGTGTCATCTCTAGGCGCTGCACGAATCTCGTAGACGTGATGGACTCCATCGAGTTCATTGAACACACGACGCCCGGATACACCCAGTTCGCTCGTCAGGTCCAAACGTTCAGACCAACTGTTGTGATTCACTGCGCGTGGGATGGAGGCAATAGCTACGCAGATATCAACAGTCCGAAGCAGGTGCATAACATTTCGGATGGTGTTGAACTCATTGATGTCCTGCGGTCAGTTGACTCCTCGCCACGCTTCGTGGGTCTCGGCTCCTTCGCAGAGTATGGCTCTCTCACGTCTCGCGCAGTCGAAACGATGCCCGACATCCCGACTACAGTATATGGACATACCAAATCCTGCTTCAAGACTGTGTCCAAGATGATGTGTGAGCAGAGCGGCCTTCAGTGGACATGGATACGCCCGTGCTATATTTACGGTTCCGGCGATGTACCCACTCGTTTCGTACCTTCGGTTCTTTCGAAACTGCAAGCAAATGAACATGTATTGCTCGACAGCTGCACATCTACCGTTGACTACCTACATGTCGATGATTTCTGCAGCGGGGTTGACACTATACTTGGGTCGAGCGTAGACGGCGTTTTTAATGTGTGTTCTGGCCATGAATATCCTATACGAGACGTTATTACCCTGATGCAGTCACTGACTGCAAGCAAGTCGGTTGTAACGTTTGATGAAACACGTGATCGTGTCGGTCCATCAAAGTATACGTGTGGCGACCCAGGCAGATTGGTGGCACTTGGTTGGAGTCCATTGCTTACTTTAGACGCTGGGTTAAACCGTATTAGAACTTGAGCGCCGAGAATACGGGGTGTTGCTTGTGTGCGGGTGCTACGTCGAACATATACACACTGTTCTGGTTCATGACTTGGGTGCGTTTGTATCCGATACTATTGAACCAATCGTCTGTCATCTCGGGAGTTATGCCGTAACGCCCGCCCCAGCACACTTCAATCACAATGACAGGCTTGTACTTGTTAATCGTATCCAACCCACCCTTGAGTGCAAACAGCTCATATCCCTCAAGGTCGAGCTGAATCAGGTCACATCCTGGAAGTGCCAAATCATCAATGCGCATCGTGGGCGTCATTCCTACTCCCGTGACGTTCAGTGACCCAGCATTGTTCCCCACCTTTCGTCCAAGCGAAACACACCCGTGTTTCTCGCCCAGACACGCTTGGAACTTGAACACGTTATCCTTCTGGATGTTGCGGTTAATGCAATGGAAAAGAACAGGGATAGGTTCGAACGTATACACGAACTGAAAGATGTCGGCATACTTCTTGGTAAAATACCCAACATTGCCCCCCGCCTGTATCATGATACCCTTATTTGGAACAAGGCTGCTGATTATGGTTGGTTCATCTGAACAGTTCGTGGTCAAGTCCAAACAGCAACTTTCGGTGCCTGGGGCATCCTCTTTGTTGCCGCTGCCGTCGTCCTTGGTCCACCAAACTCCGTTAACTAAGATAATTTGGTCATCCATTTATTCACGCGCGCGCCAATACTTTGAGGACTTGACCGCGGTCAGCTCCTCGGGCTTGATTGGATACATGTACTCCTCGGAGGGGAAAGCGCGTCCTCGGACCTCGTCTACGTACTTCTTGATTGCAAGGAATGTTATCTTGTTCAGCCCGTCCTCGCGGGTCTCGATTCCGTACTTCTTGACGTTCGGAACATTGATAGACTCTGTGAACGCACCGATAATCTCGGGCACGTAGCACTTTGCGAACCACGGGCGGAAGGATGGGTAGAATCCGAGCAGGTCGTGCATGATAATCAGCTGCCCGTGCATCTGATTGCCCGCGCCAATTCCGAGGACGGGGACGCTGAGATGCTGGGACACCTGATGAGCAACCTCGGACGGCATGGCCTCTAGAAGCAGCATGACCATACCCGCCTTCTCGATAGCCACCGAGTCGTCAACGGTCTCCTCGAAGCTCTCCTTCGACTTGCCTTGAACGCGGTAGCCTCCGAATGAGGCCGTCGACTGCGGAGTCAGACCAAGGTGTCCAATCACCAAGATTCCAGCATCCGTGATTGCACGGATACGACTGGCAACACGGGCACCACCCTCGAGCTTGATGGCATCGCAGCCAGCTTCCTTGACGAAGCGCATTGCATTCATGATGGCGTCGTGGTCGGACCCCTCGTACGACCCCTGCGGCATGTCTCCGACGACAAACGTGTTCGGCGCACCCCGTCGCACTGCCCGCGCAAATTGAATCATCTCGTCCATCGTGACGGGGTTCGTCGTAGAATACCCAAGCTCGACCATGCCCCCCGAATCCCCCACGAGAATCATGTCGACCCCCGCCCGCTCCGAGGCGTATGCCATGGGGTAGCTGTAGGCTGTAACCCACGTAATCTGGTCGCCCGACTTTTGCATTGCACGGAAAGTAAACAGGGTCTTCTTCGGCATTGCTTACCACTCCGTATAGCCTGTAAGCGTTTACTTGGTTACCCACCCCGAACCCCGATTCGGCTGCACGTAGGGTACAATCATCATGGATTCGATGTGCGGGAACAACGGAGTCATGTTCTCGAGAGCGTTTCCGAACTCCAGCTTCGGGTAGATTTTCTGGGTGGCCTCAATTTGGACATCGTACAGAAACGGCACCAGTCCTATCTTGATATCGCGCGTGGCCGCCACCGCATTCACTCCAAACGCCTTGGCAATCTTGACAATGTCGACGCCCTTCTGACCGAAGACCTCTTCCGTGCTCGTCGCGGTATACCGCGAGCCAAAGTACTGGTCTTGAAACTGGCGGATGATTCCATACCCCGAGTTGTTGATGATGAGAATCGTAATCGGAAGTTCAAGTGCCGACAGTGTCAGGAGCTCCTGTACGTTCATCTGGATTCCACCGTCGCCGCAGATGCACACGATAGGAACGCGCTTTCCAGTGGCAATTGCGGCGCCAATCGACGCAGGGAGCGCGTATCCCATGGACGAGTTCCCGAAGTTGGTAAAGAGCGTCTGCTTCGGACCGAGAGCAAGCGACTGCATTGCCCATACGAGGTTTCCACCGCAGTCGGGTACGATGATACACTCTTCGGGAAGCTCGACCGAGCGGAGAATATCGTAGACGTCCCCTGGAACACGGTTCGGCTCGGTTCCAACCATGGGCTTCCATTCAGCGAGTGTTGCCTTCCAGCCCGCGCATGGATGCGGGGGACACGCGTTCGAGGCGAGAAACGATGCCACCGTGGCAACGATGGGGACGTCGATGATGAACCCGCGTTCGGTCAATTTGGTAATCTCCTCTGCGTCAATGTCCACCATCACCTTCACAGAGTGAGAAGAACATGTCTTGAGGTTTCCACCCGTCTGGCGGGTATCCATGCGCGACCCGAGAATAATCAAGAAATCGGCGTTCTGTAGAGCCAAGTTCGCAACGCGGTCGCCGTAGACACCGTGGTATCCAATTCGAAGGGGATGACTATGTTCTATCAGGTCGCACGCGGCCCACGACGTTACAAAGGGCACATCGAGCGTCTCAAGCCAACTGCGTACCGATGGCATAGTATCACGACACCCGTTCCCGACCACGACAAGCGGACGTTCCGATGTTTCTAGGAACATGGTCACGCGATTGCAGAGAGACACTGGCTCTGGTGGGGGGAGTGAAAGCGAGACGGACCCGCCCCCCATCTGAAGATTGACCGGAAAGTCAATCAACACAGGTCCACGTCGCCCAGACATCATTTTGGCGATGGCAGTGGAAAACACGGTCTGAATCTCGTCGGCTTTCAGTATCTTCTTTGCGTACTTCGTGCACGACGCAAACGTGGAGTCCACTGGGAACTCTTGGAACCCTAGCTGCCTAGGACACGAAGTAACCGAATCAAGTGACTCATTGACGTTCACTTGTCCGCTGATGAACAACGCAGGTATCGAATCGTACCAACACCCACATACGCCATTCAGGATGTTCTGGACCCCTGGGCCACTTGTAACCAGAACGGCACCAACCTTTCCAGACGCACGATAGTATCCCTCCGCCGCCATGGCCGCTGCCTGTTCGTGTTGAAAGCAGTAGTAGGTTGCCCGCGTCGAGCGTCCAACTGCATCGACGAACGGAACAATTGCGCCGCCCGTTACAATGAAGTAGGTAGTGACTCCAATGTCTGCAAGGCTCTCTACGATACTGTCTACGACCGCCATTATTATAGTAACCACAAATGCCTGTAGATTTCTACCGACATTTGTGGTTTTGTGTTGGGAGTTGCGATGAGTTCTCGGAGGTCTCTAGTTGCTGTAGGCCAGGCCGCCCATGCCGCTCATCACGCGCAGCACGTTGTAGTTGACGGCGTAGACGCGCACCTGCGCCGTGCGGCCACCGCGGACCGTGTTGACGGACACCGTGAGCTGCAGCGTGGCCTTGTCGATACGCGAGAAGTTGCAGCTGCCGCTGGGCTGGTGCTCCTCCGGCTTGAGCGCGAAGGAGTACACGTTGATGCCCACCGTCGGGGTGCGGGTGTGGTGCTGGTACGGCTGCACGAAGTTGAAGTAGCGACCCTCGCGCTCCGTGAAGCGGTCCTGGCCGTTGAGCTGCAGCTTGGCGACCTCGATGGGGTTCTTGCCAGAGCACTTGATGCCCGAGTCCAGGAGCACCTTGGCGAGCAGGTAGTTGGTCGTGTCCTCGAAGAGCGCCGCCTGGTCGTTGCCACTCGCGTTGAGGTTCGTGTCGAGCCAGCTGGCGCCGTTGAGCGACGGGCCCTGCGTGATACCCAGACCCGGGAGGTAGGGGCCCGAGGGACCATCGGTCGTCGTCGGCACGACGAGGCCCGAGGCACCGCCACCCAGCTGACCGCGGCCGAGCACGTCCATGATGACACCCTCCGTCGTGAAGTCGTCGGAGAAGTTGAACGGCTGGCAGCCGTTGACCTCACCGATGAACGTGGGGGCAGGCTGCGAGCAGTCGACGAACGAGTCGCGCTGGCACACCCAGATGAGCTCCTTCACCGGGTGGTTGAAGTTGAGCTGAATCTTGTTGCTCGAGCTCGTGATGGACTCGGCACCCGTGAACTGCAGCTGCTCAATCAGGTACTCGTGCGTCTGCTGGGCGAAGCGGCGACGCTCCTCCGTGTCCAGGTAGACGTAGTCGATGTACAGCGACGCGGCCGTCAGCGACTGGATGCTCGTCGGCGCCGAGCCCGTCTTCAGCTCCGTGTACGAGCAGTTGATCCACTGCTCGAACTCCACGTTGATGCGCACCTCGTGGTACTGGAGGGCAATCAGCGGGATGGCCAGGCCGGGGTTGCGGCAGAACCAGAACTGGAGCGGGATGTACAGCGTGCGGGCCGGGGTGCCCGCGCGCGGGGCGCACGAGTTCGTCAGCTCGGCACCCGAGCAGGACTGGTCGAGCGCATAGCCGTTGCCGTCCTTCATCAGCACCAGGTCGTGGCTGTTGCCAACCATCTCGTCGAGCGCGCGCACCGTGCCCGCATCCTGGGTGAGCTGGGTCCAAATCTGCATCCAGTCGCCGTACTGGCGGTCAATGCGCTGGCCGCCAATCTCGAGCTCAACCGTCTTGATGAGACGGTGGCCCACGTAGTTGAGCCAGCGGAAGCGCTTGACGTAGGTCGAGACCGCCGTGTTCGCGGCGCTGAGGTCCACCGCCGGGAGAACCACCTGCACGTACGTGCGGTACATCAGGTCCGCGTTACGGTTGATGATGGCCGTCACGCGCTTGTTGAAGTCCGCCTGGCCGTTGAACGTCACCTCAATGGACTCCATGGCGAAGTTCGTGTGGCGCTTGAACAGCACCTTCCAGAACGTGATCTGGGGGTTGCCGCTGATGTAGATATCCTGCGCACCGTAGCTGACAAGCTGAAGAAGACCACCACCCATATTGCTGTTATGTTCCATCGCAAGAAAAAATAGTGGCCGCGACGGCTACCCCACAAAACACGCATGACACTGAGCCTCGTATGCCTCGCTTCCTCCGATAATCACCTGACCTGAATTGGGGTTCTTCCTACGAGTGAAGTGCGCTGCGGCTCCACACAGGCAGATGGCGCTCAATGTCGTCACCTTGTCGGCCAATGCAATGACATTGAGAATCTCGCCAAAGGGTTGGCGCTGGTAGTCGCCCGACAGCCCAATCACGTAGACCGACCTGCGCCAGGCATCAATGGCATCGCGGACAAAGTAGTACAGCCCCACAAAGAACTGGGCCTCGTCAATCACAATCACATCGCAACCCACCATCATTTCGGGCGTCACGGCGTTCAGTGTGTAGGTTGTAAAGCAAGGGAGCGAATCCCCATCGTGCGTTGTGATTTCGGAGGTCACTCCGAAGCGTGTATCACAAGCAGGTTTGATGACCAGCACTCGCTGGCCAAGTGCAGTGTGTTTACGGATTGCAGACAGCGCATAGGACGTTTTGCCCGCGAACATGGGACCGAGGACCACTTCAACGGACATTTAGTATTCAACGGCGGCGACGTGTATGCGACTTTTCCCGCATCTCCTGTCGGGCCCACTTCTTGAACGACGGGTTTCCAGGGTGCGCCTTTTCCTTCAGTTCGTTGGCCGCCCACTTGCGGAACGTCATGCGTTTGCCCTTGTGACTCATTTCACGCGCCTCCTGGGCAGCCCACTTCTTGAACATCATGCGGTGGGTACGACGACGACGGCCGGCGGCAGGAGGGGCGGTATTGACAGCAATGGCTCGACTGATAAGTCCCGACGGTCCCTCTGAGGAACTTCCCGCCGAATCTTCGACAACGTTTTTAAGTTTGTCGACTGTAAGCCCCTTACTCTTTCCGTCAGGACCGGGAGAGGGGGTCATGACAAATTCGTATAACGTCACACGACGAGGAAACCATCCTTCCGTCACCTTCTTTGTAAACTTCCCAAATAGAAGCTCTTGACGTGTCGCAGGATCCACATACTTGTAACTTTTATTCACGTCCAGCTCGTTCGGCAGGACCATTTATACGCATACACCGGAAAAAAGAAGTAATGGACCAGGACCAGCTCACAGCGGCTGTCGTCGCGGGAATCGTCGTCCTTGGCTCATGTGTCTGCGCGATAGTGGCATTGTGTGGATGGTGTACCCGTCGCCCGGGATTGTACGACATTCAGGAAGATTCCGAGGTCTAATCACTCCATCACCATGTGAGGCACAATGTGCATGGCTTCCAACTCCTGCATCCACAGCTTCATCGCGTAGGGAATGGTCTTTTGCACAAAGTCCGTCTTGTTGCCGCACGAGCCGCAGGAGTAGATGCCCTCCGCAGGATTGACCACCGCCAGAGTTCCACAGGTCTTGCAGATACCCGTCAGGAACGGGTCGGACACATCCATCAGACGCTCCTTCGTAAACACGGAGGCGCCGTGTGAAATCATGCAATCACGCTCCATCTCTCCTACGCGCAACCCACCATCACGCGCCCTGCCCTCGCATGGCTGGCGAGTCAGGCTTACAATCGGACCGCGAGCCCGAGAGTGTTGCTTGTCAATCACCATGTGCTTCAGGCGCTGGTAGAAGGTTGGGCCCATGAAGATTTCCGCCTGCATCATCTCCCCAGTCTGGCCATTGTACAGAATCTCGTTTCCGTACGGGTGCATGCCCATCTCCACCATGTGAGCCCGCAGGTCGTCCACCTTCATGTGGTCATAGGGCGTGCCGTCGGCCAGCGTGCCCTTGCGCACACAAATCTTGCCAAAGATGTTCTCCATCAACTGCGCAATGGTCATGCGAGACGGAACCGCGTGAGGGTTCATGATGAGGTCAGGGCGCAACCCAGACCCCGTGAAGGGCATATCCTCCTCGTTCAGCAGCATTCCCACCGTTCCCTTCTGTCCGTGGCGGGAGGAGAACTTGTCCCCAATCTGCGGCACGCGCTCGGAGACCACGCGCACTTTCACGAACGGGTATCCGTCCGAGTTCTTGTCCTGCCACACGCCGTCTACACGGCAATCCTCTCCATTCTTGTGGGTGGTGGAGGCGTCGCGGAACGCATACCCCGCAGTGTCGTGGCGCAGGTTCACGACCTTGCCAATGACCACATCGTTCTCCTTCAGCATCGAGTTCAGGATAGGAATACCCGATTCGTGGATGGCTGCGTAGCTGGTGGTCTTGAACTTGCGTGTCGCGTGCTTCTGAGGACGCATGAACTTCTCCTCCCTGCCACTTGTGACGTTGCGGTGCTCCTCGTCCTTGTAGAGCGTGTAGTACAGCCCACGGAACAGACCACGGTTCACGGCCGTGCGATTCATGATGATGGAATCCTCCTGGTTGTAGCCACCGTAGCAGGCAATGGCCACCACTGCATTCATCCCAAAGGGCATCTCGTGCATCTTCAGGATATTCATCGACCGCGTCTCCACCAACGGACGGCTGATGGAACACAGCACGTACGCGTTCTTGTCCAGCCGCTTGGCAAAGTTGGTCGCGTAGACGCACATGGACTGCTTGCCCATGGCCGACTGGTAGGTGTTTCGGGGCGACTGGTTGTGGTCCGACAATGGAATTGTCCCCGCCATATGCCCCACCAGCATGGACGGGTGAATCTCGTGGTGAGAATGCGTCGTCACCTCCTTCTTAGTCAACGCAATTCGCAGCGTCTCCGTCTCAGAAGCGTCAATGTACTCCATACACGCCTTGACCCAATTGTTCCAATCACCGCGGTCCGCAACTGCAGGCAGCTCGGCACCCACACGGAACACCGGGCGCACCACACGACCTCCATCTGTCTCAATGATGATGGTGTTCAGCAGAGTGTACCACGCAATGGATGTGTGTGGATGGAGGCGGAAGGACTGCTTCGCCGCACGCAGGGACTTGACCACATCGTGCGGGCTCTCGGTGTACGCCGTCAGGACACCGTTCACCGTGATGGAAGTGCCCGGGTACACAACCGCCTGCTTAATCCACGTAATTCCAGGCGTCTCCTGCAGAAAGTGGAGCACTGTGTGGCTGGGGACGTGCTGCGTGACCGACGTCAGCAGGGACATGGTCTTCACGATACCCACCGAATGGCCCTCGGGAGTCTCCACAGGGCACATGAACCCCCACGAGGTGCCGTGGAGCTTGCGAGGTGCCAACAGCTTGCCCGACTTCTCCACAGGGGTCTGAATGCGGCGGAGGTGCGACAGAGTGGCGGCGTACGACATACGGGCCAGCACCTGCGAGACACCCACCTTGGTGGCGTTGGACAAGGACGTGGAGCTGGAGGTGCCCAGACCCTGAACCGTGAAGTTGCCTGTAGCCAGCGCCTGCTTCAACTTGCCCTCAATCGTGGACAGCTTCAGAATCTTGTACAAATTGTTGATGTTCAGAATCTCCAGCGGAGCAGGCTTGCCGTCCGCCGCCTTTTTCCATGAGTCATTGTTCACCTCCTGCACGAACTCATTGCGAGTGTCGTTGCAGACCTTCTGAAACAGCTGGCGGAACAGGTGGGTCAGCAGAGCCCCCGTGGTCACCACGCGCTTGTTCGGGTAGGCATCGCGGTCGTCCAGCGGAATGTGTCCACCATACGTCAGCAGAAGCCGACGAATCATGGAGGCCGTCAGCAGGGCGCGACGAGCATTCAGGACCTCGGGCGTCGTGGTCTCCCCTGCGAAGCGCACATGGGGAAGGTACTCGGTGGTGAGCAGCTGCCGAACGTAGGCGCACTTGTCCTCTTGGTTGGTTCCATACTGCAGGTGACCCGTCAGGTATTGAACTGCATCCTGCTGCGTGAAGAGTCCGAGCTCCGCCACATCGCGGAAGGACGCACCCAGCATCTCCACATGGGAATCTGAATCATCGCCCCAAATCAGGCGGGCAACGTCGCGGTCACGGGTCACTCCGATGGCGCGGAAGTACACCATGATAGGAATGTCCTCACGAAAGCGGGGCACGCAGGCAACCATCGGATATCCAAAGCCGTTGAACTTGGAGCTCAGCCGAATCTCCAGCTTCTTGGGTGGCGTGGTGAAGGACTCATGCAAGGACTTCATCTCCACGGAGTAGAAGTACTTGGATGCCGTCTTCTTGTTCTGGAATATCATGATGCGGTTGTCGGCCACCTTCTCCTGGCAGAGGATGGTGCGCTCGGAGCCGTGGACCACGAAATACCCGAGTGGGTCGTGCGAACACTCGCCCAACTCGGTCAGGGGCGCAGGGTAGTCCTTGAGCAGACACAGCGAAGACCCGAGCATCACGGGCAGCTTGCCCAGGGAAATGCCCTCGAACACACGGAACTCCTCATCGTACGTGTCCAGCAATGGGCCCTTGTAGGTGCGAGCCACAAAGCGCACGTCGGCGTGCATCTGTGCAGCATAGGTGAAGTTGCGAACTCGGGCCTCGGACGGAAGCATTGGCTTCACGCGCCCAGTGGCCTCTTGGAGGCGGGGTTTCAGGTAGGTGACATTCTCAAAGGACAGCCTGAGCTCATACTTGTACTTCTTCAGCTTCTCGTCTTGCTCGTGCCAGACAGTGATGGGTGGGGTTGACTGGACGATTAACGGCAGTTTGTTGCGAACGAAGTCTTCAAACGAGTCAATCTGATGGTCGACGAGACGACGCACACCCTTCTCAAAATAGGCATTGACGGCTTCCCACTCCATACTATGTGCCCTCGGTTCGCTGTAAACGAAATCATCCGTTTTTAAGTAAAGGCGTCATGGATGTCGTCGCCCAGGTCAAGCAGGTCTTTGTGAAGTCCTCTAAACCCCAACCCACGCCCGAACTCAAGAAGAGCCGACGTGTGCTTCCCAAATCCAAACCTACTGTTCGCAGGGCCACTGCACACAAGACATACCCGATGGGCGCACTCAAGGGAACACGACAGACGCGCCGCGCAAAGCTTGAACCCACGAACAACCCTAGCAAGAGCCCACCGATGAAGGATGTTCGCAAAACAATCCGTGTCCTGACTCCAATTGGCCAACAGAAGAAGGAACAGAAGGTGGAGGAGGAAGGAGGGACAATGCCGGTTGCTAGGATGCGCGCCGAGCTGGATAAGTCTGGGCACAGGGTCAGCAGGAGGGCTCCAGACGACCTTGTTCGCCAGATTTGGAAGGCTGCGAACCTTGGTGGTTTTTTGAAGTAACGGATTTCCTTGGAAAGAGTAATGACGTCCATCTGGGGTCCGTTAGGGTGGATGACGCTCCACTCAATGGCATCCTTGTATCCTGATGAGCCAACTGCGGCAGAAAGAGCCCTTATGGACACGTGGCTCGACCTGTTCGCGGGTACCATCACGTGCCCATCCTGCCAAGGGCACTTTCAGGAACAGCTCCAAGCGTACAAGTCGCGCTTTCCCCAACTCCTTGAGTCGCGGACATCGTTCTTGTTGTTCTCCTTCCGTGTTCACAATTCAGTCAACCATCGGCTGAACAAGCCCATCCAGTCAACTGTGGCCGCGTGTTTTGAGGTGTTGCAGAACAACGTCAAGACACGGACTGCAACCCAGTACCGTCAAGCATATTACGCGCACATCACTCGTCATTGGAAGATAATGCAGGATTCATCGGGCATTTCCGCTCTCCGTAAGATTGCCGAGATGAACAAGATTGAAGCCATGTACGCTGCGCCCCGTTCCGATGACTTTAGCGAACTCGTCCCCGAGGGGCTGACTTTCTTGGGCTTAATCCAACTGCCCCCGGAGGGTATCCAGCCGAAGTCAATGATGCCGCCTGCCCCTTCTCCGACACAGAAGCTGGGAATCGCGGGAGGACGATTTCGGTTGCGGAGGTAAGCGGATGCACTGGATGCCAAGGCACCGAAATGTACGGGTCCGTCTCCCACGCAAACCGCTTCATCCACGAGTACCGAGTGTCCTTGGATTCGTCGTACATTTCGTCGGGGTACTTGACTCGCCGCTTGGCCGCCTTCAGGGACGCTTGAGGCAGAATACACTGCAGCTGGTTCGTCACGTGGAATGGGGGCGTGGGGTGTTCCCACTTGATTTCGTACGGCTGCGGAGAAAAGTCAAGCAGCGTCTGAATCAGGGGGGCGTCTCCGTAGGGATACACCCAGCACCAGTCGGGGACGCGAGACGTAGTGAAGTACTCGTGTGTCCACATGAACGACTTCCAGAAGGCCTCGCACACAGGTTCCCAATTCACAACACCGTCCATGAGCTGGGCGCCCACTTGGGCTTCAAGCATATGGCCGTCGACTGACCCCATACCTGGCTTGCGGCGCTCAGACAAGACTTTGGACTCAATGGGTCCAGCCTGTTCCAGTGTGTATTTCAGCGCACGGGAGTGGCCGTCTTCCCGGAGAGAGTAGAAAGCCAACGTAGGCATAAAGTCGTTGCCGAAGCAGAGGATGGCCGTTTGAACGTAGGCATCCACTTCCATTGGAAGAGCTCCAGCAAGTACTCGGATGGAGAAGGCACTATCGTCTCGCAGTAAGTAGATATCGCCCAGCGCGCGTTGCGCAAGCGCGATAAGCACCAAGTCGGCATCCAACCCGTAGATGGCGATACGCTTGCGACAATCGGGTTCAAGACCTCGTAGCCATTGAAAAACCTTATGTTCCCCCTCGCCTGGCTCATCTGTTCCTGAGAACGTCACCAACGGGAAAGCCAGTCGCAACTCCCGAAGCAACTCAATCATATACGGAGTCTCGGGTGAGATTTGGTGGCGGTCAAAGACACCCGCGTGGTCCGCCATCTTGAACCTGCGATACCGCTGCTGGACAATCTTTGCATACGGCACCAGTCCGTCAAAGGCCACGAATATCCGTGGACATGTGATGCGTGCCAAGTACTCTCGGAGTCCTCGCACAATACTTCCCACAGGGTCCATGTCATCAAGGACTGCGTGGATGAAGCAGTTGAAGTCAATGCCGAACGCGTCGGCCTCAAACGTAGTGTAGTGCTGTTGGATTTGCTTGTTCTTGCGCAGCAGGCTGGCTACGTAGTACGGAATACCCATACTTTACTTCCAGCACCAGCTTGAAACCTTCTTCACCTCGGGTACCACCAGGTCTAACACAGCCTTCATCTCCTTCTGTCCAAAGTCCTTGACCGCCTCGACCGAGGGCATCTTGCCCATGGACAGCGTCTCAACCGCATTGACAATGTGGGGCAGGACCTGATTCGCAAAGAACGTTGCGGCGGTCTCATCTTCAGAGGTGCCCGAACGCTTGGCGATGGTGATAATGACGTGCTGGACGGCCTTCAGGCGCTGCTCGCCCGTCAGTGCCGTCATGGTGGACACGTGTGCAAAGACAGCCAGCGCCGTCGGCACGGGCTTCTTCCAGTCCACCACATTGTACATGCCCGCAATGTCCTCCGCGGTCTTCGTCACAATGTCCACCGGTGCCGGCACCACCGGGACCATCGGGACCGCTACGCTCACTGGCTCTGGAACGGCTGCTGTGTCAGTGCTCATTTTGTTTTCTCCACAGATTTCATCTGTAAGCCTTTCCCTGGTACCAGCGTGGGAGGCTGGATGCGCACGGGTTCAATCATACCCACGGACGAAGACAAACGCGCAAGGGCCACGCGGGGGCGGCGGCGTGTTTGCTTCTTGCTCCGCCGTGACCGTGTCTTGTGTCCCTTCGGTGCCATTGTTCTAAAAACGGATTTTAACGTGGCGATAAGTAAACATCAGTGCCTGCCAAGATGTCCTGCCCTGACTGCTCCACTACCCTCGTCGTCCACTTCAAGCCCAACTGCAGCGCCTGTGAGAAGCATGTCTGTCCCAAGTGTCATTGGGGTACGCGCTACTTCTGTCCCCTACGCGCTGAACCCGAGACGCCGTGTGACCGTTACTGCACTCACGTGACCCGCGTCGGTGATACCATCGTGTGCCGCCAGCACGGCCGCCGTCCCACGACGTGCGACGACCTCATCTGTGGACGGCACTGCGGGTGTCGCAGGAAGAACACCACCACCGAGTTCCATCCTGCGCCGAAGGAGGACGAGCCCGAGGACCGTGTGGGATGCAAGACGTGCGGCGCCTACGACATCCCTCTCAAGGAGAACATGGAGCTCTACAGGACGTGGGGATTTGTGTGTTCCGATTGCGCAGATGGGATTCTTGCCCGTAAGTAAATGTGGGAACTCATCCTCCTTGTCGTTGTCCTATTGGCCATCGCGGCCATGACCTTTCTCCCAAACATCGGTGCCCTGACCGGCGGCAAGGTGTTTGACAATGCACCCGCCAAGTGTGCATCGTGTCCCAAGCAGGCCGCACGGGACGCCAATGATTTTCAATCAGATTCATAAATGAAGCGCCAATACCTTGTGTATGCCGCCATTGCACTGGTTGTCTTGGCCGCGTACTTCTCCCGCGAAGGGTTTGGTCCGACAACTGACATCAATATGGGGCTGGACCCAGCGCCGTATGGAGTCATGGAAGAGACGGTGACGTGTGCCGACAAGACCCGAGCAAAGAAAGACCAGTGCTCTCTGGACACGCAGAACAGCGGTCCAACCTACATGCCGTATTAAGACAGATTGTAGGTGCCGAGCGTCGTCGCGATATTGACCGGAGCCTGACGCAAAAGCACCTTGCGATTGAAGTACTTTGCATCAAAGAACTCCTTCACCGCCTCCTCCACGACCTCAGGGTCAAAGTCCTTGCAGGAGAACACATCCAGATACATGGAGTTGTTCTCTTCCACAAAGTGAGCCGTGATGTTCGAGGTCTCAATCAACTGAACCAACGTGTACCCCTTCTTGCTTCCCGAACCGAACATCACGACCTGCGGGTCACCGAACGGCACCATGTCAATGCGCTTGACCAGCGAGCGAGCAAAGCCATCGACAACCTTCGGACAGCCAATCATCTTCGGAGAGCAACCCGCGGCGTCGAGAATGAGGTGCTTGCCCCAGGTGCGGAGAACCGTAGGTGCCTTGGAGACCAGTGCCATATGAGTATACTCTTTGTCTCGTGTTTAAATAATGAAGAATGGCGGTATCAATGCCTTACCCAAAGTTGAAGGATACGTTGCGAGTTTGACCATCAACTTGGTCGTCTTGGGATTACTCAATGCAGCCCTCGGATTCTTCGTGTCCTACGGTATCGGTCTGCTCTTCCCCGACTTCACGGACGAGTGGAAGAAGGAACCCGCATGGATTCAGTGGTCGGATGTGATTGCGGAGATTTCTCTCCTGGTAATCGCAGCCTTCTGGGTGACGTACTTGGTGCGGTTCATCATTCCGGTTGTGCCGTTGAAGCCGTCGCTTGAGCACTACATTGAGGAGTACGGTAGTAACTTCATGTTCCTGTATGCAATCTTCATCTTCTTTGACGACTTGGCGGACAAGATGTTGTTCCTCTTCAGGGGCGAACCTAAGCCTTCGGCTTGAATTTCCTGATGACTCGGAACAGCTTACTGATCGGGTCGTCACCCCCTCCGCCCGCCATCATAGGTGCGGGTGCGGGCTTGGACACAAAGAACGCGTAGTACGGGTAGTAGAACGGTGCGAACAAGAACGCAAGGAAGGCCCACACCGCGGACCCCGACGTGTCGTACGACAGCTTGGCCGCGCCGACCCAGTACAACACCACCCACACGAGCACAAAAATCAGGACGAGGATCGCGTATGTCCCCGCCATCCAAGAGGGAAGCAACGCCGACGCGCCCACTGTCCCGAGAGGAGTATCCACCGTCGTGGTCGTCGCGACCTTGTTCGCGGGAGGAGGAGCGGCTCCTGAGCTGCTCATTTATATTGGGTCGCGTGAAAATTGTCGCAGCTAGGAATAAATGAACTTTGTAAAGATTCTGTATCACGCGGTTCTGTTCTATGCGTTCATCCCGGGTGTCCTCGTCCGCCTCCCGCCGGGTGGCTCTACGATGACGGTGAACCTGACCCACGCGCTTCTCTTCGCGGTTGTCTGCAGCCTCGTTGGGAAGATGCTGTTCAAGAGCAAGTAAGCACTCCGTATATCCACATAGCATCCCAACCGCAGCCACAAGGCTGCTCTAACGGACCGCTAAAAACGGAAACGAGCGGTGGAGGGCAAGGAAACATACCCCCGCACATACACACAGCAAAGATGTCTTCGTCTACCAACTTCTCCGCCCTCGCCGCTGCCCGCTACCCGCTCCCGTCCCAGATGCAGCTGCGCGAGGACTACATCCACCGTCTCCAGCAGTGCAAGACGAGTCCCGCATACCAGGTGATTCTCCCGACGGGTGACCACTACCCCGTCACCTCGTACCCGCTCATGGAGGATGACACCAAGGGGTGGCAGGTCGTCAAGCGCAAGATTCATGTCAAGAAGGTCAAGTCAGATGAGCAGCTTGACTACGAGGCTGCCCAGATGCACGAGTACTGGGAGACAGCGAGTGCAGATAGCTGGACAATGGCTCTCCCAGTGACGGCCCCGACGGGGGAGCACAACGGGGCGCTCTTCGACATTGGCTCTCGGTTCTGAGCAGGCACCCCTTAAAAACGGATTCATTTACCCCCAACTTATTTTCCATTGGGGCGCTCACGACATCATCTTCTTCTACCAACTCTACAATGCCTTCTTCCCACCTCTTCTCCTGCCACCAGGCCGACTGCTGCAACATGACGACCGAGCTCGGCTCTACCTGCGACGCCTGCCGCCAAGACTGGCGCCGCTGCCCCGACTGCGGGGACATGGGCGCCACCGTTCTCGGGTCCAACTATTGCCACGAGTGCTACTCGCGCCGCAATCACCCGTGCAACGCCCCGCCGGCCGCCGACGGCTGGTGCCCCGAGTGCGACATGTACACGGTCGTTCTGCCAAACATCTGCGCCAAATGCCAGCAGAAGCGCGACGATGTCTGCACGTGCGACGGTGGCGAGCCGTGCGCTGGGTGTGCGCACCGTATCGCCGAGGCGGCCGAGTATGACGTCTGGTGCGGCGTGGATGAGCCGCAGTGCACATGCAACCGCGAGACGGGCCTGATGTGCGACCTCTGTGCGGAGGAATACGCCGAGCCGTGCCGCGGATGTGGCGTTTCGTCCCAGCTGTGGACGGACAATACGTACTGCCGCACGTGCTACGTAGAACGCTACGGTGACGAGTTCCCGAACGAACACGCCGCCGCACACGCAGAGGAGATTGCCCATCTCCACAGCGCACTCGGTCGCGCCATCGCCGAGTCCGACACGCGTTCCCAGGATCAAATCCAGCTTCTTCTGGAGGACCATGGGTACAAGTTCCCGCCACTTCCCCCGTCGCCCGAGCCGCGGCACACCTCGCTTCAGTCCATGCGGGACGAGATTGCCGAGATTGAGGCGCGCCTGCAGACGAACATGACCAAGGGTCAGAAGGACGACTGGGTCTGGCTTCTCCTGAACCGCCGCGCGGACCTCGCGGAGGCGGAGAAGGAGATGTGGGCAGGCTTCGATGCCGACGACCTCCGCAAGCTGGACCTGCTCGCCCGCTACTGAACCGGCGGCGAAAACGGATTCGCACGCCAACAACACAATACTTTTTACATTAAGATGCTATCTACCTACGACTTTGCTTCCATCGGCTACAATGCGGCGGATTCTGCAATGCTCAGCAACGGCGCGGCGGCTGTGACAGCCGCAGAGGCATGGGATTGGATGGCGAATTTCAACGAGGAGAGTTTCATGTTCTCCCAGGACCCGATGATTCAGCGCATCACGGACAAGATGGGAGACTACGCGGGACATCACTCGGGTGCGTCATTCGGCATGACCATGCGGGTTATGGAGTACATCGCCAAGCACGGCTGGAATGCGCTCGCAGCCAAGATGGCTGAGAGCAAGAAGGGTCGTGACCCAGAGGTTGAGAATCCGGTCGTGCAGCAAGTCAGAAGGGATGCCCTTACCGAGAAGACGTTTCGTGCACTCCGTGAACTCGCTGGCAAGACCTTCCACTGCACCTGCACGGCCGCGGGTGACCGTCTCAAGGATTTGCAAATGGCAGACCGCCGCGCCGAGTTGAACCTTCCAACGTCACCGTCGCTTGCGGATATCCAGCAGCGCCGCGAGGAGCGTGCGGCACAGGGCGAGTTCCTTTGGTGCGCCTGCGAGCACAAGAAGGAGTAAGCACGAAAACGGATTGACGAGTCTACAACAAAACCATTTTTACCATGGACTGCATTCATTGTCCACAGTGCTACGCGTACGCTTACGACACGCTGGTCCGCCCTGCTTCCCGCGCTCGTGTTGACATCTTCGAGAACACCGTCAGTATCCCTCGCATCGCCAAGGCAGCCCACACATTGACCCCCGACTTCATCCGAGCAAGTGTAAATCCAGACGACTTGTCCTACATTGTACTCCGTTGCGTAGAAGCAGGCGGAGTCGTCCGTCCAAAGAACAGGAAGCGAGATGCCTTTGCCATCATGTGGCTGTGGATGCAGACCCGTCTGACCGACCTTGGGAACATGGTTGAGATTCACTTTAACCACTCGGGTGGGTTTGCTCCTGAACCGCCTTCGCCGCCGCCGTCTGCGCTGGTACCCCTTCGTATCCGCATTCCCCGATGCCCAGACGGGTTGTATGACTGAAAAACGGAATCGCATATCTTGCAGAGTATCAAGCATGGACGACTGCGCCGTTTGTTATGAAAAGGTATCCGAGTCCACGGGCCACTGCACGCTGTCGTGCAAGCACTCCTTTCACATTGCCTGTCTGACTCGCTGGTCGAACGAGAATCCCAGCTGTCCCATGTGCCGCAACCCACTCGGCGCTACGGAGGCGCCCGCCAAACAGCTCGCGGAAAGGCACCGTGTGCCGTATATCATGGAAGACTTGCCAGTAACATGGACGGTCAATGCCGATGCCGTCGCGCTCATGGGACGGGGACAGGGGTACCTCAGTCAAGTGATTCGGGATATATTGGGTCCTGAGCCAGTTCAGCCTCCTCCGCCGCCCGCCCCTGCACCCAATCCTCGTATCATCCATATCGGAGACGGCGTGTCTGTATCCGAAGGAGATGTGGCGCTTGTCATGGAGCACGCGCACGTCACGCGAGGGGAGGCAGTGCGTGCGTTGCGTCGGTATGAGGGCTGTATCGTGAACTCAATCATGATGCTGATTGAGCCCCGCGAGACGCCTCCACGTGCGCCTGTTGTCCGCGACCCGATACAGGAATGTTCGGATGACCAAGCCACGGCGTGGTTCTTGCAGGAGTTGTTTGACGACTCCATCTACGGATGGAACAGCTACTCGGACATGGTCTACCGCTCGCGCTGGTCCTTCCGACCGAAGCAGGAGTACTGGATGCACCGCGAGTTCCAACTCATGGAGACGAGAACCAAGTTAGACGCTGGATACGAATCTGCATAAATGGACTCAATGGATGAGGCCACGAACAAGCAGCAAATCAAGTTCTCAGTCCAGACGGTTTCGTACCAGATTGAGGACATGCTCAAGCAGGGAAAGACCCAGCTTTTCTATTCCGAGATTGCCGAGGGTGAGCGCCAATACAAACCATGCGTTCTGCGGAAACACATAGAGGATGTCGTCATATCACTCCAACGCAAGTATCAAGGGGTCGCCGTCGTCAGCCGAACGCCTGGAGGAATTGTCGCGCATAAGATATAAAATGGACCTCAATATCATCATCCCCATGGTTCTCTTCGTGGTGCTGACTCCGGGTGTGCTCCTGGCCCTGCCGCCGGGTCAGTCGCTCCTGGTGCAGTCCGTCACCCACGCCGTTGTGTTCGGCGCGGTGTACTATGGTCTGCGCGTGACCTTCCCGCAGTACTACTGAGACAGAATGTGCCGCACCGTCGGATGGTCTTGAACCTTCGCAATCTCCTCCCACGCAATGTACTCCTGAAACACCCGTTCGTTAGCCGATAACGGAAACGATGGATAACAACACCTCAACGCCTGAAATGCATCCGCCTCTGCGTGTGCATTTTGTTGGCGCAAGAACGTCGTAATGTGGTCAAGCTTGGCCTTGCGGTCGGCGATAGACAGTGTCTTGAAGTTGGCACCAAACTGCTCCATATTGAGTACGTCGTCCCACCTTTAAAACCCGTGTATGTAAAATCCCTTCTGGAACTTCCACGCGTGTGGCAGTCCGAAGATATGATTGAGGTGGTACCTATTCCCCCGCTGCAGATGACCTGTTAAGACGGCGCGAAGCAGCGGGACCCGACGAATCGCCGTGCGACACAAATACGCGCGCGTCCGACTACTTGCCCGTTGGGCGGCTACTCGCACCTCCTTGAGTCCAAACCAGTTTCGGGATGCGAGGAAGTCGTTTACCTCTTTCTTGGCGGCCTTCTTCGCGTCCATATACACCTTGAACTTCACCAGTGCCTCCTTTTTCAGTTCACGGTATGCCGGGTCGCGCTTGACGACAGCAAAGGTGTTCAGCGCAAGCTGCTCCTCCTCCAGTCGTTCCCGCGGCTCCTTGTGGCGGTTGCACAGGATGCAGTCAAAGTTGCTTCGCTTCAGATAGGTAATCGCGCACCTGGTGTGGTACGCGTGGTGACACTCAAGCTTCACGCAGGTCGGCGTCGACTCACGTGGGTCTTGAAATTCCTCCATGTCCATCTCCTGCATGCATACGGAGCAGTCGGGCATTTAGATGATACCACTGGATTGGTGTAAGTCGCTGTGACAATGGGGAACTGCTTCGGAATGAACGACAAGCCGATGATGACCATCGGAACAAAGACCGTGCGGAAAAGCCAGATGAAGAGTATCAAGACGTATCGGGACGCCCTACGATTCATAGGGCGAGATTGTCCAGATACAGCTGTCATTACGACACTGCTGAACCATGAAGTTGCGTTTGTCCCCGTGACGGCGACGTTTCAGATTGTGGATGAGATTGTCTACAAGCAATCACACATTCCTATACGCCGATTGTACGGCCGACGACCTTAGTCGTATCCTCGCGAACGGTATACAGCGCCATCAACGGCGCAAATTCAACCTCCGTCAGAATCAGAAAGCCACCAACCGAGATGATGATGCCATCCTCAAAATTGATACCCTTTGGACGGAACAACCAGAAGTAGATACCGAGGAACAGACCCAGCGAAACCTTGAACACCGTGTCCACAATGGCAAACATCGGACTCTCTGCAACCTTATACCCCAGGGTCAGGAGTGTGACCTGCGCCAAGACGACCGTCTTCAGGACCAAAAAGTACACCTGGTACAGATGCATTGTGTTAAGCGTAGAAAACGGATTTCGCTGGCAAAGAGCAACTCGTCTCGGTCACCATGGAGCACCTCTACATTCTTCAGTTGACCTGCGGGAAGTACTTTGTCGGCAAGTCCCGCGATGTCGAGCACACCTACGCCTACTACGCCTGCGGATTCGGGCCGCCATGGATTCGCGTCTACAACCCCGTCCACATCATTGAAACGCGCCCCGTTACGTCGGGTAACGACGTGCGGGCAGCGACCATGGCGCTCATGAAGAAGCACGGAATTGACGCCGTGCGCCCCTACGATTGCGGAGAGATGCGGCTAAGCGACGAGCTTGAGCAGGCTCTCCGCTTTGAGATGCACGCGCCTGCTGATGCGTGCACACGATGCCACGCGACTGGGCACGGACACAAGGACTGCACACAGGAACCGAACACTAGCTGGGCGTGCCAATGGTGCGTGTCCGACTACCCTAACCGCTACGCGTGCGAGCAACACGAGAAGGGTTGCCGTCCTCCGAGCGTAGAGGTCAGCCCACCCAAGGACTGGTGCACACGCTGTGGGCGCACAGAGCACACGGCTGAGCGGTGCTACGAGGTCAAGCACACCGAAGGCTGGTGGATTCGCTGAAAAACGAATTCCCACCACATTACTTACTTCTTTTCCACTACCATGGAGCCTATCACTCGCAAGCAACTTCAGGATGCCCGCGCCGCCGCCATTGCCGAGAAGAAGCGCATTGCCCACCGAGAGCAGGAGATAAAGGGACAGTTGGCTGCAGAAGAGTTCTACAAGGAGATTCGGCGTATCGCAGAAGTGGGCGAGTCAACGCAGGCATCCTCCAAGTCCATGGAGTTGGGCGTGGCCTTTGACACCCTGCTGTTCTGGACCAAGGAGCACTTCCCCGACTGCGACGTGTCAACCGAGATTCGGCACATTGGACACAGCCCTACGTACGCCGTTCGCGTGGATTGGAGCGAGCCGATTCCGTACCCTCAGACGACTGCGGACCTGGAGGCGCGCCGGCTGGAGAAGGAGACAAGTTGGTAACTGTGCGGTGCGCCTTCTTGCACAGCAGCCAGAACCAGTAGGCGTTCAGCGCCATATACCCGACATTGACCACAGTGGACGCTGTGGACCCCAATGCGTTGTTGTACACCCAATACGGGTAGTAGACCATGCGCATCAGGGTCCAGATTCCAAATGTGAAGGCAAGAATGCCCATGTGCAGATTGTCGTAGGGATACTTCAGGGCTTCCATCAGCCAACTCAGGCTGAAGGAGGGGTTCGTGGATTCCAGAATACACATGGCCTCAAAGACCAATTTTACATGTGTATCCGAGTGGGCTCCAAAGATGTAGCCAAGCCAGATGATGGCGTGATGAATGAAGAAGTCGGGGGACTTTGCGTAGAGAGTCAAGTGCCCTGCGTCATAGACCATGTACGCCAGTGACTGTTCAAGCATAGACAAGTAGCCCTTGGGCGTTCCCACAAAGAACCACATAATCATCATGTATCCAGAAAACAGGACTCCGTTGATGCGGGCAATGAATTCGTGCTTCTTGTGTTCGGCCATGGCAATGTAGTCGGGGTTCTCCTTGAACAGCCAATACATCAACACTGCATTGAGGGTTAAGAGGACGGGAATGATAAACACCCGATAGTCCATTGCGCTTAGAGAAGAGATTCGCGAGATGACGTAAACGAGATGGACCCCTTCACCGCCGCATGCGAAAAGGCAAAGACGTTGGCATCCAAACTGTCGGATGCCGACAAGCTCACTCTGTACAGCCTGTTCAAGCAGGCCACAGCTGGCGACTGCACCACTCCCGAACCCGGGTTTCTGGACCCAGTGGGCAAGGCCAAGTGGACTGCGTGGAAGGAGCGGAAGGGCTTGCCACAGGCTGCAGCCAAGAAGGTCTATGCAGACGTTGTGAATCACCTTTGATGGGATGGGTCCTCGTCCGTCAGAGGAATTGGAATGACATCATCGTAGCGCTCGCCATCCGCCGTCTGTCCCCAGTGCTCCATCTCGGGGTACTTGGCGCACAGGTAGTCGAGCCACGACCGCAGAGCCTCCTCATTCAGGATGTACTCGCCATTGCCCCTTGTTCCGTTCGCGTCAATCCAGAAGATTGCGTACATTTTGATGGGTATACACCCCAACATGTAAGCAGTCCATTTTCGCCATCCAAAAACGGATTCGTTCGCCCCAGTCCAAACAACCTTAACGCTCAAGATGGACACCTACGAAATCGCTATCTTCGAGCACTCCGACCTCTACGACGGCGACCAGGATGTGTCTCCAGACAAGGTCATCTGCGAGTTCATTGAGTACTACAGGCGCTACTTCATCTCCCGTAACCTGGATGAAGGAGACGTGCGGCTTCAGCGCGGGAGGACGTGGCTCTCCTATGCGGACAATTCAGGTGGCGACAAGCCCATGACGATCATGCTCGTGGGGTCCATTACAGAAGAGCTTGTCGCGAATCTCAAGGAGGCCGTAGCAAAGGTGCACATGAAGACCTGCGGGGACTGCGGGAAGGAAATCAAGGACAAGAAGTGGGCGCTGTGCAAGACATGTAGGGACAAGTAGAAAACGGATTCCTTCACCCCAACCCAATACCATTTTCAATTCAAGATGCCTCCGAAGAAGCAGCCTACCAAGACAGTTGTCGTTGAGCGCGTTGTCACGACCAAAGAGACCCGCGTTACCTACCAGTCGAAGCCTGAACCCAAGCCCAAGAAACAGAGTGGGGCATGCCATCGATGCGGGCGCACGAGTCATTGGATCGCCGACTGCTACGCCAAGACGGACATGGACGGGAACGACCTGGGCTCCGACAGCGAGTGAAAACAATGTTAGTTAGTTGCGTTCAGTTCTAACTAATTAATATCCTACATACATATAAATGAACTACCACGAGCACGAGACATATAGCACTTCGGAGGGGAAGCGTGCCTTTTTGCATGACTTTATGACTACCAGGGCGCCACCGGAGATGCCGAGGGTAGATGCAATTCAATACAGCTTCTTATTCTTATGTGGAGAGCGCGATACGGGCACCATATCAATCGTCGAGTCTGTTGCTCAAGAAGTATTCGGGGAGAACTGGAAGCGCCACGTCTACCTCCGAATCGACGATGGACAGCAGTATCCCTACAAGTTGCACGGGAACAAGGTGGCTACATCGGACAAGGTGATTTTTATTTCTACGGACGATCGTCATCTTGGCAAATGGCTTGACATGTATCGTGCTTCCCGCCGCGTTCGATTCGTGGAACGCCATGGAGAACTCTTGCCCCTCAGACAACGACTCCTCGCAATGATTGAAGATATCCATACGAATGGGGGCAACGTCAATGATATCAGACACCTTGTAGAGCAGATACCGGCACATCTGCCATAAACTGAAACTGAAAACGAATACAAGGCCCACACACAAACCATCTTTTCAATGCCGTGCCCCCATTGTCGCTCTCAAAATCATCACTACGCAGTTTGTCCAGCCCGCCGACCGCCGCCTCCGAAGATTGTGTACGTCCCCAGCAACGGCTACCAGCAAGCGGTCGTTGGCGGGGTTGTGGGTGGTGTCGTGCAGAGTATGTGTGTTGTTATGTGATTACTTCGCGGTGCGGCGGCGGGTACGACGGCGGCGGGACTTGCGACGACCTCCCTGTGCGTCGTATCTGGTGCCTCGTGTCTCATTGGTCTTTTTGAGGTCACTTGGGAGTGCGTAATATGTTATCAGTTTGGTTGGGTCTTCGTCGTCAAATGCGATAAGACCAGTTAACATAGTTTTTCCATCAGGACCCACCCGCGATGCATTCGTGTTTATGACCCATCCTTTTTGGGCTTCATTCCTATACTGAACGCCGTCTCCTTCTGCAAATCCAGTACTCATTTACTCAATCCCGAGATTAGTTCAATGCGCGCGCGGACAGGATGTACAGGAACGCGGCGTTCGCGAGGGCAAGGAACAGGGTGGGTGCAGACCGCAAGAACATTGCAAAGCCGCGCTTGGGGGAGACGGACATGGCGTAGAGCTCCAGCAGCAGGACGAGCGCCGTCGTCAGGCCCACAATCCAAAACATGATGTAAAAGTAGTCCACAACTACCTGGTTCGAGATTCCCTTGGTAGCTTCAGTCTCGGCGGGCATTTTATATACTACAGAGAAGAACAATGGGATTCTCAGTGCTCCCTATCGCCTTTGGCGCAACAATGGCGGTGCTGGACTTGGTGATGATGTCCACCGTGAAGCAAGTGCATGTGGGCACGTGGCCTGTTCGCACGGGCTTGCCTTTTGCCACCTTGGTGTACGCACTGCAGCCATACATGTTCTTTCAGGCCATGGAGTACACGGGCGGGGGTCTGGCAGTGGTCAACTTGGTGTGGAACCTGTCCAGCGACGTCTTGGTGACGCTGATGGGGGTGCTGTGGTTCGGTGAGAAGATTCATGGAGCCCGTTGGATTGCAGTGTGCATGAGTTTGGTTGCCCTGGCGTTATTCGCCTACACAAGTAAAGAATGAGGACAGCAGTGATTCTTACGGGCCAAGAACGGTCACTCCATAAGTTATACAAGCATACTCGCAAGAACCTGATTGAGCCCAACAACTCGACCCTCTTTCTGGCATGCGAGATTGACAATCCCGACCGAATGAGGGGCTACTTTGATGGAATCGAGATTGGCGGCGACGACATTCGCAACGCTTCGTTTCGCACCCCCGATTTCGAAGCATTTACCCTCATGCTCCACTCGGGTGGGCGCCCCGCGCTGCTGGAGAGCGTGTTTGAACGTACTCGCCCAGAGCCGTATCATGTCGGATATGTGCTTCAGGGTGCAAGCGTTCTTCAGTACTATCAGGTTCTGAAGGCGTGGCTCATGGTTCTCGAGTACGAACGCAAGCACAAGATGCGGTTTGATGTGGTTGTCCGTTGGCGCACGGATGCTCTGATAACCGAGAAGCTGGACCTGTCCGCCCTGTTTTCGACAGATGAACTGACGTGTCGCAGTCTGGGCTGTGCTCGGATTCGCGAGAAGTTGACGCCCATTGGGGGGTCCATGGACAGAGTGGTCATCACTCTAGGCATGGAACAGACGTGGTTTGCAAAGCGCGATGTGTTTGCGTTGCTGGGCCCGATGATGTACATGTACGGGTGCTGGGACAATGGGTCTAAGTACGCCTTCAACTCCGAGACCTTCTTCCAGGTGTTCTGCGACATGAATCACATCACGCACTGGGGATTCTGGGAGGACCCGTTGTTCAATGAGTCGCATCGCACTGCGGATGTCGTGGTCTCAGACCCTCTTGTGTTTTCGCTTGTGCGTTAGACGGCGGCGGGTGCGGCGGCCACCCGCTAGCTGCGTGAAAATAACCGGTAGTTGGTAGTTTGTTATCATAGAACCAATCAGGTTTCGTGTTGAAATGTTTAGATACTGATTGTACCTGGCTTGTATGTTACTTGTGAATTCTGCATCGGTCATGTTTGGATTACCTAACAACGTTTTTATGGATACTATAGCTTCGCCCAAATCATCCTTGTCCTCATGCGTCTGCACAGCCTGTTGCGCCATCCTTAAAAGCCCGATACTATGTCGCATGGCATCAAGCGCTCCGAGAATATTAGAATTACGATTGAAGCTCGCTTCATCGGATGGGTATTGCCCTCGCCCCATGATGTGGCGGTCGATGGTGTCTCTTAGTCTTTCAGCCATTTACTAAACGCTTCGAATAAACTCCCAGTGCAGGTAGTCGCATATCTTCTGCCAGATGTGGTCATGAGCAATCAGGCGGTCCCGCGACTTGAGCAACGGAAAATACACCTTGTACTCATCCAAGTCCAGCAGCTCAAAGAACTTGTACAGGATGTAGCTGTAGCTCAAAAAGTTGGTCCGGTCGTTCGGGCAGTACAGCAGGAAGGGCGCCTGAATCTCTTGGAACATGGCGCGTATCTTCTCCTCAATCTCGGGCGTGATGGTGGGGGGCGGATTGCCGTTCAACCGCGACAGAATGTGGGCCGCGTGCTCGTAGTACTTGGACCGCCCCAGCTTCTTCAGAATCTCGCGTATCTCCTTCTCCGTCAGGTCGGCAATATTGTCAATCCGACGTTTACGGATTTCCAGCACCACCTCATTCATCACCTCCTCTGGAATCATGGTGGATTCCTTGGCCTGAAACTGGTTGAGGATTTCGTTCAAATGGTTAATCTTCTTGTATGCGTAATTGTTCCGCTCTTTGGGCGGGTCGCGGAACGACTGAAAGTCCGAGACCACGAGCGAGTATTCCTCGGACCCGCACTTTGGGCACACCAGAATGCCCTCAGAGCTGATTTCCTCACGGGCCACATTGCACTGCGCACAGTGTTCTGTCTGCAGCTGGGTCATTTCAGGGGTCGCACCCAGCTTCATGCGGGCTGCATACTCGTCAAACATCTGCTTTCGCGTGGACCCCGTGTCCGTGGATGCCGCCGTTGCAAAGTACTTCAAGAACGTATGAGCATCCTTGGGCGCAACCGTTGTCGCTGACGTGCCCCCAGACTCGCGATTGTAGTACCCCATCAGGATGTCCATGTTCTTCAGATAGTACTCCTGGACGGGGTCGGATTGTACGGCTTCTGCTTCCAACTCCTTGACGCGGGCTTCCCACTGCGAACACTGGATGACGTCTCCAATCTCATTGGAGCCGTGAACGGCTGCAATTTTCTCCCGTAATCCAGCTAATTCCGCATCCGCATCTGCCTTGGACTGGGTTTCCCTCAGTCCCTGGACAATATCTTGGTGAACCGAATCGAGCGTCCCGATGGACGCCGATCCCGTTTCCCGTGTCCGCCTCACCTTGAATACATCCATGGTGTCTATTGTGGCTGTTTATGTAGATGGGTTCGGGGCCTTCGGGACCTTCAACGCATCGGTCACTTCCTGCATGAAGGCGGGGTTCTGGCAAATCTGCGGTCTCTGCTTACGAACCGCGGATAGCAACGTCGGGAAGTCAAGTCCGAAGTTTTTGCACATGAAGTAGAGCAGCAAGAAGGCAGACCGGTTGATACCCGCTTGGCAGTGGACAAAGACAATGGCATTCGGAGCTCGCAGGAAGGTGCGCATGGCGGTTTCAAATGCAGGATACCAGTCCAGAATCTTGACACGCACGTCGTCATGAGCGTCCAGCTGAGCGTAGCGACTCGGATATGACCGCCGAAACCATGCGGGAGAGTTCTCGCTGTATGCGCAGTTAATGACGTGGGTCACGCGGTTGGTATTGACAAAGAACGGGGTTAGCGATGCGCCCGCACCCAAGCAGATGTTGGGATAGACCCATGCAGGCGCGCTCATTGCTTATTCACTCCCAAGCCTCTTAAATCCCCACGCTACCGAGGAACACGGACAACAGATGGGCAATCACAACCGCGGCGCCGCCGAGAACACCTGCGCCCTGCCACGACACCACGCCGCCACTGGTGTACATGGACGGCAGGTACTGGAGGAGCATGTTGCGCGGCGTCGAGAGGGAAATGATGGCTGCAGCCACAAAGAAGCAGAAATACAGCTTCAGGTTGCGGAACATGAATCCCATCTGGGGCAGGGTCGGCTTGAAGGACGGAATCATTGAGCCTTGTGTCGTCTGCTCAGTTGACGGCATGGGAATCAGCGGCGGCGCAGACTGATTGCCTTGCGGCGAAGGAAGCAGGGCATCCAAGGAGGTCGAGTCGCTGTCCATTGTTTATACTGAAGGCATCTTTTCACACGCCGCATCTTCCACGCGGTAGCGATAGCACTTGCCGTTCACCCGATTCGTCTTGGTCCGTATGTCCTCCAGCGGCAACGCCAGGATGTAGTGGGTTACAAAGTCGCGGTGAAACAGCAGCGCTGCCAAACCCAGACCGACAATAAAGGAAAAGAACGGCTTGGCCCGTTCAAGTGCGGAGGTGATGTTCAGCATTCCCTTACTTCTTAAGAGAGGCAAGTAAGTTGAAGGAGTCTGTCTCGGACGTGCATGGAACCTCCGTGGCCTCCACGCGGACGCATCCCGTATCTGTGTGGTACACCAGCTTCTCATCCATCGGGTCGGGTACCCTGGACACTGTGCGACGAGGTGGAATGACGACGGACGACAGCAACAATCCAAACGTAACGCCCGCCGCGAACCAGATACCGTCAAGCTGGAACAACATTGTTTACTCCCCTGAAACATTTTGGGTACGAAGGTCTCTCTCAATCTGGCTGTCCACGAAGAACCACAGCGCGAACTGGATGCAAAAGGACCACACGGGAGCCAAGGCGGCAATGAACGCCATGATGTACTTTGTAAGCCCAATCTGGGCAAACAGTCCTGCGAACAATGCGAACCACTGTCCATACTCTCCAAAGTTCGCCTTGGTTGCCGTCTTCCAGCTAAGGCCCATCTTGCCCATGTGGTCCCACGACTTGTACGCCCACACAATCATCAAGACCCAAAACACCGCCACTGCTAACCAGAACTGAATCCTTCCTGCCGCCAAGGCCGCGGCCCAACTCAACTCTCCGGGCTTCTTCAGAAACAGACCCCACGCAGTCAGTTTGCCCAAGATGATAGTGTCTTCCATTCCGAACTCCTTGGATTGAAACCCATCCGGGTCAATGTACTTGACAATCAGCTTGGGGGGTTTGAGTTTGATAGCGGCTGTCGTGTCCTCGTCCTCCACAACCGCATTTGCGTCCTTCAGGTCAGTGAACAGGGTCTTCATCGGATATTCAACGTAGCCGTAGAAAATCTGGGGCTTGATGTACTTGACGCAGTTCACGTTCTGCGACCCGAACGAGAAGATTGCGCTTACGATACGCAGGCCCCGAGTGTCTGCGGTGGGAAACGAGTACGAGGGTGCCCGCGGGATTGTCGACAGAGGTATGGTGGCGATACCTACGTTAGCAATGTTCTCATTCACGTCCCGCCTTGTTGGCCTAGGGCTTACCTTCACGGGAGGAGGGTTGCTCATATTGTTAAGAAGCAAACACAAGATTACCCAACCCGCTCACGATACGCAGGTAGTTGTAGGACTCTACATATGCATTGACGGTGTAGGTATAGGCAAATATCACCGTCGCATTGTTCGTGTTCTGAACAATGGTCAAGACCTGGTCGGCGGTGTACAATGAGAGCTGGCCTGGGGGAATGACGACCGGATTCGTGCTCAATGCCGTTGACTTCAGTACGCATACGGTTGTGGTGGTGGGCGCCGGAAGCGTTGCGATAATCACAGTTCCTGGAGGCACAGTCTGGGAGGGCGTAACCGTGTAGGTGGACCCATTCACTGCGGTAATGGTGGTCCCTGGGGTCACGCCTACTCCTGACAGAATGGCACCAACCACGAACGGACCGCCCGCCGTCAGCGTCAGCGTGGTGCCCGAGATACCGCCCACACCTGCAAACTGGAAGATTTGGTTCGTAGCCGGCAGAGGCTGCTGCAGTGTCAACCGCAGAGTGGCCTTGTTGATTTTGCTTCCGTTAGCGGCTCCTGACGGCTGATACTCGTCATTGTTCAGGGCAAAGGAGTACATGTATACACCTGGAAGCTGAGTGGGTGTCGTGCCGCTCGCAAAGCGGTAGGTTTCCAGCAGCGAGTAGTACTTGGTCGGCTTGACCTGAAGTCGCTCGTTGCCGTCGAACAGCAGGGTGCCGTCAATCACAATGTCCTTGGGGAACACGGATGTCACCTGCTGCTGCCCAGATGCGTACAAGCTGGTCGCTATATCCGACGTATTCGCACTCCACGGCGCCCGCTTGGGGTCCGGCCAATTCGTGTAATTGTCCCATGCATTGGTCGCAATGCTATCGGACCGCCTTGCGACCCACGTAACACGCGTCACCAAGTTTCGCATGGGAAGAAGCACGTCCGTATTCGGGCCATATTGCCCTTCCGACCCCACGAAGCTGATTTCCTTCAGCAGGTAACTCTGGTCGGCAACCGCGAGCTGCTCCATTTCCTGTTCGCTCAGGTAGAAGAAGTTGCACTCCAGATATGGGTCGGGGTTGAAGTTCGCGACGCCCGCATTCGTGGGCGACCCGTTCGGCAGTGTCGGTGTCAGGAACAGACTCAACGGATACGACCCCGTTGGACGGATACGTTGTCCGTAGGTCGGGGACGTGGGGACAACGTCAATCACCGTGTACAGATAGTTCAGGGGGCGGACCGTGACGTTGATGTAGACCTCTGTGTTCTGAAGCGAGACCAGCGGCAGCGCAGAGCCCACGGATTCGCAGAACCAGAAATGCAAGGGCACCACCAGCTGACGAGAGCGAATGGACGGCTCGGGAATGGTCGCGCCTGGGAAAATCAGGGTTCCATTTGCGTCGCGCGCAGGAGTGGCGTACGAGACTGCGTGGGGATACTGTCCTTGGCGGTCAAAGGCGTTCGCGGGGTCGTACATCTCGGGCACATTGCCCACCATCTGGTTGATGGTTGACAACTTGGTCCCATTGAACGTCAAGTGCGAGTACAACTTCAACCACTCGCCAGGAATCGTCTGGATAACCTGTCCATTCATCATAATGTCAATGGTGTCAATCAGATTGTAGCCAATGTTCTGAATCCACTGAAACTCGTACCCAATGGCTGTGCACCGAGCATCGTAGCCAGTAGGCGGAGCCACTGTGATAGGAACCAACGGAGACCAGATGTCGGGAAGCGTCAAGACTACGTAGCAATCGTTGAGGAGCTGGGCGTAGCGGTCGATACGGGCCGAGAACTTGCGTGACTGAGCCACGTCAAAGTTGAGGTTGGACGACGAAAAGTCCACACGAATATGCTCCATGGCAAAGTTCGTGTGGCGCTTGTAGGTGTTGCGGAAGTGGGTCATGGACGGGTTGCCGTTAATCAACTCGTTCTGAGCCCCAACGCTCACCAACTGGAGAAGCGCACCAGGCATTTGTAGTTAAGGAACATCATTGTTTAATAGAGAACACCACTCTGTGAGCAGCAGTGGGATGTATTGGTCTTACCCAATCCGCTGCACGCAGCCGCAACGTTCACCTGGTACTGCGTGGCATTGTTCGCCTTCAGACTCAGGTACGTGGACGCAACCTTGTTCTTGCCGAACGGCGGCTCGGCCGTGTATGTCTTGGCAATCACCTGCCGCTTGACCCGAGTGAGGTAATCTTGAGCAGAGTTGACCTGCATTCTATTTATACAGAGCGGAGAGAATTGATACAATGCGCTTTGTATTGGTCAGCACGCACGTAGACCAGACCACTGGGTACGCCAAGGTCGCCTACAATCTCCTCCGCCAACTGTCGTCGGTGTCTCCAAAGGTCAAGACGTTCCACTTTGGATTCCAGCGCCACCCCGACCGCAAGAATGTTCGCAGGCTCCCCGATGGAATCGTTGGATACGATGCCGCGTCCAATGAGGACCCGCGCGAGGAGGGCTTCGGGTTCAACAAGATTGCGGAGTATGTGGAGATGGTGCGCCCCGACGTGGTCATGATTTACAATGACCCGCTCATCATCTGCAAGTTTATCGAGGCGATGAAGTACGACAAGGCCACATCGCCTTTCAAGCTGTGGCTTTACGTGGACCAGGTCTACACAGGCATTGCCCAGCCCCTAGTGGACACCATGAACAAGAGCGCCGACCGCATTTACTGTTTCACGCAGTCGTGGGCGGAGACGTATGCTGCGTACACTCCCGGCTCCAAGGTACCGAGTGTCATTGAGCACGGGATTGACGCGGCTGAGTTCACGTGCATGTCCCGCGACCAGCGCCTGGCTCTTCGCCGTAACCTGAAGATTCCCGCTGATGCCGTCGTGTTCCTCAATGCCAATCGCAACAGCCAGCGCAAGCGCCTGGACACTATGATTATGGCATTCGCGAAGCTGCTGACCTTCACCGAGGAACCCGTGCATCTGATGGTCGTGACGGCCATGAACCCGCAGCACGGTGCGTTCTACGACATTCAGCGCATCTTTATGAGCGAGCTGAAGCGCGTGGGTCTGTCCCAGGAGGCCTTCGCCAGCCGACTCATGATTGTGGACACGGCGCCTCCGAACACCCTGTTGGACGCACAGATGAATGAAATCTACAACCTGACAGACATTGGAATCAACACGTCGGATGGCGAGGGCTTCGGACTGTGCCAGCTCGAGCACCTGTACACGGGTGCCCCGCAGGTTGTCACCGATGTGGGCAGCTACCGGTCGTTTTTGAATGATGATGTGGCCACGTTTGTTCCGCCGTCGAGTATGCAGTACTTTGCAGGCTCTATGCCGCTGGGGTTCTCTGCGCCCACCTTCAACCCCGACGACGTTGCCATGAAGATGAACGACGTGGTCAAGACACTGGATACGCGCAAGGCGGCTGTCCGGTCATTCCCCTTCAAGAGCTGGACGAAGGTGTGCGACGGGTGGCTGGAGGATGTTCACACGGCTGCGTAAGTCGGCCTGCCCTCCAGAACCCAACGAATCTGTGTATCTGATATCTTGCGACCCACGGGAATCAGACGGTGGTTGTCGTCAAACGCAATCCCGTCAAACACCTCTGCAGTCATTGGGTCAATCAGGAACAGAATGCCCTTGATGACGACGCGCTGGAGCTTGCGTGACTTGCGCTCCATGTTTCGCAGGTATGTGGCGTCCAGGTCCTCGGACTTCACAGACGACTTGAACGCCAAGTCTTCACCCGTAATGGTGCTGTCGAAGCGCATGCACGAAATCACTGGCTTCTCCTTGGCGTGGAGCTTGCGGTGAATCTCGCAGTCCACCGCGGCTTGCTTCAGCAGGGTCCCAATCTTCTGATTCACCTGGTTCTTCTCAAACGAAATCTCGTAGAGATACTCGTCAGCCGACATGAAGGTCTCCACAGGTCCACCGCCCTCGTACCGCTTCATGGCCGTGTCCGCACGACGAATAGGTGTGATGTTCGGGAACTCGTTGGACTTGGCCTGCTTGTCCGTAAACACCGCCACGTAAAAGCTAATACGCACTGTCCTCTCCTCTACGGGGAGCGTTGCGTGCGAGCAGATGCGAATGGCACGGCCAATGACCTGGTCGTGACGCGCAGGAGTCCAGTGCGGCTCCAGAATGTGAACGTGGCGAACATTCGCAAGCGTGATGCCCTCTGCACCCGAGGACGACGCCATTAGCAGGCACAATAGCTTCTTCTCTCGGGCCTGTACGCTCGTCTTGAGCGACGCAGGAAAGCTGGACTCGTACTTGCCATTGAATATCTGGCGTGTCAGTTCGCGCTCCTCGGCTGACTCCTGACCCGTGTAGAAGGTGTACGCAGGCTTGGCGGGGTCCATCTCACCCTCCACCCACTGACCGTTGGTCTTGACAATCTTGTACACTTGCCACCCGTTGGCTTCCAGAACAGCCGAGAAGACGCCCAATCCCTCCAGCTCGCGGTACTGCGAGTAGACGAACTGATTGCGGAAGTCTGTGCCGATGGACTCTTGGATGTTCTTCAGCACCTTCAGAAACTTCGGGCTCAGGGTCGCCAGTGCCTTCTCCGACAGGTACTTTTCTGGGTTCTCCTTCAGCTTGGCCAAGATTTCAGGTTTGTCGGCCACCTTGTCCTCCGACAGCTCCTCGCCCGTCGTCACGCGCAAGTCTCCCGGCACTGCGTAGTTACACGCCAACCGCGACAAGACGCGGTAACTGCCCAGATTCTCGTCCATGGACTTCTTGCCCTTTTGCGAATCCATCTTCAGCTCCACCCAGCGCTGCTGGAGGTAATGCGTGAACTGCTCCTCGGACATCGGGACCTTCTCCAGCATCTTCTCATCGTCAATGCGTCGGGGCAGCATGCGCTCATCTGCGCCCTTGAAATACGAGACCAAGCCCTGAATGCGCCGCTGGAACAGCAGGGGATTCTTGATGGACAGCCCGTCCAGAAACATGGATGCGAATTCGCCGTACGGAGACGGCAGGCACTCGAACTCCTCCGTCGTTACGCGCTCCACGGCAATCTCGGCACCGCCCAGCTCTGTTTCCACCTTGACCTTCCACCCGTTAATCCAGTCGGCGGGGACCGCGACCCATTTCATGTCCGCCTTGTACTGCACGGCAATACGGTCGCCCTTTTCATTGTAGACGGACCGGAACTGCGGGGGATTGCGGGTAATCATCACCACCTTCTTAGCGGCATTGAACTCCACCACATCCACTTCGGGCTGCTGGCGGAACGTAGCGGCTAATTTCTCCTCATCCCAGCCCTCAATGCGCTTGAACGGAATCGTGATGCGCTCGATGGGTCCACGCAGCAGATTCATCAAATACGCAATCTCGTTGGGGCGGTTGATGACGGGAGTGCCCGACAAGGCCACGACCTTGCATCGCTTGGCGTGGTACAGCGCCTGGTAGACGGGACCAACCACACCCTCCTTGTCGGCGATACGGGAGATGAAGTTGTGGACCTCATCCACAATCACCACTCTGTCCTCAAACGGATTCGGGCCGTCGTCGGGCACGAGCTCCTTCACCGCCGAGCGCGTGAGTCCGTTGTAGTTGATGAACGTGTACCGCTGCGTCAAGATATCCTCAATCTGTGCACGAATCACATCCTGCTCTGTCTTGGGCAGGTCGGCAAAGTTCGGGGGCTGGTCGGGCACCGTGGAGAAGAAGCGGTTGGTGCGGTCGAGGAACCCATCGGAAATCCCCATGGTCTTGGCCGTCTTGCGCGTCTCCTCGTTCAGCTGCTGCTGGCGCCAGTGGTTCTCGTAGGCGTATACAGGGTCGCCGCACTTGCGCAGCTCACCAATGTAGTTGGCACGAAGCGACGCGGGGGTCATGACAATCACCTTCAGGGTCGTGAGCAACAACTCGGCCACGGCGATGGACGAACACGTCTTGCCTGAACCCAGTCCATGGTACAGGAGGATGCCGCGGTACGGCGTCTCAATGAGCAGGTAGTCCCGAATCAGCTTCTGGTAGTGCAGCAGCTCCCGAGCATTGGACTGGTTCTTGCACAAGTCCTCGTCCTTGTCGTCCGCGTCCTGTGGTTCACGGGGTGACTTGCGGTATTTCAGGAAGGTGCGGGTAATAAAGTCCGCAAACGCCTTTCGGTTGGGGAGGACGTAGCTCATTGTTTTTCGCCACGATTTGATAATGGAGGGTATCACACGGAAAAACCATCGCATCTGGATGGTGTCCATCTTCCTGTTCCTGATGGCGGGGTTCCTGTACCTCAAGCCCCAAGTTGCCTTTGGGCGTGAAGGACGGATTCGTCCGTTCGGCACGGGTGACCGCGAGTCCACCGTGTTTCCTGTCTGGTGGTGGGTGTTCATCATGAGCGTGGTTGCGTACTGTATGACCGTTTACCTCGCGCGGTTCCGTGTCTGAAGGGGGGTGCTAAAAGTTTGATGACAGATAGTAATGCCCCGCGACAACGTTCTCGAAGGCTGGGAGGACGAACTCGACGGAAAATTTCAGGAGAACCGTCTGTCAGACGCACCAACAACGGAGAGAGAGAAAAAGAAGAGGATAATCAAAGCATTCGACCCAACTATACCCGACACACTCTACTACACGGTTAATGGCAAAACGTATACTGTTTATGCAGTTCCATTTCCAGACCCGGTTAATCATAATTTAGATTGTATCCAGCTGTTAATATTGAACACATCGGATAGTCTCGTCGGATGGCGGAATCTTAACTATTCAACCTATTTGCCAGATGAGTACCTAGGCGATATATATACAACTGCATCGTCAAAGAAAGCGGTAGACATATTTTATACTAAACCCTTCTGGACCAGCTTCAAAAACGGTGTGGCTAAGAAACTCGCAGACGACACGAACAGGGATAATGTGCGACGGCCAGGGGATGCAGTGCCCGGAATATTCACACCCGAACCGCCACCGGCCGCCAAAGCGGCGCCACCTCCACCGCCCAAGAAAACGCCGCCACCTCCACCGCCCAAGAAAACGCCGCCACCTCCACCGGCCAAAGTGCCGCAGCCTCCACTACCTGAACAATCCGAGGGTAGACCAGGCTTGACGGGTGCAGTTGTTGCCCGCGAATACATTAAAGCGGTCACAAACGCCGGCGGTCGTCGCAAGACCCGTCGCAGCCGACGCAAGACACGTGCGCGCAAATCTCGTCGTTACCGTAAGTAATGGCCAAGTGTCCGTATGCGAATATCATAGGCGCACCTGGAACGGGATACTATCGCCAATGGAGGGTCTTTGGAATTTCCGTCGTGGACACCGTGGTCACCTTCTTTGTGTTTGCTGTGCCCAGCGCGTGGTTCTTCAAGGGCAATGTGTGGTTCCATTTCTTTGTGTGGCTGGTGATTAGTGAGGTCTTCCACTATGCATTTGGTACCCAGACAGCAGGTCTGACGGCACTTGGCATTGACGTTCAGTGCGACTCGTAGGTCCGCACAATCTCCGTCAGTTGGTCCAGCATCTTGGCTCGCTCCACGTGGTGGGGGCGCACGTATCCGTGGCATTCAACCATTGTCTTCCAGCCAATCCCCGAAATCTCCCGCTTCTGCATGTAGGTCATCTTCTGGCCTAGATTCACGAGTTCGGGTTTGTTCAGCAACGCCACAAAGTACACGTGGCGATACTGAACGCCATTCAGGCCCGTGAAGGTCTCCTCCAGCAGAATGTTGTTCAGAACCACATACGCCTCGCGGGGCACATTGGTCTCCTCTCCGAATTCGCGAATGGCACATTCCAGGTCCGTCTCTGTGCGCACACGACGTCCTTTCGGGAACCCCCACTCAGGCTCGGCGTAGACGGAGGCAAAGTCCATTACTAGCTTGGCCGTGTCCAGCGCATTGAACTTCTCCTTAGACACGACATACTCGTTAGACGAGTGGTCATCGCCCCACAGCTGCCGCCACAGCTCATCAAACGGCTTGTGGGCAATGTCATACTGTTCACTCGTTGTCATGTTTGACAGCAGGCGTCCCACGTACTCGCTGTTCGTGGGGTCGTACTTGCCCCGCATGAACTCCGCGAAACTCATGCTGTCCTTGCGCCGTATCATCAATACCCGCACAGTCCCGACGGCCGCGGGAATCGTGGGCGTCTCCAGCACGACCAACCCGCACGATAAGACTGGGTCCTTGCATCCTCTGAACACGTGCCCTTTCTCTCCGCAATTGTTACAATACATTACAACTGTGTTCCGTTGTGGAGGCAGACTCCGTTTTTCCATTAATCAAATAAAGAAGTTCCCTTGTAAAGCACAAATGGGCGCGACTACAAGTGCACCCCAAATTCCAGCGGGGTACCTTCCCCAGGGGCCCTCTGGCTATGGACCGACCATGCCCGCGGTCTCGTCCATGTCCACAACATCGTCCGTTATGCTTGGTATCTTTGTTGGACTCCTTGTCATTGTCGTGGTTGCGGCTGCGATGCGGGCAACGGCGGAAACGGCAACCGTGGACCAAGCGCCCGTGCCAATTTCAGGCAAGACAGGTGGTACCATTCCAGCTACAGGCATTCCCCTGACTCCGGGGTCTGACTATGCGCTCGAGTTTTGGATGTTCGTGCAGGATTGGGACTACAAGTTTGGTACAGAAAAAGAGGTTCTGATGCGGACGGCCGTTGGAGACCCAACCATTGTGAGCCCCCGTATTACTCTGCATCCCACGGACAATACGCTTAACGTCTACCTGACCACCTACGCGTCTAGTTCAGGCGCCGCGGCTCAGCCAGGTGCGGCGAACGGGTCTTCGGCGAACGGGACCATGTTTGTGACTGCGGTTGAGAACATCCCGCTGCAGACGTGGTTCTCGGTCTCTGTTACCGTGTTCCAGCGGAACATGGATGTGTTCATCAACGGCAACCTGGTCAAGTCCTCGGTCATTCCCTCTGTGCCGCGGTCGGCCACAGGCAACCTGCTGGTGGGTGCCAATGGTGGCTTCTCTGGCTACGTGTGCAACGTCCATGGGCAGGGCAAACAGCTTATGCCTGCCGATGCGCGGTCGTTCTACGCCGCTGGCACGAGCTGCTCAAGTCTCGTCAACTCAGAGGGTGCAGCAGGTCCCACGGGCACTGTATACAACCTCTTCGGATACACGATTATCATTGAGGACCCGAGTGGTAAGAAGGTTACGGCCTCCTCCATTCTCAGTTCGGGTTCCAATGCTCTCACATGGAACCCATTTGCACGGGACACGTCCAACGCTCCGATTCGGGCCCAGTGTCCAGCCAACAAGTTCAGCGCCACTGGCAATGATACGGATGGACAGGGTACAGGATGCAGGGCCTGTCCAACGGGTGCGACGTCGGTAATGGGTTCAAAGAGGTGCACGTGCCCCACGGGCAAGACATGGGATGCGTCGGGCAATACGTGTAGTTAACCGAATTACAAACAAATCCCCAAGTAAAGGAATGCGTATCCTCCTGAAGTTCCCAACCCGCTCAAGGCCCCAGCAGGCAATGCGAGTGATTCAACAGTACTCCAACATGGCAATAAACCCGAAGTCTATCGGGGTTGCCATGTCGTGTGATTCCGACGACGACAGCATGACGCGCACGCTCGTCAAGGATGAGTTTGACCGTATTCTGGGCCAGTTTGGATGGCATCAGATATATTACGGGAACAGCAAGACCAAGATTGAAGCGTGCAATGCGGACATGGAGAAAATTGAGTACGCTTGGGACATTGTCGTCTTGGTATCGGACGACATGGTTCCGATAGTCAGGGGGTACGATGACGTCATCCGTTCCCACATGATAGCGTCGTTTCCCAACACCGATGGAATCCTGTGGTTCAATGATGGACACCAAGAGGACAAACTGAACACGTTGTCTGTGATGGGGCGGACCATGTACCAGTCGTTCGGCTACATCTACCACCCATCCTACAAGAGCTTCTACTGCGACACGGAGTTCACGGACCTGTGCAAGACGACCCTGAAGAGCAAGTGCCTGTACAGTCCCACCTGCATCGTTCGTCACGAGCACCCGGGTAACGGATATGGTGGGTTTGACTCGCTGTACCAGAAGAACCAACTTGCGTGGACACATGACATGGACAACTACATCAATCGCAAGCAGTACCCTGTTGACTGGACGATTATGATTCCGACCATCCCTGGTCGCGAACGCAAGCTCCAAAGTTTGATTCAGTCTATCCACGAGCTTCGTCAACGTATCTGTCCAGCACTTCATATCGCAATTGCCGTCGGATTTGACAACCGCGAGGTCAGCATCGGAACCAAGCGCCAAAACATGCTTCAGGCCGCAGAGGGCAGGTACACATCGTTTGTCGACGATGACGACACGGTGACTGCCCACTACTTTGAGGACGCCGCAGCGTGCATCGCGGGGAACTTTGACTGCATGCGCCTCCGCGGCCAGATTTCCCAGTGGACCTTCACGCACAGTCTCGCCAACAAGCTGACCGACCCCATGGCGAATGAAACCACCTTCCTGCGGCCACCGAACCACCTCAATGTTATGAAGGCAGACATTGCCAAGACCATCAGGTTCCGCGACGCAACCAGTGGCGAGGACTTGGATTGGACGATTAGGCTCGCACGGACGGGCTTCCTGCGAACCGAGTATCGGTCGGATGAGAGTCGCATTCACTATATCTACGACATTGGCGACAGGCAGATGGGAGAGTCCACGCTTACCTACCAACGTACTGTGACCTACGAGAACCAGCTTAAGAACGTTCTCGTCACCACGAACACTGAGCGCCCGGTTGCCCGTCCTGCAGCCACGCAGCTCCGTCTGGGGCCTAGGGGATTCATGCGAACATAGTTTGTAGCATAGAAGCAATGCAGGTGTGGCTTATTGTCGCAGCAGGAGTCCTCGTTATTGCTGTGCTCGTGTGGTACTTCTTGGTGCCTGGAAGGACAGATACGACAATGGAGACAATCATTGCAAACTCGCAGTCTGGCAAGTCGGAGACCACTCCGGATGCCCGTATCTTCCGTTCCTTCAATCAGCCAGATGGCGCGGTCTTTACCTACGCATTCTGGATGGCGGTGGATGATTTCACGTTCAATTTCGGGCACCAGCGACCCGTCTTTAGCAAGGGCGACTCCCCGGGCGTCTACTTGGATTCCACATCCAATGCTCTGCTTGTCAAGGTCAATACATATGGCGGCGGACAGGGGGACATTCTGATTCCCAACATCCCCGCCCAGAAGTGGGTACACGTGGTGGTGGAGGTGAACCAGTATCGCCTGAGTGTCTTCATCAATGGCATCCTTCGCCAGACAGAGACGCTCAACCAGCTGCCCCTGCAGAACACGGATTCGCTGGTGGTGGGGTCCAACCGACACGGTTGGGACGGCACCATCTCGGGCCTGACCTACTATTCCCGTACGCTGAAGCCCGAGGAGATTGAGAAGCTCGCGTCGCAGCAGCCCTCGGCGTCGGGTCTGATGCCCGTCATGCCCCCGTATTCAGACCTCGGGTGGTATATTGGTCCGTTTAAATCTTCCTAATGACTAAATGAGCTCAGGAGGCCGTCGTGGTGTTGACGTTTCGGGGGTTGGTATCGGCCCACAGCGTGGTATCGCTGGCCAAGGAATGCGGATTCAGAATGCGTCCGATGTGACGTACCAGACCAAGGTCCAGCTGATTTACACCACAAACAATGCGATTTCAAACTCGGGGATTGCCGCGTGGACGGGACGCAATGCCTACCAGGACCACACACCCAACGGAAACGAATTTGTTCGGCAGTTCCTCAATGGATGGCGTGAGTGCGACTGCTCGGGCGGCGTTCCGCAAATGACCAATGGAAAAATCACTCCTTTTTCCTAGTCAAACCCTTGAGCTGTTTGCGCAGGGTGGATTTCTTCTCCTTGTCACTGCCCGGTGAATACGAGAAGAAGTTGGTCAGGAACTCAGTGCTGTTGCGGTTCTTGGAGAGCTCTGAATACAACTTGGTCTTTTCCCGAAGCATTCCGTGCAGGTCCTCCTGCTCTCCTAAGCAGTCGGTCGGCGTCAGGAGCTTGAACCGCCGCTTCTGCGCGTGATGCGCCAACTCCATCAAGCGCTGGGCCACACACAAGATGTACTGGACTGTGTCCTCATCAACTCCCGAATACACATATGCAAAGTAGAACTGCAGAATCGTCGGAATGCTCGCAACCTTGATACCGTCCGCGGTCTCATGGTAGCTGTGGCACGCACGGGTCTCGTAGAAGCGGTAGACAGTTCCATCGGACTCCTTCACCTCGGTGCACTCAGGCAGAATCGCGTCGGCAGCCACAACGTTCGTCTTTTGTCCACGAGTCAGCTTCTCAATGGTTTCGCGCTCGGCCAAGAAGGATACGGGTGTCGTCCAGCGCGTCTTGGACGAGTGACGCGCCACTGCATTGAACCCGAGCAGAACAATCTCCTCGGACTTCAGTATCTTGAGTACGTCCTTCTTGCGCTCGGCGGTCAGTGCCTCCTCTACATGTTCGCTCTCCTTGATGCACTTCAGGGGGTACTTGTCGTTGAGGAGCATCATGCGCTTATACACCTTGTTCCAGCGCGATATATCGCCCTCGGGACGGGACAGTTCCAGGTAGGTGGACATGCGCAGGAAGTTTGGCGTCACATAGTGAATGCCATCCTTCTCATATCCTTCTGTCCACAAGCGGTCAAACAGCTGGGGGCTCATCTCCGAGACGTCGGCCACACCCGTGTAATCCGCAAAGACCTTGAAGGTACCAAGGTGCACGCCCGGCTTCACCTGGATGTCGGGGATTCCTGCAGCAAAGAGCTTGTCGGCAATCTCCATGGCGTGAACTTGGGGAGTCTTGCTATAGAAGTCGTAGTCGGGCGTCTCGCGTGTAAAGTCGTAGAAGCGGTCCTTTTCATCCAACAGGTTGTTGATAGCCGTGCCACCGTAACACATGACGGGGTGCGACTTCAGAAAGGCCTCAACAATCTTGATGGACTTCTTGATGTTCGGGTCCTCAGCCGCGTTTCGCTCCAGTTTCTCTAGCTGCTCCTCCGCGATTCTGTTGATTGTCGCGGTGTCGTCTCCCATTGTTAGTAGTCCGACAAAAATGGATTGCCTTTTCTTTTTTCCTTGTGAGGCAGCAAGATGCCCAGCCGTTACAATCTTCGTAAGCGCGGTGCCCAGTCGACGACGTGGGTAAAGGACGAGACCCTCAAGCAACCCGACTCCGAGTCCGAGGATGAGGATTACACCCCTCCGTCAGAGTCCGAAGAGGAAGAGGCAGCAGAGACCGAAGACGAGGAGGAATCCGAAGAGGAAGAGATGGACTCCAGTTCTCTTCGCATCCCGAAGGGCGCCAAGGTATCCGTCAAGCTGCACATCCACACAATCGCGGGTGGCAAGGGCGGGCGCATTGATGTGGAGGAAGAGTCCGAGGAGGAGTCGGACGAGGAGTCTGAGGAGGAGGACTTCATCGGCCACCTGATGAACAAGTACGTGCACCCCGAGCGCCGAGGAGGGCTCAAGCCGTCGTCGCGGAAGCGCAAGGAGAGGGAAGAGGAGTCTCCGGCGATGGAGCTGAACGAAGACGAGGAGGAGTACTATGAGGACCTCTCCAAGTCTAAGCGCCGCCATCTCAACGAGAAGATGAAGAAGCTCTCCACGCTCGTCGTGGATGGCGATGTGCCCTTCAAGTTCCGTGTCTTGGACATGGACGTGTCCGACAATATCAAGGCCTCGGTCATCAAGAAGATTGACAATCTGTTCGAGATGTCTATGGAGGGCGAGGGATACAAGCTTCGTGCGTGGGTGGAGTCGTTCCTTCGCATTCCCTTTGGTAAGTGCGTGCCTCTGCCCGTGACCATCGCCGACGGACCCGAGAAGTGCTCGGCGTTCCTGGAGGAGTCCACGAAGACGCTGGATACGGCTGTCTACGGCATGGTCTCGGCCAAGACGCAGATTATGCAGATTCTGGCCCAGTGGATGTCCAACCCCTCATCTGTCGGCAATGTCATTGCGCTCAAGGGCCCGATGGGAGTCGGCAAGACGTCCTTTGCTCGCAATGGCGTGGCCAAGGTGCTCCAGCGCCCGTTTGAGTTCTTCTCGCTGGGTGGCGCGTCGGATGCCTCCAACTTTGTGGGCCACTCGTACACCTACGAGGGCTCCACGTGGGGTCGTATCGCCGACGCCGTCATGTCGGCTCGGTGCATGAACCCCGTGCTGTACTTTGACGAGGTGGACAAGATTTCCACCACGGCTCACGGCGATGAGATTGCCAGCATGCTCATCCACTTGACGGACCGCTCTCAGAACAGCCAGTTCCACGACCGCTACTTTGCCGGGGTGGACTTTGACCTGTCCCAGTGTCTGTTCGTCTTCTCCTTCAACGATGAGTCCAAGATTCACCCTGTTCTGAAGGACCGCATGCAGGTCATCACATGCTCTGGGTACAGCTGGGAGGAGAAGGCATCCATTGTGCGCCAGTACATCTGGCCCCAGATTCTTGACCGCATCCAGCTCAAGGACCAGCTGACAATCTCAGAGGAGGCCGTCAAGTACCTGATTTCCGAGTTCTCCAAGGACGAGGAGGGTGTGCGCAACCTCATCCGTATTGTGGAGACGCTGGTGACCCGTGTGAACCTGCTGCGCATCGCAGGCGAGGCAACGGCCAAGAAGTACACGTTCTACACACCCATCAAGCTGCCTCTGCTGATTACGCCCGACCTGTGCCGCCGCATTCTGGAGGACACCCTGCGGTCAGGAAACGAATCCTTCAGGCACATGTATACATAATGAAGGTCTTCTCCTTCTGCCTCTATGGCACTGAGCCCAATTACTACACTGGACTGCTTGAGAACATCGCCATCATCAAGCAGTACTACCCTGATTTTGATATTGTGGTCTACAAGGGTGAATGTGACCCATCGTGGGTGTTGCCCGAGGGAGTCACGATTGACGTGACAAACCGCGCAGGTCCCATCAATGCCCTGCTCCGCTACATTCCTCTGAACTACGCAGAGGTCGGGTTTGTGCGGGATGCGGACTCTCGCATTGACGCGCGGGACCGTTGGTGCATTGACCAGTTTTTGGCTTCAGACAAGTCGTATCACACCATTCGCGACCACTATTGGCACGCATCCAAGTTGATGGCAGGAACCTTTGGTTGGAAGCGCGCAATGACCGTGATGCTGCCCACACACGAGGTCGGGTATGGGTTTGATGAACACTTTCTGGCTCAGGCAGTGTATGAATCCGTCAAGTCGGATATGCTGGTCCACACATCCTACCGCGCCCTCCAAGGAGAACACGCGGTCTGGATTGAGCGGCCCTTTGAGTCGACCACCGATTTCGTTGGCAATGTCATTTGGGACGGCAAGCCAAAGTTCGAGTACATGAAGGACATTCCTGCGATTGTATGCGAGCTCAGAGCCAATGACCAGTTTGAGATTGCCATTCGTTTCATGGAATCAGTGGACCCGTGGTCTATTCCATATGGTTCACGGGCCCGGGTCTTTGAAGCCATGTTTACCTCGTGCTACTATGCTGGACGGATTGCCGAGGCTCAGACGTGGCTGTCGCGATTTGAGTTTGCCGACCTTCATCCCCACATGGTTGTCAACTCGAACTACCTGCTGCCCAAGTTGGGGCGTACGGTGGCGTCTTTTGACTCGGGCCGGGAACCTGCAGACGGAGAAGTCGTGATTGTCTACGGCAATTACCCAGACTGGCATCACGCCCTCCCCATCACTCGCAAGCTGTATCGCCACGTATCCCTCTTTTCTCAGGTCGCCCACGACACTGTAGAGTCACACCCCTGCTGGGCTCCAGTGGACATTATCTACATCTTGAACTTGGAAGGCAGGTCGGACCGATACATGGAGACGATGGCATCCTTGACCCGTGTGTCCGCACCCCTGCAGAAGGTCCACCACTACCAAGGCAAGAAAGACCTGCCGCCCTACGTGGGCGCGACCAAGAACCACGTGGACGTCATCAAGCATTTCCAGGAGTCTGGACATTCCACGTGCCTGATTTTGGAAGACGACATTGTGTTTACTGACGATGTGTCGCGCGTCCACTCGTGTATCGCGACCTTCTTTGAGCGCGCCTACGACTATTCCATCTGCTTCTTGTCTCTCAGCAGATTGGGCGACCGGCTTCCCCACGACGACTTGTTGTCGGAAACCAAACAAACCTGTACAACCTCCGCTGCGTACTTCTTGACGAAGCGGACGTCCCACGATGTGCTTGCGGTTGTCGATGAGGGACTGCGGAAGATTACGGCTGGCGAAGGCTATCAAAACGAAGGGTGCATCGACACCTATTGGTGTGGCCGCCTACCGAAGACATACTTCTTCAAGAACAAACTGGCGTTCCAGCGTCCTTCGTGGTCAAATCTGAAGCAGTGTGTGGTTGCGTACTTAGATTGAAATCCAATCAAGCGACGAGAATGGAATGTCAATCTGTGCGGGATTCGCATCGGCAAAACTCACGTAGCACGTCACCGTTGTGGGGTCGGACAACCGACACGACACGCAGTACTCTACGGCCGCCGAACGGAACACGAACGGCAGAGTGATGCGAGTGACCTTGTCAATCGACTGGTGCTCGACAAACAAGTGGTAATACTTGCGGGGTTTGGAATACTCAACCACGTGGACCAGCGTCCAGAACTTGTCGCCAACCGAGATGGAAGGCGCGGACCCACAGAACGACTGAAAGAAGGGAGGTGTGGGAATGGAGCGACGGACTCCCGTTCGGTCAAGGACCTCAAACGGAGACCATCCGTAAATCATCATGTCTGTGCCTTGGAAGGGCAGCCAGTTCTTCTCGCACGCTCGGCCGTGGGGAGACTCCAAGACCTTGCACTCTGAATACGTTCCGTCGGGATTGTAGCGCCCCTGCAACAAGCGCACCTTGCCCTCTGCATATTCCTGTGTCGTGGCCACGAAGGACAGTCCGTTCGTACTGCGATACAACCGGAGGTCCTCCAACCCCAGTACATTGGCCGAGAACTTGGGTAGTCCAACCGTCGCTTGGTCCATCTTTGCAATCACCTCCATGGTCTCCAGGTTCACATATGCATTCTCAGTCAACACGGGCTCTCCAGGATGTGTCTTGTACTCTCCACCCTCCATCCAGTAGTTGATGTAGCGGACATTCGCAAGAGGGTAGTCGCACACAGAGATGGCGGTCGGCACGTAGCCGGGGAACGGCTTTGGGAGGCGTGGAAGGAGCTCGGTCTGACGGGACCAAATGGGCTGTGCGTAAAACTGAAAGTTGAAGATAACGTTGGGGCGGTTAAAGTCTGACTTGAGCAGGTAGTCCACACACGTGCGCATTCCCTTCTTCCGGTCGGGCTGCACGTAGTAGTCGAGAATGGTGGCCTCGTACTCAAACAGGTACTTGTACACATCCGTCTCCAAGAAGAGCGCGTCCCGGCTCAGCGGGACTTGGCGGCCATCCAGCATGTACTGGTAGGCCTTGTAGTGCTTTGACTGTTCGCGGAAGTGCTTGGTCAGCTGGTAATGCGCTTCGGCGCGCGAAGGGCGCATAGCAATTGCCCGCTGCATCCACTCCTCGAACTTCGGCACGTTCTTCAGCTCCAACCAGCACTTGGCGACCATGTAGTGGCTATACCAAATCTCCTCGTCCCATCCACCTGTGAGGATACGCTTCTTATACATCTTCCGCGCCTCGTCCCAGCGACGCAAGCAGTGGTACGACTGGGCCAAGTAGAACATGGACCGACCGTTCGTGGGGTCTCTCTTCAGGTCCTCTTCAAGCAGGCGCACGTCGCGCTCAAACTTGTCGGACTTGCACCCACCGTCGTTGCGGTCGTCAATGAAGCACACATCCCTGGCTAGGTGCTTGGTCGGTCCTCCCCAATACTCGTGCGTCACACCGATACACGTCCATGGGTAATCCATGCGGACCAAGCGAGTGTTGGGATACTCAAGCGTTCCCGCGACTTGGACAACCGTATATCCAGTCTCTTCCAGGTTCTGTTCCTTCAGCGTTCCGGCTTTGAAGACCATGTCTGCGTCCAGCAGGAGCCCATAGGTATCCTTCAGGTCCCAGCACTGCTCCTTCAGGTACGCGTGCGCTCGCTGGAAACTGACGGTGCGGTTGTATCCGAAATCCTTCCAAGGCTCAACCGTCACACATCCGACCTGGTTCTCAAGGAACTCCTCAGCAATCTCTACTGTGGTGTCGGTTGACCCGGTGTCCAGAATGCAGTAGGCGTCCACGACTCCCTTGACCGCTTCAAGGCATCGCTTCAAGATTGCAGACTCGTTCTTGACCATCAAGATAAGTACCAACTTCATCTGCGTCGGTTTACGAAATCCAGACTCCTCGTGTGTAAACAAATGAGCACTGACTTTGTCAAGCAGACGCTTCGTGAGAACTTGGGACGCACATTGGTTCCCCATGTCGCCGACGGGTTCTGGAGCATCTACGACAATGCCAAGTCCGCGTGCGAGCGGAACAAGCAGCCCGACCAGGTTCTTCGCACGTTCCAGAACCTGCTCACCCAGGTACCCAAGTGGTCCACCGAGACGCTCAAGAAGGAAGTGGACCGCATCTCCGCGGCCTCCAAGTGCGACTACATTGAGGACCTGCTGCTGGGTGTGTTTGTCAGCTACATCCGTGCGTTTGCCTCTCTTCAGCAGACTCAGTCCGAGCACGTAGACATTCCGTTCACGCGTCCGGCTGTTGAGGTCTTTGTCCACAAGTTCTACGTAGTGGCTGCCCGTGGCTTCTGGAGCAATGCGTACCTGTTCCGCACCATCGGCATCACGTCCGAGCAGCAGGCTCGCAACCGTCGCGACATTGAGGTCATGCTGGCCGACACGCTGAACGAGGTCATTGACAGTTTCATCCCGTGGAAGGACATCAGCAAGGCGTACTTCAAGGCGTCTGACACCCCCGAGGCTGTGGCTGCTGCACCCGCTGCACCTGCCCCCGCACCTCCAGCCCCTGCACCTGCTCTGGTGGAGGCGCCGCCGAAGCCCGCGGTCAAGTTCGGCGAGAATGAAGTGCAGGAGTCCGACGATGAGACAGATGACGAGTCCGAGTCAGACGATGAGCCGCCTGCCATCCAGCTGGGCGAAGACGTGGGGCTGAACGACGACGACTTTGACTCTGAGACAGAGTCTGAGAGCGAAGGCGAAGTGGACGTCAAGCCGTCGTCCGAGGCTGTTGCGTTGAATCTGTGAGTTGAAAAAGATGCGCGCCAAACAAATGGAGGAAGTGTATTACTACGGAATGATTGTAGGAGTTGTCGTGGCCGTTGCAGCCGTGCTGTACTACATTGACCGCAGGTCCAAGGACGAGCCGATGGTCTTCTTGGACGGGGCGAAGATTGCAGCTGGAGCGGGTACGCTCGCAGGTGGAGTCGTCTATGCGTTGGGCGGTTCGGAGGGCACGACTGCGGTCACTGCGCCCATGGTTGCCGCTGTTCAGGATATGTTTGTAGGGAAGCCTGAGTTCTAGGCATGCACCACATGAGCTGGAATCGTTCGTTTGTTCTCTAGGTATGTAGCGACGATACGGTGAGCACCATCCAGTAATGTATAGTCCCCGTCCTTTACTGCTATCCATATGGGGTCCGTCTCACCTTGGTGGCGTATTGTTCGTCTGTGGTGCAACACAGAGTCCAGGTCGTCTTGCCCGCGTGGGCGGTCTTCTTTGGGATACGGGTCCTTGGAAAGACGGGCTGGATTAAAATTGCCTAGGGTTCTGCACTTTGATAGTTGAAAGCGAATGAGCTTGCTATCAAAGACATGAGAATACGAAGATGTCTTTGCTGATGAAAATATCCCTATCTTCACCGACGTGCGCACGGAATCTCTCAGGGCATCCATCTTATTCTGTGGCTATACTCGGATCCGAACCAGGCAACGGAGCCATTGTAGGCGGCGGCGCGTCAAAGTCGGCGGGCGCCAACTGCATCGTCAACTTCTCGTCCTGCGGCAGGGACATCAGAGCGTACAATGCAACCAAGAAGACAAACGTGTGCAACGCAAACCCTACCGCCGTTGGGCAACCGCCCTTTGACGATATGGCACCACCGAACAACCGATTGCTCACGCGGAAGGACGTCGGACTTCCCAGCAAAAAGAACAGGAACGTCGTGTACAGCGAATACTTGAACTTCAGACCTTCGGAGAGCGCCATTATCCTTCAATCAGCAAAAAGTGTTGGCCCGCGGGAATACGCGGCACCACGAATTGCTTGAACTTGGACAGCTCCCGACGAGGAACAGCCGTGTCCTTGCAGTACCGCGCAATTGCCTTGTACAGCCCGAATCCGTGGTAGCGGTCGTGGTTGTCGCGCTTAGCACGGAACATCACAGAGGACCCATCGGGCAGCGTGGTCCACGCCAAGAAGATATCGCGCAGCGGACTGTCTGTCTCTGCGTCGGGGCCCTTCGGGAACATGTCCCAAAACACGGACGATGCGAACCGTGCCAAGTCAAATGACGGGTTCATGGGAACACGAGGATACGCCTGGTCGTAGAAGGGCTCACAATTGTACTGCCCTCCCGCCTCCTCGTCGGGCTTGAACTGGCTACTGAGGAACAGACGCGGCTCCTTCATGCCTTGGAGCTTGACCGAGACACCCGCACGGTCAAAGTCAATAATCTTCAGCAGCTTGCCATACGTCGGCACGGCATAACAGGTTCCGCCCACATTGTAGAAGAGCGTCTCCTCGTTCGTGGATACGAACATGACATTGTTGCCATGGAGGTCATTGTGCACAAATCCATGGCTGCGCTGGGAATAGGCAAGGGCAAGAACAATCTGCGCCACCCACGCCGTGTGGTGCGCGGGGTCCTTGGATGTCTTGAGCAAATCGTAGAATGTGCCTTCACACGTCTCCATGACAGTGGTAATCACTGGGACATCCTTGAACGTGGCCCATGCAAACGGCTCATCGTCATCGTCCTCTTCAGAGCCCTCCTCGTCCGAATCCGTGCCGCAGTCACAGGACTCAATCTCGTACACATCTTCCTCCGAATCCGACGACTCTTCGCTGCTGTGGCTGGACTCAATCTCATAATCCTCTACGACCGACCCTCCAGTGGGTGTCTCCACGTGGGCCGCGTCCAGGTCTGTCGTTTCCAGCTCAATGGCCGCATCCTCCAGGTCCACAGCTGAACGACGTCCGCGGGTGTGCGTGAATCCACCCTCACCCTCGCCCTCGCGCAGACGGAGGTCAAAGGTCTTTCCAATCTGGTCAGCGAACCACTTGCGGTCGCACAGGTCCTCATAGTCGTCCGAGATGTTCAATTCGTGCTTGGTTGCGACAGCCGTATACACGCCATACACCTTCGGAAAGTGTGCGCATCCACTGAGAGACAGGGCAACTGACGTCATGGCACCTACGTAGCCAGCCGTGTACGGACTCTGCGTTTGTTCCTCCATCTCCTTGGCCACCTCCGCAGGCTTCGGGAGAGACGGAACCGCGTAGGACCCCTTCATGGTCTTGTACGGACTTAACACCATGGTCGTCTTGCGGTGAACAGGCAGAACACGTCCCTTGGTGGTCTTGACGTGCGTCTCGTCCACAACTGTCTCCACCTCTTCGGGAAGCTTGACGCCATACTCGGACAGGTTGGACAGGCGCTCCGTCTTGAACAGCGTCTCCAGTGGAGGAAAAAAGGGCTGCACGTGCGTCAGTCCCCATGACGTACCCTGAATCTTCGGAGAGCGATGTAACTTCATGTCCACAGACTGGGTTCTCAATTCTTTCACCATTGTCTTGGGATGGGGGAATGAAACACTGGGTCTGAACGCCCAAACTCTTTCCACAGGAGAGCACAAGATGAACTTTTCGCTGCGGAAGTTCGACATTGGGATGATTAAGTCCCGATGCGAGATTGACTCTCGCAAGAGCCCGATGATGGTGATTATCGGCAAGAAGGATACGGGCAAGTCCTTCTTAGTGCGCGATATCCTCTACAATTGCCAGCAGGACTTCCCTGTGGGCACGGTGATTTCGGGCACGGAGGTGGCCAACGAGTTCTTCCAGCACATGGTGCCGTCCAAGTTCATTCACGACAAGTACACTCCGCAAATCGTGATGAATGTCATCAAGCGCCAGATGACCATGAAGCAGAAGCGCAACACATCCAAGAACGGGAGCGGCGGCCAGTCCAATATTGACCCCCGCGCATTCCTGATTCTGGACGACTGCCTCTACGATTCGTCATGGATTAAGGAGGAGTCCACGCGCTACGTCTTCATGAACGGCCGTCACATTGACATGATGACCATCATCACCATGCAGTATCCGTTAGGCATCACGCCGAACCTGCGCACGAACGTGGATTTCGTCTTCATTCTCCGCGAGAATATCCTGGGGAATCGTCGTAGGATTTACGAGAATTACGCAGGTATGTTTCCGACGTTTGAGATGTTCTGTACGTTCATGGACCAGTGCACAGAGAACTTCGAGTGCCTGGTTATCTGCAACAATGTGAATTCCAACAAGCTGGAGGACCAGGTGTTCTGGTACAAGGCCGTCGAGCACCCGCCATTTCGGATGTGCGACTCAACCTTGTGGGCCAACAATCAGCCGTTCCACTCGGCTATCCTCGCTGCCGACGACTATACCCCCGGCGCCGTCCAGAAGAAGAACGCCGTGTCTGTCTGGGTAAATAAGCAGCGCGGCGACGGCGACGGGAAGTGAGGCGACGACCACCCCGAGCAACTATGGGGGATGGCGGCGGCATACCAGGCCTACCACGCATGGCTCCTTGTCCTCCCATGCCGTCTTCTTCTTCGCCAGCCGCTTCTGGCTGTGCCTGCATTTCATCGTGTAACGCTGCCGCCGCATCCGGGTCTGGCGGCGGAACATCAGCAGGCGCTGGTTCCGCCGCTGCTGCTGCGTCCGCTGGTTCCGCCGCCGCCGCCGCCGCATCTTCTGCCGCCTTGGCGGCACGGGTTACCATCTTCGCCTTTTGAACGAGTTCGGGAAAATCCTTGCCTGCCGCCTTACTGTTTAGAGCCGCCTGTATCGCCGTCTTCATTCTCGCATTGGCAAGAATCATCCTTGCTGCCTTCATAGGGTTGGGGTTGTCGATCGCATCGGCTGCCATCTTATCAAGAGCGCCAAGATCCTGAACGAGCGCCGTACCCTTAACTGCATCCTTTGCTGTAGCAGCCTCTTGGGCAGTAATGATTATCGCAGTACGGACCGTGCGATATACCGCCAATACCATCATGAGACCAGCGGTAGCACCAATAGCATATGGAGCCGCTAACCCAGCATAGCCTGCGATTTTCGTGACTGCCATTGTGCCCACGTTCGTACTAAGAGCCGCAGACGTACCTGCAATTGTAAACAGGTTATCGGCTACAACCTTGCCAATAAGTGTGCGAATAGACGCAATGAAACCACCAAATGCAGCCTTTGATGCTTGATATGCCTGACGAGCAGCTTCCTCTTCTCCAGCGCCTCCGCGCATGCGGCGGCGACGACCACCCTTCACGCCGTCAAATGCACCAACGAGTTTAGCGTCGTCATTTTCCATCCAGTCTTCAAGATCTGCCTTGTTCTTTAACCCCCTGAGGACTTCAACCGCCTGCGCCTTCTGCGGGTTCGCCATCACCTCAGCGGCAGCACGCTCGGCGGGAGTAAATGCCGCGTCTAACTTTCGCTTTGAAGCCATCTTCTCAATCTTACTTCATCCCAACAAATTACTTCGTTACTCGCGGATGACGCCCTCCGTCGGATGGACGGGGACACTCAGGTCCATCAGCTGAGCAGGTCCAGACGCGGCAGCCGCATTGGACGCGGCGTTGGTGCCGCCCGCGGCCTCAATGGCATTGGCCTTGCGACGACGCTCGTTCTCGTCCTTCTGCTTCTTGATGGACTCGTCGCGCTGCTCGGCAAAGAACATCTCCTTGTTCACCTCGTTCTCCTTGTACTTGCGCATGAGCTCGTTCAGCTCGCGCTCGGCATACTCCACCTCGGGCATCAGGTGCTCCGAGGGGTCCCACGGCAGCCAGCAGCCGACCTTGCCGATGTACAGATTGTCCTTGGGGTACTTGCGCTGGAGCACCTTGGCGAACATCTGCGTCTCCTCGATGGACGGGAACGCGCGGCGGACCTTGACACCGCGGATGTTTGTGCGGAAGTTGACCGCAGAGTCGTACTTCTCCTGCAGCTCCTTCTCGTGCTTGAGCATGAAGACCTGGTACTCCTCGTGGACGTCCGTGGCCTTCACCTCCTCGTTGCGCACCTTGACGAACTCCTCCGCATCCTTCAGCAGGTCGTCCACCTTGATGGAGTACTTCTTGGACACGAACGCCATGAGGTGCTCAAGGCCCTTCACCTTCCACTGGTAGTCCATCCATGCGATGAACTCACGGAAGTAGAACTCGCTCTTGTCCTGAATGACCTTCTCGGGGCTCAGAAACGAGATGATGCAGTAGCGCTGGTTCGGAATCTCCGGGTCCTCGTCAAGGTAGTCGATGCGGCTGCCGTCGTCCTCGGTGGTGGGAAGCTGTTCGGTCTTCGGCATTTTGTGTGTTGGGCGTCCACTGTGAAAATACCTTTGGAGGATACAATGTACGACCTCTACACCCTGTCCATTGTGTTCTTCCTGCTGTGCCCCGGTGTACTTGTCCCCGCGCTCCCCGGCAGCGTTGTGTTCAGTGCCCTGCTCCACGCAATTGTGTTCTACGTCGTTGTGTATTACGTGTCCAACTACGTGAAGTGGTGGCTCGTGTGGATTCTAGCGGCCCTCGTCTTGGCGGGTCGTTTGACAATGATGCCCGCCCAATGAATTTTCTTTCGCGTCCAATGAATAAAATGGAGTCTAAGCCGAAGCCCACCGCCGCCCCTGGTTTGGACATGTCGGACCTGCTGGTACGTGTGATTAAGTATGCGCTGGAGGGTCTCGCGGTGGCCATTGCTGCGTACGTCTTCCCTGGGAAGACACTGAAGGTGCAGGAGGTTGGCATGATTGCGCTCGTCGCGACAGCCACCTTCGCCATCCTGGACATCTATGCCCCGAGCGTTGGAGCCTCGGCTCGCACAGGCGCTGGCTTCGGTATCGGCGCTGGACTGGTCGGCTTCCCTGGAGCCGGCCTGAAGGTCTAAACAGCCTTCAACACACTCGTAATCAACGTCACAAACCCCGTTGTCACTCCAGCCGCATAGCCATTCTGAGTCTGCTGTCCCACTGCCAACAGCGTAGAACAGATGGGACTCCCCGTCGTGAACATAGACATTGCCACTTCCTTCACCGTGTGCGGCATGCACATCCAATTATGCGTCGTCATCGACGCGTAATGGACACCGTAATTCACACCAACAGCAAGAAGCACCTTAGCAATCGCTTCCATTTACCATGAGTAGGCGACAATATGTTAATGCCTGAGTATGTGGTTCGCTATCAAGGACGATGGTTTAGCATCAATCCCCGTCCGTACGAGCCCGAGCGCCAGACCACGGATGTCGCATGGATGCAAGTGAAGGAGGGCGTATCCGCAGAAGAGGCCTACCGCAGGTGGTATGAAAAACAGCGTAGAATTTCTCACCTCTTTCAACAATGCAGTGGCTTGAGTCGGCCATCCTCCTCTTAGTCGTGGTCATTGCGTATATCTACTGGAAGCCGTGGCTTCGTCCGCCGGTGAAGGAGATGTTGGCAGGAGATGCGACTGTGTACTTCTTCTACACGGAGTGGTGCGGTCATTCCAAGAAGGCCATGCCCGAATGGACGGCGCTGATGGAAACGCTGCCTGCGACGTACGGCTCCACCAAGGTTGTGGGCAAGGCGGTGAACTGCGAGGAAGATGTAATGACGTGTGCTGCCTACGGTGTGGACGCATACCCAACCGTCAAGTTGGAGACCTCAGGCGGTATCGCCGACTTTACCAAGCTGGTCACCGAGTCCTCTGTTGACAGGTTCCTGACTGGGGAACTTGGCGAAAAAGCGTGAGGCCTGTTCATACCCCGTGTCCAACATATACTTCTTCTCTGCGTCCTTCACATCCGACAAGGGTCCGAGCTTCGGTTCGTCAAACACCAGAACATTGGGGTAAAGAGGACGCACACCCTCACGCACGATTGCATAGACATTGTTGAAGAAATCGCCAATCGCCATGGCACCAATCACGGATGGAAGCAGTGGACCCTGCGAGTATCCGATATGGAAAACCAGAGTTCCCTTGGGAATGACGCTCACGATGCAATCACAGCTCACACCTCCATCCAGGAACACCTGGTTGTAGATGATTTGAGGCTGGTATACGAACGGAATACACGACGATGCCTTGATGGCGGCCAACACGGGCACCTGACCTGTCAACAGCGTGGACTTGCGAGTCGTCAAGTTGGTTGCGAGAATCCACAGCTTCGTGGGCGCATCGGCAATGACCTTGTCGCGGAGGTCAATCCCCACCCTGTCGAATCCCCGCAGAATGGTCTCCTCTAACAGGTCCATGGGAAACATGCCCTTCTTGGTCTGAAACGACATGGCTGCAGCCAATGAAATGGGTGGAACAAAGCTGGAGAGCACGAACTCTGTGTACAGCATGGACTCCAATTGGTCCACAGTGACGCCAAACGCCAAGCCCGTGGCAATGATAGACCCCACAGAACAGCCGTAGATACCGTCTGGAAACTCAAGAGGCTGTCTCTCAGCCAGGGCCCGCAGCCCTCCGATATGAAGACCTCCACGAACACCACCTCCACCAAGAGCAATTGAACGGAACATAGTGTGTAGACAAGGCAAGGATGCTGAAAGCCCGTGACGTCTGGAACGAGCAGGAGGAACGCAGGGAACGTCGTATGGCAGCCATGCGTCCTGTGTTGGCTCAATTGTATGCAAAGATTCGTGCCCAAGCCGTCCACAATGCCAATGCGCCCTATGTGGTCTTTGAGGTCCCCAACTTTGTCTTTGGATATCCATTGTTCCAAGTGTCGGAGGCACGCGAGTACCTGACCAAGACCCTGACGGATTCCGGGTTTCTGGTGTGGCCCGTCAATGACGGCAAGTATCTGTTGGTGTCGTGGCTGAAGACGCAGGCTCGTGCCTCTCATCGCCCGCCGCTTCTGACCACGTACAGACCACAAGTCTATGACCCGTCAGTCATGGGAAGCATGTATCGGTCCTGAAAATGGACATTGAATCTGTAAACTCATTGTCTCTCATGAACTGCGAACATCCAGACGCATCGGTTGAACTGGATGAGGGTCAGAAGGTCTGTGTCTGCTGCGGAACCATCCTCGGCAGCCACATTGACGAGTCAGCCGAGTGGCGCATCTATGCAGAAACCGAGGGCAACCCGTCACGCACGGGCGGCGTGACAAATGAGCTCCTGCCCGAGTCGTCCTATGGGTCCATGATGATGCGCAAACGGACGCCAGGGCAATCCGAGGAGTCCAAGTCAATCGGCAAGCTCTCGTCATGGTCGCTATCAAGCCATGGTGAGCGCTCGTGGATGGGTATCTTTGATGCAATCCAAAACTCGTGTGCCCGCATCGGACTTCCCAAGGCCATCATTCAGGATGCGTGTGCGTCCTTCAAGCGAGTGGAAGATGCCCGCAAGACGCGTGGTGAATCGCGCCGTGCTCTGATGGCGGGTGCTGTCTTCGTGGCCTGTCGTCAGCACAATGCGACACGGACCCACGAGGAGGTATCTGGACTGTTCCACGTCTCCATCCGAGCGCTTTGCAAGGGTCTGGCGCGCTTTGAGTCTGAGGTGTCGTCTGTTCTGAACACACAGTTGGGCATTGCCGAGCGCATATGTGCAGAGATGAATGTGACCGAGTCCGAGCGAACCCAGATTCTGTTGGTCCTCACGGAGTTGCCTGAGATGGAGCACACGCCCAAGACCATTGTGTCGGGTGTCGTCTGCCACGTGCTCAAGGGTCGCTTGTCCGACGTGTCCAAGGTCTCGGGGGTTTCGTCTGTATCCATTCGCAAGATGGTGGAGAAACTACACGCCAGTGCCGGCGGGGTAGAGACCAACAGCGGGTAGCGGAAAGTACGAAATGTTATAGGGTGCATTGCTCGCACCTGTATAGAGTATGTTACTCCCCGAGGTGCTTATGGCTGACCCCCCGCCCGTACTGATTATGCTCGCTACACCCGAGCCACTCCACCAGAATATCTTTGCGTCCGTTGATGTCCCAACCATTGTGATGCCCCTGCACAGCGTTCCGATTGCTGTCCCCGACACTCCAGATGAGCCCTCACGCGAATGGCTGCCTCCAATCATCTGCATGAACCCCGACGTGACTGCGCGTGAATTGCCAGCCGAGTCGTGGTCCAACGACAGTCGCCCGTAGCCGTCGTTTACACGGAAAGTGCCGTTGACATCCAGCGTGGACTGCAGGGGGTCCATACCAATGGCCAACCCGTTTGCGATGCGAGCGTATCCTGAGACGTCCAGCACCAAACCGGGCACACGACCATCCCCGTCAATGTACTGCATGGTCGCATCGGCTTTTCCAATGGCGATTGCGTTCTGGGACATGTCTCCAGCAATGACGACATTGGACCCTACACCGACCTGCAACAGGTAGTTCGTGGGCGCCGTCACGGGAATTGAGTGTCCAATCGTGATGTTGCCTACCCCCGTATTCGCATTCCCCGCATTCGTGCCAATCCAAATGTTGCTGCTGCCCACGATACCTGTCGACGCGCCAAGGGCAATCGTGTTGCTAGACGTGTTCCCCGCACCTGCACCTCCCGTGGGGTCCAGCCACAGGCACGCAGACAATCCGATGCTTCCAGGTCCCACGTTCTTTCCGACGAACGTAGAATTGGATGTGCTCGTAACACCTGCTGCACTGTTGAACCCAACGGCTACCACGTTGGACACATTGGACATCTGGCCTCCAGCGCCGTACCCCACCGCCGTGTTGGACGCACATCCCTGAAGGTTCAGGAAGTTGACACCGGACAAGGTGCCCACAAACACGTTGCTGTTGCTGTCCGACACATCTGCGCGCAGGCACTCAACGAGATTGGCCGTGACCGTGTTCACATTGGAAATGTCAAGTTCGGTCGTGAAGTTGGAGGTTGCCGCGGTGTAGGTGTAGACTGGCCGAAAGACCGAGGTCAAATACGCCTGTACTTTGGACGTGCTACTCATTGTGTAGTATCCACACCTTTTCGTTTAGGCAATAATCGCTGTATACAGTAATGGCATACACTCTGTTCCCGATTAAGTCGTCCGAGCAGCACCTGTATCGCATGTACAAGCAGAGCGTCGCTGTCTTTTGGACCCCCGACGAGATTGACTTTTCCAAGGACATTGCTGACTGGAAGAAGCTGTCCGAGCCCGAGAAGCACTTCATTGGCCGCGTGCTGGCGTTCTTCGCGGGGTCGGACGGAATCGTCATGGAGAACCTGGTGACGCGGTTTCAGGGCGAGGTGGATTCCCAGGTGGTCAAGCTGTTCTACTCCTTCCAGAACGCCATGGAGGGTATCCACTCCGAGACCTATTCTCTGCTCATTGACACGTACGTCAAGGACGAGGAGGAGAAGTCCAAGCTATTCAATGCGATTACCACCATTCCGTGCATTGAGAAAAAGGCGGAGTGGGCGCTGAATTGGATGGGGTCCGACAAGTCCTTCGCCACCCGTCTGGTGGCCTTTGCCTGCGTGGAGGGCATCTTCTTCTCGGGCGCCTTCTGCTCCATCTTCTGGCTGAAGAAGCGCGCGCTCCTGCCGGGACTGACCTTCTCCAACGAGCTCATTTCCCGCGACGAGGGTCTTCACACGCAGTTTGCTGTGGCTCTCTTCCACACGCTGGAGACCAAGGTGTCGCAGGACACCATCCACGAAATCATCAAGCACGCGGTGGAGCTGGAGAAGGAGTTCATCTGCGATGCCCTGTCGTGCTCGCTCATTGGCATGAATGCCAAGATGATGTCGCAGTACATTGAGTTCGTGGCCGATCGGTTGGCGGTCCAGTTGGGCACGCCGAAGATCTTTGGTGCACAGAACCCGTTTGATTTCATGGACCTGATTAGCCTGGAGGGCAAGACCAATTTCTTCGAGAAGAAGGTGTCGGACTACTCGCGAGCCATCGGCAGCGCTCGTGACGAGCTGCGGTTAGATGAAGAATTTTGATGGGATACATACAAATGCCTCGCCGTCACACAAGCCGTGGTGGGTCAATGGATATAGATGACGCTCGCAAGGAACGGAACAAACTCAGATTGGAGATTTACGAGATAGATGGCGAAGGTGAGTCGAACACGAAGGCAGACTGGGCGCGCCGCGATGTGCTGGCAAAGAAACTCAAGAAATTGAACATCCTTATCACGAAACTCAAGAAGCAGAAGGGGGCGGGACACAAGACTCGTCGCCGTTAACAACGCATCCTATCAAGATTTCTAGTGGGTATATAAATGCCTGGACCCAGCGCAACGTACGAGTCTCGCGAAGAAAAGAAAGCAGCGCTTGAGGACGTCAAGCTGCAGGCGAGGCGCGCCGCGTTCATCAAGAAGGAGATTGCTAAACTGAAGAAGGAAGAGTCCGCGGCCAAGAAGGCCGCTAAGGCTGCTGCCAAGGCCGCCAAGTCGGGCGGTCGTCGCACCCGTCGTCACCGCCGCGGACGCTCTACTCGTCGCCGTTAGACAGGCGGATCATGATAGACCCACTCTGCATTTCCAGCACCCGTCTCCTTCAACTCTTCTTTACGCACTTGAGGAGTACCTCCAGGGACATCCCAGTACTCCCCTTGCAACGTGAACCGGTCCACGCCATTGAAGTACATGCGCAACGCCATGAGCGCAATCAGTACACCTGCTACCCAGTAGGCTGTCTTCATTTATGGAGTAGCAAGATTCTTCGTTTCTCCTGGGAGGAATCGCGTCTTGCGTTCACATCAAATGGAGCTCCTTCACGCCGCTGTCGCGCTTCTTGCGTCCATGGTCTTTGTCCTCGCGGGTATGGTCGGCTGGCTGTATTGGCAGCAGACGCGTCTGTTCCAGAACATGAACTCCGTACTGATGGCGATTGGCGACATCACGCGCATGATTGAGAAGCCCGAGCCTGAAGCCGAGCCCGAAGCTCCTGCGCCTCAGGCGGTTCCTGCCGCCGCGCCCCCCGCAGCCGACGAGGAGGAGGATGACCGCGCGTCGGTCGAGGAGTCGGCCACCGAGGTTGTGGACGGCCCGCCCGCGCCCCTGGACGTGGACTCGCTCCAGTCCAAGTCCAAGAAGGAGCTGCAGGAGATGCTCACCAAGCGCGGCCTGCCGTACAGCAAGACCGACTCCAAGCCCACGCTCATTTCTTTATTGAAGGCAACTGCGTAGGTTGAGGTGGAGGTGGAAGTGGTGGTTTCCGTATCCACGAAATCCTGATTGGCGCCGGGTCCTTGTACTTGGTGCAGTCACACGGCATTTATACAAACCCTCCCATAAATATCAATGAAGGTGGTTTCGTTTGACGTAGGACTCCGTAACCTCGCCTACTGCGTGCTTGAAGGCACGGCTCGGGCCGATGTCCGCATTACCGACTGGAATATCATTGACGTACTTGGAGAACAGGCAGGTGTCGGTGCCCCAAGATGTCATCAGTGCCAGACGGCCGCTCGGTATGAGCACGCGTCCAACGGAACCTTTGCGTGTTCCCGTCACACACCCAAGAAGAAGACCAAGGTCACCAAGAAGGAATTGACCAAGCTGACGCCGGCACAGCTGAGCGAGCATATCCGAGCAGAAGGCATGACGACCGAGGCAACCAAGAAGGCCGACTTGGTCAATCTGCTGTACAATCACCGCAAGCAAAACACGTGGAAGAAGTGCGTGTCGTCCGCCATTCAGGGGTCGGTCTTGGATTTGGCGGGTGCGCTCATTCGTAGTCTTGACCAGCGAGCAGCGTCTTGGAAGGGAGCGGACCTGGTGTGTGTGGAGAACCAGATGGACCGGAGGATGTTTGGAGTGCAGGCGATGCTCCAGATGTACTTTTGCTGCCGAGGGTTTCGGGTGCAGGGTGTTTCAGCGACTCACAAGCTGTCGAACATCGTGACAACGGAAGATTCAACTGCAAACTATAAAGGACGCAAAGCGACAGGCATCGCCCATGCTCGCGCTCTCGTGCCTCAAGTGTGGCAGGACCACTTCTCCAAGCATCCGAAGAAGGACGATTTGGCGGATTCATTCTTACAGGGCTTGTGGTGTCTGGAACATCCTACTAGTAAGTAGTAATGGACCCAAACGCGAAGGCGTTCGTTCCAGTCCCCGAACGCGTCAAGGCGGTCATTCGATATGTTATGAATCCCACCTCACCCGAATTCAAGATATCTGATATTGTGTGGACAACAACTAAATCTGAGCTCACCGTATATAGAGGGCAGTGTGCCCAGTCCACGAAGAACATACCGAGAGTCGGAAGCAACCCACTTGAAATCTCGCTTGCGTATGGAAAGCCCATCTCGACAAGCAGGGAACTCACGGACAAGATTCGTGAATTCTCATGCAGGCCGAGTGGACGGCTCTTTGAAATTCATGTGGTTCCAGGTATACGGATTGCAGACCTTCGAGACTCGTTAAAGGGGTACGATGTGAATGCAGACGCAACCTTTGAATTCCTCAGGGATGAACTGCCTCCTTCCTCTGCGTGGAAGACAAAGTCCCCTGCACAACTTCGTGCGGGATTCTTCGCAACACTTGGAAAGGAAAAGGAGGTCTTGCTTGACCCATCTGCAGGTCGGTTCCTTAAGGAATCAGGAGAGCCCGAAGATTGGTCATCTCCTGAAGTGAACGGAGTTTATGTGACTGGATTCTTCCCAAAGAAGGCAGGTCGTCGACGCACACTGCGTTCTAGGCGTAAGAAACGCACCTATCGCCGCCGAGTGTAGCAGTTCTTGTACGGACGGCAACTCGCCTTTTGCGTGAAGCCCATACGGCGGCACGGGGTCTTCTTGCAGTAGGCCCTTGACATTAGCCGCTTCTTCTTGAATACACGACGCGTCTTCATTGTTCCATGGCGAGACTTGCGTTCAAAGTAAATGATATCGGGTCGTGGGTTCTCTGACCTATGTAGGTGGACCTACGAGCCACGCTACTCCGAACGACCCTTCTCGCAGCTAGGGTCCAGGACGGGCGACTGGGTGTTTGTGAGTGGCTACCACTTGGACTCGTTCCTGTCCATTCGGTTTCTCACTCCGAAGAGGTTTGTGCTTGTCATTCACAATTCAGACGTGCCGTTTGACAGCGACCGACTCGTCCGAACCCTGCCGCGCGCCCTCCACATTTACGCAGTCAATACGACTGTGGCGCATCCCCAGCTGACGACGATTCCGTTAGGGTTCCCAGACAGCGGCCTGCAGCACATTCACTCAATCCCGTTGCAGCACAAGACGATTGAACTCTACGCGAACTTTTCCATGACGAACTACGGCAAGAGGAAGGAATGTCTGGATGCGTTCGAAGGTGACCCTAAGCTTGTTTACAAGGACCCCCACGGGCGCACACAGATAGAGTACTACACCGACCTTCGTCGGTCAAAGTTCGTACTGTGCCCTGAAGGCGTGGGGACGGATACCCACCGCATCTACGAGGCCCTCTACTTCGGCGCCGTCCCCGTCGTGCTGCGCAACAGCCTGAGCTCCTTCTACGAGAAACTACCCATCTGCATCGTGGACTCGTGGACGGACCCGTTCTACGTGCCAACGGGAACCATGGCGTTCGGACCAAAGCACTATCTCACTGCGTTCCAACCTTAAGAAACGCACCCGAAGAAGAAGTAAATGGAGACCGACCTCCTCGTAAATCCCAATATGGTGACAGGTGGGATGGCCAACATTGAAACCATTGACCTGCCGACCCTCAACTTTGAGGAGTTCAGTGGCTCCTCCGCCCCCGCCGCCCCTGCGCCCCCCAACCTGGTGCCCTCCTTTGAGAACGTGGGTCCCGAGGTTGTGGGTGGAATGCGCAACTTCAATGCCGAGTCGTACTCTGCCGCGCCGCAGATTAAGCACGTGTCCGACGATGCCATGATGCGGGAAAAGTATGAGATTCTGCGCAAGTTTGAGCGCCTGTCCAAGCTGGGCGTGCCGATGCGCAAGCGCTTCACGATGGATTCGTCCATGGAGGAGATGAAGATGGAGCTGGAGTTCATCAAGCGCGAGAAGTCCATGGATGCCACCATCAAGCAGTTTTCCGAGTGGTTCGTGACCGGCATGAGCGGTCTGGAGTACGGGTCCAAGAACATCCAGATGATGAAGGCGTTTGGCCTGCAGCTGGACGGCCTGTCGGAGGCGGCCCAGATGAACGTGGCGGACCTGGAGGACGACTTTGAGGAGCTCTACGACATGTACGGCGAGAACCTCAAGATGCACCCGATGGTCCGTATTCCTCTGCGCACGTGCATGATGATTTACATGGTTCACCTGACCAACCAGATGGCTCGCAAGGCACCCATCCCGAACATTGACGACATCATGCGTCAGAACCCCGACATTGCCCGTTCGCTGGCTGCGGCCGCCATGCAGAACCAGACCCAGCAGATGCGGGCTCAGCCGTCGCAGCCCGCACAGGCCCCGTCCAATCCGCTGGCGGGTCTCATGAGCTTCATGCAGCAGTCTCAGCCTCCACCGCCGCCGCCGAACATGGTTCCTCGCCCGCCGCAGGAGACCAAGCCCGTGCGGATTGGCGTGCGAAAGACTCCCCAGGCCGCACCCGCGCCGCAGCCTGTCGTGAATGCGGCTCCCGAGATGCGCCCACCGCCGTCCATTGAAGAGCTCCTCAAGGACATCAAGCAGAATGCACCGCCTGCCCCGAAGAAGGCCAACAAGCCAGGGTCCACGGGCAAGAACAGCGTGGTGATTAAGCTTTAATTCTGTCTTCAATACAAATGCCCAAGGCCAAGCTTACAGCGGAGGAACGCGCATTTAATGTTGCAGACAAGAAGTGGAAGAAGGCAAAGGCAAAGGGCAATCTCAGCGAGGATGCACTCTACGCACTGGAAAAGAAAAGGTTTGAGTTGCACCACAAATGGGAGATGGCGGTCTCGGATAAGAAGGGTGGCACGCGCCGTCACCGCCGCGGAACCCGCAGCACGCGGCGCCGTTAAATCTGCGTTTGATACAAATGCCCAAGAAGATAGCGACTCTGGAGCACGAGATAGCTGACTGGCAGCACTACAAGAAGTACGGCAAGTGGCTTAATGGAAAAAAGCCGTATAAGCCATTCACCCACAGCGACGCCGACGAGCAGATTGCGAAGAAGGAAGCCCAGATTAAGAAGATCAAAGCCAAGGAGGAGAAGGGCGGCACTCGCCGCCGCCGTGGGACCCGCAGCACACGCCGTCGTCGCTGAAAACGGACTTGGTTTCCCAATGGAGACGAACAAAAATGCCGACTCTTGAACTTCAACTTGCCAAGGCCGAGAAGGATATCGTGGACCTTGAAAAGGTGATGAAAATTGGTCCGGGGTGGACACATTGGTGTCGGAAGCGCGCAGACCAGGAGCACGGAAACGAGGCACAGCTGCGTGGACTCAGGGAGCGGGTTCGCCACCTCCAGCAGCGGATTGAGGTGCGGACGGAGAGAAACGAGCGAGCCGAGCAGCACGCAGCTGCTCTGACGTTAGTGCAACTGGCACAGACGTACGAGTCGGTTGACCTTCCAGTTCACACATCTGTACCCACTGCTCCTGAGTGATGTTCTGGAACGTCTTCAAGCAAATGGACACATCCTTAGCCGTCTTCTTCCCCATGTGCCGACAATAGTCGCAGTTCGTCATGACGATGTACTGCGCCCAGGGTCCTGTCCGTAACACCAATGCATAGAAGGTGGACAGCTGCTTCCACGTCACTACGTTTTTCTTGTGGCTCACGTGCTTCTTGTATTTACACTGGACCGCGTAGTACTTGCCGCCGTGCTCGGCGATAATGTCGATGCCCACGTCAGGGCGCTTGAGGCTTAACTTGGTCAGCAGCTCGTCGGGCACGTCCTTGAGCAGCCATACGTTCTCCAGCTTGCGCACATGCTTCAGGTACTTCACGCAGAAGTCCTCAAACACGTCGCCACGTACCTTCTTGTTGTCGCGCGTCCGCATCTCGGTGAAGGTGTGTGCAGGTTCATCGTACCACTTCTGGCACTCGGTTAGGAACAGGTCAAACAAACTGGTGCCGTCGGGGCGTTCGCGTAGGAAGAGAGCGTGAAGGTCCATCCTGCGCCCTGCTTCAGCATGGACTGCACGAATTCGTTTTGGACCATACCCTGCACGAGCCCAATCAGAGTCCACAGAAAGTACTTGTTCCAGCGATAGCGGAACCGCATCAGGCAGAACAGCAGGCATCCAAGGTAGAAGCCGACAGGGAGATTGTCTAGCGCGAGTAGCGAGTGGAGGTAGTTCAGGCCCAGGGACCCGGCGTACAGCACATGCCAACTCAACGGACTGATAATCTGCTTGCGAACAAGCGTCATCAGGAACGCCGCAATCTGAATCGGGAACAGAATGAACAGTGCCCTCTCCATGGATGGAGAGAACAGCAGGATTCCCGTAGCCAGCACTTGGCTCACCGAGTAATACAGATTGACACGGTCACGTGTCGTCTGGGATACCCAATCGGGGAACGGCATGTCGCGCATGGTGGTGACCGTGACCTTGTAGTAGATGGTCGCGAGGTCAGCGAGCACCATGGTCGTCAGCACATTGGCGAATCGCGTCCACGGGCTGGACACCTGATTCAAGGTCAGCGCCATGGCGACAAGCGAACGGGTGGCAAACAGAATGCTGTGTGCACGGAACTCGGGCCAAATCATGGGCGCATGAACGGACCGAATGGCGGGAAGGTGGAAGATGATTGAGGACCACGAAAGTAGGAGGTGGAAGACCATGAACAGCCAGGTGCGGTCATCAAAGTACATTGTGCCGAACTTGAAGAAGCGTGCAAACTGAAGCGCAAAGTGGACGACGGAGACGAGACCCAGCGTCTTGTGAAGGTGACCGAACTTGCCGTCCTGGTAGGTGATGAGAGACTCCATGATGTGGTGAGTGTGGACAATGGGCAGTACAATCCGTTTTTCTAGTCCTCCTCCTCGGCGAGTGGCTTGTCCTTGGCGTAGGCGGCGGACACCTTCTCCTTCTTGGGTTCGTTTGCATAGCCTTCCCGACTGCGGGAGGACATGCCCGACGCAATGATAATGAACCCTGCCGTCAGCAGTAGGGAATACACAAGGTCTCTCGTGCCGACGAAACACACTGCAAAGATTGCGATGCGTCGGAGGAGGAGGTTGCGTTCGTACACCTTCGGGTCCTCGCTGAGCTCGTCAATGAAGTGCCGTGACCCCACATTGACCAGAATCAGCATGATGCCCAGAAAGAGCTTGTGGTTATTGAGTACGTCAATCATTGTTCAGTAGCGGGAAATATGTTTACATGGACATCTTCCTCTCCTTCTCACCCTTAGGCTGCTTCTCCATCCCGTCGCCACTGGCGTATTCCGTCATGTACTCAGTGCCACCCGAGCGGGCGCAGATGATGAGGACCGCGAGGAACAGGGCGAGGGGCTGGCTGACATTGAGGGCGACCCACGCCGTGGCCGCCAGGGCGAGCGCCTTGCCGACCTTGGACTGGACCAGCGGGCTCACGAGACCCGGGAAGAAGCACGTAACAAGAATCACCACGCCAATCGCAACAAGTTCGTTGGTTCCAGACAGACGCATTTTACTACAAACCCTCTATAATTTTCTGCCGACCCAAGAACAAGTGTGGTATGGACTATACCTTGCTCGAGGACGCATACCCCGATGGAGGGGATTTTGAAGAGCGCCGAAAGACAGTCAAGGAGAGCAGGGGCGAGGGCGCGCGCCAAATAAAACGTCAAACGAACCCCGACGCGAGCAAGGCAGTGGCTGACTTGGCGGCCGTCCTGCCCCTGAGCACGGACTCCCCCACGTCCAACTTTGGCGACGGCGGAAAGCAGGTCTACATGTACGCAGGCAAGCAGCGCCCTGCAGGGATTCCTGTTCAAGAGGCCTTCACAGCTCAGTCGGCGGGTGACGACATGAAGATGAAGATGGACAAGATTCTGCAAATGGTGGAGCAGAACAAGACGGGCTACGAGCCCAACTCGCACCACGACATGTTCCTGTACATCCTGACGGGCGTGATGTTCTTGTTCACGTTTGATACCTTTGTGATGCTGGGCAAGTCGATGCGTGTTTAACGCGGCACACCCTCCGTCGCCTGAAGGAACGTCTCAAACGACGACACGTCCTCAAACACATTGTCCAGATACTCAATCTCAAACGTCAGGCTGTTCTCACCGCTTCCGAATGTAATCGGAGCGTTGAGAGGGATTGCAGACGTTACGGGAGGATTGGCCGGGACACCGCTGATGTTCGCAAACGGCAAGTGGCGACGGAACGTAATGTGGAAGCGGTCCAGCGTGCCGATGGGGGGGTTGTAGGTCGTCATGTTCTCATCGTAGGTCTGGTCATTGTAGAAAATGGCCGACGTGCTGGTTGTGGATGGCGTCAACTGATTGGTGTTCACAATCTTCGCAAACGCATAGTCTGCATAGCCAGCGCGGTCGGCGCCCGGGGCCGTCTCGTCGATGCGGTTCAGACCCTCAACACCCACCATCACATACTGGTCAATGGCTGCCACCCATCCGGCCGTCGGCGCGTTAATCACCGCGTTCTTCAGGCGAATGCGCGTGACATTGGAAAACGGCCGAGGCAAGTAGACGACGTAATCGCCAGGGTCCGAGACACGGGCACCACCATTGACCATCACGTACTTGGTGGGGTCACGGTCACGAGAGTCAATGGATACGACACGGGTTACACGCTTCAACGCCCGAACGGGCTGGGTTTGGCGCACCTGTACACCGTTGCGGTTGAACTGCATTGTGCTTTAGTGCGAAGAATTCCGACGCGCTAAATCCGCATCCGCCGTTCTCCAGGTCTTGCCGTGAAACACAAAGGAGTGGACACGCGCCATGCCCCATGCGTGCTGGCTGGCACCAGGCCGATGTCCCGTGCGCCACGCAGCCAGTCCGCGGTCGTACACCTTTTCCAACACACTCTGCGGCACGCCAGTGGCCTTGGCAATCGCGGGCAATCCCGTGACGCCAGGGTACTTTGTGTGGAACCGAGAGGAATAGGAGGACGGCCGCCGCCTGGTTCCGCGGTCCGTAGCAAACGGCCGGTAGGCTGCAGGGTTCTTGTGGGACATCTTGGCTCGGCGGGTGATTTCACGCCTCCGCTGACCCTTCCGTCGCGTAGACAAGCCGCGATAGTACTTGGGCGGCCACAGAGCACCGCCGCCCACGCCGCTAAACCCGGGCACGAAGCTCAGCGCCCCCTTCACCTTTTGAGACACGGCTTCGGCGTCTTCGACGTCGGCGTCAGGTACAACATCGGCACCTTTTACTGTATCATTCTTTGCTTTCGCTTCCCCTGGAAGCATCAGCTTTTCCTCTAGAAACTTCATAACCTCCGATACTTCATCGTCGTCAAGTTCACGTGCTGCCGCAGTCTTAAACCATGCTATCAGTATTTCAATAACGGAAGTATCGATGTTTGCATATCGTATTCCAGGTTTGTCCGTTGCCGTCAACGTAGGAAGAAGTTCATCGGTTTTTTTCAAGACGTCAAACGACGTGTATAAGTCCACCATATTGTCACGAAATTCATCGAGAGACTTGTGAAGTAACTCCAACTCAATTTTTGGGTTTCTACTCTGATATTTTATGAACCCCGTCGGGTGTTTAAAAATGTCAGGCCTCTCAGCCAATTGTGCATTCACCTTCTCGCGGATGTCTTTGATACCTTCTTGAATAACCTCAATATCAAGCACGAGTCCTAGTTTATCGGCTCCAATATCAATGAGTTTGAAGAGCAGGTACGAGTAGGTAAGGTCATGCAAGATATCCTTCGCCGCAGCCTTCGCTTGCTTTCCAATGTACTTTCTCTCCAGTCCCATTTGGACAAGCATGATAACGCCAGCAATGGCTCCGCCTACAAGTGGCAAGTCTTTGGTAAGCGTCGTCGCTGTTGACGCTAGGGCACCAACGATAGCTAGTTTAGTACCAGTCTCAGCGAATTCTCGCTTACGCAATGCAGCTCGGCTCTTTTTCACTCTCTCTCCGCGTTGAGCGTCTGCCCGCGCCGCGGCCGCGGCGTCCTCGCGCGTCAGCTCTCGGGCGAAGGTGCCGAGGCCTTTTTCGCGAGCTGCGTCACGTTCCGCTGTTACCTGTCTAACATTGGCACTGGTTACCAGCGCTGCCGGCGTCGGCGCGGGTGCTGTCTCAAGCACGGGTGCAGGTGCAGTTCTACCGGTCAAGTATCCGCGCACGCGATTCATCGCCCGCCCACTTGTTCTCTGCGTTTAAAAACAAAATGGGCGACTCCGGAACCTCCACTCAGCTTGGCGAGCGTATCAGTTGGACGGTGGTGTTGGAAGAGTACTTTGCCCAGACGGGTGAGAAGGCGAACGGCTTGGCCATCATGCACAAGAAGTCCGAGAGTATCTTCGCACGTCGCAAGGTCTACATTGACCTGCCCGTCATTGTGGGTTCGGGTGCGGTTGCGTTCCTCAACGCTGGCTCGTCCAGTCTCTTCGCGGGGAACCAGCAGTTGGCTGCGACGTCACTGGGTGTGGGCTCTCTTGTGATTGGTGTTCTGAACACGGTTGGAACCTACTTTGCTTGGGCCAAGCGCGCAGAGGGGCACCGCATGTCCGCCATCCACTATGCAAAATTGTATCGGTTCATCAATGTGGAACTGCGCCTGCCTCGTGATGAGCGCATGCAGCCTGGCGATTTCCTGAAGTACGTGAAGGACCAGTACGACCGGTTGGCCGAGTTGAGCCCGCCCATTCCGAGTTCCGTTGCCCACGAGTTCTCTACAAAGATGAAGGACTACAACGACATCTCCAAGCCCGAGGAGACCAACGGACTCAACAAGATTGAGATTTTCGTGGACTCGGCCCACGAGCTGGGCGGGACCGCGGCACCTATGAGTCCTCCTCCTCCGACGCCGAAGACGAAGCTGGCAGCGACTCCTTCGGTGGCGCAGATGAAGGCGTAGGCATGAGCATGCGCGTCACGCGGTACTGCCGCCTCCGATACAAGGTGTTCCGCGCTCCAAACTGCCGCTTGAACTGAGGGTCCACAATGTCCACAATCAGCGGATGCACTGCGCGTCCAGCTTTCTCCACTCGCAGAATACGACCCACAATCTGGTCAATGTCGGGTCTCGGTGTGGCCATCACCAACGTGTTCAAGGTAGGGACATCAAATCCCTCCTTGCACATGCTGTAGGTCGCAATCAGAACCTTCTTGGTGCGGCAGTACTCGGTGCGCACCTCGGACTTCACCGCTTGGCTGAGGATACACGCCTCCTCCTTCAGGTCCGGGGGCAGTCCGTCCAGAATGTCCTTGCAGTGCTGGACTCGGTCGGACAACACCAGCACTTGGCGCCCATCCTCAATGACGTCCACAAGAATCCGCACAAGCCAGCGTGTTCGGTCCTCGCAGGCCGTGAGCTTGTTCACCATGATGGGCACCGACACCATGCCCTGCGAAGACGTCACGATTTCATTGAACTCGGGGTCGTCGTTTTCGTACTCGTACATCTCCACCTTCACCTGGACGTCCACGGAATCGCCCGTGTCGGACTTGTACAGCAGGGGTCCGAGGAACCAGTGGATGGCGAACATCAGCTTGTCTTTGCGTTCGGGAGTCGCCGACAGTCCAAGCATGTACCTTGACGTAACTTTGGGTAGCGCTTGCACAAACACTTCAGAAGCAATGTGGTGACACTCGTCAACGATAACCAAGCCAATGGGACTGAAGAGGTTACCATTTAGTTCCTTCATTGAAAGGGTTTGAAGCATAACAATCACAACATCCTTGTCGGCCACATCCACAACATCGGCTTGGACTCTGCCGATTCTCGCCTTGGGTAGAAAGGTCTTGATACGGTCAATCCACTGGTCGCGCAGGAAGGTGTTGTGGACGATGACCAGCGTCGGCACCTTCAACTTGGAGGCAATGTACAGGGCACAGACCGTCTTGCCGCCTCCTGTGTGGAGCGACAACACGCCGTCATGGGGCTCGGGGAGCAGGAAGGAGTTCACCGCAGGCAACTGAGCGGGGCGAATCGCACCTGCGAACTCCCAGTGTGCGTCGGCTGTCTTGGCCACGTCGCGCTCAGACACGGGTCCGTAGCGCTCAATTCCAAAGTGCTTGGGCAGGTACAGGAACTTGGTATCCTCGTGCCATACCTTGTACTTGGGCTGGAACTGAGGCTTGACCATGGAGAAGGGGCGAACAGTCAATGCTTTCTTCAGCATGAGTTCACGATGGTCCTTTGGGATTTGATATCCCTGAAGGGTCAGCATGAGTGTTTCTTTGTTTGGTAGTGGTCAATTCGTTTTACCCGCGAATGCGTGTAACGTCACTGGTGATTGTCGTCATGATGACGTCCATAATCGTCTCGCGCATCTCCCACGACATCTCCTCCACCTTGTACATGAAACTAGGGAACACGCTGCTGCTCACCTGGATAATGTCGAACGGGTCGTGGTCCGCACGCAGGCTGTTCAGGGTTGACTGAACGTAGGTCTCCAGGCGGTGGCGATTCAGGTACGACCGATACGTGATGCGGTTACCCGAATTCGTAGTCGTGGTAAAGGCCAGCCTGAACATCGGCTCCGTGAGGGTAGGCGTCTGCACCACGCGCTCAACAATGAGCTCGTCATCCTGGATGCGGGTGTTCTTGTAGATGAAGTGCAGTTGGAACAGGCGCGTGTTGGGGCTCGGCATTCTTATCTGCTACGAGGTCGGCACATGTAAGTTACTCGCCACTGTCGTCGTCGCGCTCACGGTTGCCAATCGGAGGCACATTGTCGTCTTCCATGATTGCATCGTCTCCATTGAGGTCGTAGCGTTCTGCAGCAGGGTCTGGAAGTCCTTCCTCCTCTTCGTACTCTTCGCCGTGGTCAGCCACCTGTTCCTGCAGCTGCTTTGCGAACATGTCGCGGTCTGCGATGGTTACGATAAATGGCGCCAAGCCACGGTCCAGCAGCTGTTTGGTTATTTCGCGGTCCGAGTCTGTCATGCCGCGCAGGCGGTCTGTAAAGGCGTGACGCTCCTTGGCTCGCAGACTATTCGTCTCTGTTCGGGCCGCCGACACCGATGCCAGCAAGGAATACAGCGTCACATCCTTTGCGCGCATGTCGTCGTACATACGCCGCTTCTCGGGGTCGCCACCGATTGCAGCCAGAATTTCGCGGAGGTAGCCCTTGGTGATGTCACGAAGCAGGTCAGAGGAGGCAGTTGGGTCCAAGGCTGCAACGGGTGTCGCGAGCTGGGCAATTGCACTCAGATGAGCAATCAGCAACGAATTCACCTTCCACGAGTCCGTGGGCTCAATCCCCATGCGCGCGGGAATCACGATCTTCAACCGCTTGGAAATCTCAGGAATGGGCACGGTAGCGGGCACTGCACGAACCGAAGGATACTCTGGGACACGCCGTGCGAGGGGCGATGACGTCAACCCTGCGCGAATGTCCACGATAGGCTGACTAGACAAGGGCAGTATCTTGCTTATCCACGTCAAGCGGAACGACGGGCACGGGCTGAAGCGTGTGAAGTTCCCCATCTCCTTGGGAGGCAGGACGACGGGAATCAGCATAACAGGCTGCGGCGCAGGCGGTCGCAGTCCGAACTCTGCCTTAGCCTTTGCAAACTGATCGGGGAACTGCTTGACGAACTTTGGAATCAGGCCCAAGATTTGTGCGCGCAGGGTCTTGCCTTCGTTCATGACGGACTGGAGGACAGACAGGGATGGACCTTGAAACGATGTGGGAAACGCCTCGAATGTCTTGCGCAACACCAGCAGCAGCGAATCCGCAATCGTAAAGCCCTCGGCCTTGTCCGCATCGCGGGGATAACCGTCCAGCATGAGCGGACGAGGACCAAAGGAGCGCCGCGGAGTCAACGCAGGAAGGTGGATTTGTAACAGGGTCGCCGCGGCCGCGATGCCCACCGTGCCGCGAGCACGACGGGTGATGTCGCTATCTGCCTTTGCGAGCGCAGTGGAGATGGTGCGGGCAAACTGCAGCACAGGGGTAAGCTGGGCGGGGTCGGGGAGGACCTGCAGCAAGGACAACAGCAGGTAGACTGTCGAATCCGAAGGGTCCGTCATCACGAACAAGGGCATCATACTGCTGAGATTGCGCGTGTACTCTGCCACACCCTCCTTTCCAACAACCACCTGTCCAAGTGCGTCATTGTGCTTGGCCAATCGGCCCTCCTCCGTGAACTCATCTTGGTCCACGAGCACGTCATTGTTCACCTGCTCTCCACACACCCGACACACGCGGGACCCGTCCACGATTGCCGTCCACTTGCGATAGAACCCTAACCGGTCCTTGGCCATGTCGCCTTGGAGCATGGAGACCGCGTGGTCACACAGCACAAACAGACCTTCCTTGTCCGTATACTGTTCATTGGAGTGAATGGATGCCTGCAGTAAAAGCTGGACATCTTGCTCCTTGTCCTCGGGCAGGCGCTGGGGGTCGTTCAGAATCGCCAAGACTTGGGCACGCTGGCTGGATGTAGGCTGGGCTCCGAACTTGGACAGCTCGGGAGCCTTTGTAGACGGAGGCGGGGGTTTGACTGCGGCCAAGGCGCGTATCGTCGGCATCAAGACGTCATTGCCTGTGGAATCCTTCCACAGCTTGCGACCCTTGTATCCAACTTGGTGGCGCTCCTGCTTGATGATGTCCAGGGGCACACAGATGAGCTCCTTCGTCTTTCGCAGAATACCGCGAATCAGAAACTCTTGGAACGGCACGTCCGTAAGTCCGCACTGGCTCAGGTCTGCGGGCGGAAGAACAAGCTCTCCCATCTCTCCACTGGCCAGCATAGGGGCAACTCCTGCATCCGCTGCCTTGGACAGCAACATCGTAGCCACCAACGCGCCCCCATCCAACTGCTGCTGCAACCACAGCCTAGAGGACATGCCCGGAAAGTACGGGACGCCATATTGTTCCGTCAGCTTCTGTGAGGGCGCATCCTGCTTTCCCTCGGGGAAGGGCAAGTCCACAGGCGGCGGCAGCTCATTGGTTACGGGCTCAGGGGGAAACCGCTGCGTCCACATCTTCCACGGAATGGACGACAAGGCCACGTCGTAGACCTTCAAGTACTTGGCACCCTCTCCATACGGGTCGGTCGTCCGCTTGACACCGTGGGTCATGACTGCATCCAGCTCAGGAATCACCTCACTCAAGGGCGCCTGCGTATCAAGGAACCTAGGCTTGTCGTCCATGAAGAATGGGTGGTCGGCTTGCGGGTCGGGAATGTCCACACCACGGGACTTCAGGTAGTATCCACGCAGCGTTGTCTTGTCGTCCGTTCCCTGAATCTCCTCGGGAATCAGAGTGATGGTTTCGTCCTCGTGACGCTTGGTCCGCGTGGTCTTGAAGGCGGGCAGAAACCGCGCGCCCTTGGTTCCGTCTTCGGCTGCCGATTCAGTGATGACGCGTACGGGATAAGGCGTGCCTGGTGTAGTCTCAAACGGTTGGGGAAGTGCGGCGACCATGCGGGGGTAGGCATTGGCCTGCCGAATCGCCGCAGGGGAAAAGAGAGATGCCCATTCCTCCCACTCAAAGGGAGAGAGTGCCCCGGAAAGCACTGGAAAAATCCAGTCAAAGTGTCTGCGTGTCTTGGGTTCCACGAGGTCATAGCTCTCGGGCGTGGCGCTGATGTACGTTGTGTACAAGTCGCGGTACCGCTCAACCTCCTTCTCCAGTTCCTTCAACTTGAACTTGGTGACGCGCTTGTCGCGGGGGACCATCTTTTCGTAGGAGTCTGAGACCTGCTCGTCCAATGTGTAAAAGCGTGTAGCCATAGGGCGTTGTGTCTCTTCCTCAAAGACCACCTCGCCGAGGACCTGCACGTCCTTGGCCTCAAAGGTGAAGAACTCATCCATTATACACCCTTAAGAATGCTTTCAAACAAGGCCATCGCGTCCGTGCGGAAGCGCTCCAAGACGGTCTCGGGCTTGACCTTGGTGCGGAACCGAATAGTCAACTTGGGAACAAGTGGGTGTCCAGGGTCGTAGGACACAAAGTCCACCAGCCCCGAGTCCAGAATCAGAACCTGCGCAAGGGCACCCAGCGTGTGGCCCTCGGCCACTGACTCAATGGAGAACATTCCATCGTCCGTCTTGGAAATCGGCTCCTTCAGGAACTCAGTCACCTTGCGCTGGTAGACCTCCACCGCTTGGCGCAGGAGGTCCCGAGCAGGCACCACGCCAATGCTCTCAATCGCAAAGTCAAACCGCGTAGGGCGGCCGCGCTCGTCCATCTCAAACGAGCGCTGAATCAGGTGGTTGTCGAAGATACGAGTGTCCTTGGTCGCGTTCGCACCCTCGCCCAGCAGGTACGTGTCTCGGTCCAGCTTGGCCCGCTCAGGGTCAATGTGGTTCTTGAAGGTGGCCACACATACCTGCGAAGCCCCAGCCTCGTCCACACCCAATGTGGCATCCACCTGCAGACCGTCCTCAGGGTGCTTGCCGCCCGAGTTCAACTTGAGGAACAGCAGTGGTGTACCCAAGTCGCGGTCCTTGAGCAACACATCCTTGCGAGTGGACCCCGAGACCACAAAGTCATCGGACGTCACCAGGCGGTCCGCCTCTGGACTGGGGTCAAAGCGCATCTGAAGCTTCGTGTCGCGAATCACGCCGACCTCCGAAGCCTGGACATTCACAGGCAGCATCAGGACTCGGTGCTTCAGCATCTCGTGGTTCAGCTGCGTGGTGTTGGCACGAATGACCACATCACGAATCACCACCGTGGGAATCTCGGCCAGCAGGATACGGCGCAGCCCATTGACAAACGGAATCGGCACCTTGCTGAGCTCAAAGTCGATACGGTAGCCGTTCAAGGACGTCTTGAGGTTCTCCATACTTACTTCTTGGCTGCGTGATTCTCTTTCCGTTTTTTTCGGCTTTGTTCGCAATGAACAGTCAACCCATCCTGTTTTACAGCACCCGCTGCTCCCACAGCAAGCAGATTCTGGATACGCTGAAGACTCTGAACAAGCAGGAGCTGTGTCGCCTGTTTCCGATTGACGGCAAGCAGCGGTCGGAGCTGCCGCCGTTCCTGCAGAAGGTGCCAACGCTGTACGTACCCGAGACGAAGGATGTCTTTGTGGGTCAGGCCATCTTTGGATACATTGCCAAGCCCGTATCGGCTCGTCGCGATGTGCCGACCACAGCCACGCCGCCAAGCGCACCTGCCCTGACGCCTGGCGCAGGCACGGTTCCTGGGGCCTCTATGTTGCCGACATTGGAGTCGTGGTCCTTCGGCACGGCAGGGGGCTTCTCGGACTCGTACTCCAGCTGGGACGGCAAGTCGGCTGCGACGTCTGACCAGCTGCACTACACGTTCCTCGGAGGTCCTGCGCCTCCCGCTGGAGCTCCTGAGCCGACGACAAAGCAGAGTTACGACGGCGACAAGACAGGACGCAACGACGACCTCGGGTCACGCCTGGAGCAGCTGCAGAAACAGCGGGATAACGAGTTCAAGGGAGTTTCACGGAAGTAACGTAGACACGTAATGTCTCAAGCTCAGCTGTTGAAGCTGTTCTTTGAGCAGTTTCAGTCGTTCCTTGAACAGCTGATTCTGGTCTTTCCCCACGACAAGGATTTTCCAGCCTACCTGAAGAACCTCAAGATGGCTAGAATGGCGAACCCCCGAATGGTCGTTGGCGCCATTGAACACCACTGCCTGCCATTTGCCGCCACCATCAAGGCCCGCAATGCCGACTTTTTCTTGAAGTACGAATTCGCGGAATACGAGAAGGACGAGACCATCATTCCCGTAATACGCAAGATGAAGGATATGTGGGTTCAGATTTCGCCCGCCAACCAAGGGCACATCATGGACTATGTGAACAATTTGTTGGTTCTGGTTACGCATTATCTTGGAACCCGTACAGGTCCTTCGTTGCCAACTCCACCAACTCCTTGATGCCCGCATCAGGGTCCTCAAAGTTCCGAAACAGAATCTGGTTGACCTCCGCAGGTGTCCACTTGCCGTCCAGATTCGTGTCCTCCAACACCACCTGCTTGTCGTAGAAGGAATTGACCATCTCGTTCAGCACCGCCAGCGTGCACTTCTGAAAGTGCACAATCATGTCAATGCGCCCCGGGCGAATTAACGCACGGTCGATACGCTCGGGAAAGTTGGTCGTGATAATCAGAATACGCCCATTGGCCTCCAGCGTTCCGTCCAGCAGGTTCAGCAGGAAGGACAGGTCCAGCGCATCCTTCTCCTCCTCCTTGTGCATGAACGGCTCTAGGTCGTCCTTCTTCACGGCAACAGGCTTCTTCCACTCGCGCTTCAGAACCGCGTCGCCCATGGCATCAATGTCCTCAATGACGTACAGCCGCTCGCTTACGGGAATGGTGTAGCGCTCCAGATTGGTGCCATTGTACACGTGGATTTCGTCATTGAAGAACAGGTGCTGCAGCTGCTGCTTGGTCTTGATTTCCGACAACTGAATGTTGATGATGTGGCGCCTGCCCTCGTTCGCAATGGCCTTGATGGTGGACGTCTTGCCCGTGCCTGGGGGTCCGTGATACAGAAACCCCAGCGTGTACGGAATACCCTTGCGGTCATACCACTCGCGGTGCTCCAGAAAGAACTTGGTACGGTGCTTGACCTGTTTCTTCTGCTCAAAGAACACATTGTCAAACGTCCTGTTCGTGACGAACTTGGACTTGGTGTAGACCAGATGGGACGTGGGCAGCGGGTTCTGGATATTGCCCTTTGCTTTGGACTGCACCATTTGGTCAAAGAAGTAGCGATGGATACCCAGCTTGTTGGCCATGCGGCGCTCGTAGGCGGTATTGCAATTGTCCACAAACTCTTGCAGGTGCTGGACGTCGTGGTCAAAGCAGAACAGGACGAACTTGATGGTGTCCAAGTGCCCATCCACGACCTTCAGTTCAATGAGCTGGAAGAAGACATCGGACTCCAAGACAACCGCGTCGTATTCATTGGGTAGGTAGTCGTGGTGCGTAACGGACAACAGGCTCTTCATGGCGGGCAGGGTGGTGACGTGGTGAATGACCGAATCCATGCGTGACGAGTAGATGCTTTGCGGGGCAGCACCCCGCTGTTGCGAGGTTGCTGTCTGAGCTTGATTACTACGTTCGCAGGTAATCGTTCCCTGCGGTATGCGGCCTTCCATTGTGTTGACTCATGAAAAGCACTTGTCCAGTGTTGCCGCAGCCGAGTGGACGGGCTTGGTCCTGCGGAGGCGCAGTTCCTTGGTCGCCTTGTCCACCGTATCCTGCGACAGCGCCACGAACTTCTTGACATCACGAGCAGGTCCCTGGACGTTCATTGTCGGCACATGAAGACGGAGCGGAGGCAGGTGCACGGACACCAGTTCATCAGAGGAGGTCAGGTACTCGCGGTACTGCTCAATGTCCAGAGGTCCTCCAAACATGCGGAGTACGGCTCGGGGCGGCGCGGGAGTCAGGTCCTTGACTGCAAACGCAGCGCGATACATGTCAACCATCAGGGAGTGACGGAGCCAGCGTGTCGTGTCAGACCCAGGCTCAGAGTACAGATAGGCCAAGCCACACTCAGGAGAGCAGAAGTGACCCTCGCACGCATACATGTTCTCGTAGGCATCGTAGCTTATTGGGAGCACACACGCCTTCCACGAAAAGGGCGAACAGCACCAGAAGCAGGCGGTGGTGGACGAGTACGTCGGGCTCTTGGTGCGGGCCAGAATTTCCCGCATCGTATCCGTATTGAACCGCTCGGCCACCTTGGACGTCTCCACAGCCGACAGGATATCGGAGTAATTGGTTCCGCCTTCTGCGGGAGTGGGCACATGTTCTTCCAGGGGCAATCGCAGCGAAAACACCACTGGGGCCTCTTGTAACTGCTTTCTCGGAGGCATATACTCTTGTCTGGAGTGTCTAGTGAAAACTCTTGGAGGTAAACAAATGTCCACACCCTTAGTTACTCTGGAGGCCTTGAAGGAAAGTGTAGGAGCGCGTACGGCCAAGGAGGCTGCGGACAAGGCGGCATTGACGGCCATGTTTGACACGGCGCAGAATGGTCTTGTGGATAAGTTGCACGTATGGGCGGGCACGGGCTTCCAACAGGGATATGTTGTACTGTCGGCTCCTATCGCCGTGCCTGCCGTGTGCGTGGATGGTGTCGTGCGTACGCTGTTTGACTATGTCACCTACCTCTTGGGCAGCAGTTTGGACGCCCAGGTGGCTGCGCTCCAGGCGAGTGTGGGCGGCGTGACCTTCGGTTGGTCGGTGCCCGGTGGGGTGGTGCAGGTGAGTGTGACGGCTCAGTAATTGGGAGTGAGTGTAATTATGTTAGAGTATGCGCCGACGACCGACCCGCGGCTGGTAATTCCGTAAGACATTACATAAATTGCGCGTGTGAGCGGGTGTACGGCTACAGCGTACGGCGACCATGCTGTAATGGGTATAGTAATTCCACTTGGTTGTCCTGGTGGAAACTTTCGTAGAGAGCAGGCGGCGTTATTTTGCGTACCTGCTTGGGGGTTACCACCAGTAACATAAATCACACTCATATCAGAATCTACAGCCACCCCATATGCATATATCAACCTGTTGGTGTAGTCAGTAATGTAATACGAGTTGGGCAGGGACGTGAACAGAGATTCCAATGGTCCATACCATCGCGGTATGATTTCCGAGTACAGTCCGACGCCAGCCGCGCCCGCTGCTATCATTCCTCCGTCCGTTCCAGCAAAAGCTGTCTCTCCGCTGCCGGTCGACGTCGTGGTAATAACGGTACGCGTCGCACTCCCTCCCGACCATGCCGTGTACACGCATATTCTTGTTCCGTTAGTGTCGGTACAATAGACTGCGGTACCTGTCGAATTGACATAAAAGCATTGCCGATGTACGCCATTAGGTGGAGAAAACAACAAGATTGGAGTTGAGCCATATGCACCACCTACCGCATACACTGAAGCCCCAGATGCAAAGAAAACGATACCGTCTAAAGTAACAGATATGGCGTAAACATTGTAAGCAGATGCAAGTCCGGCCGTTACCACTGCATTCACGGGGTTTATCTTATAGTAGTTTGTTTCAGAACTTGAAACATATAAGATACCCGCTCCATCGCAACATAACTGGATATAGCCTTGACTGCTTCCGAGGAAGGGTCCGCTCGTTGGAGATACATATGATGATGTATATGACCTAATTGTTCTATTGTTCCCCGATGACAACATTTACTTCTAAAAGACAATATAGTTCACCGTAGAGCCATCATATACCAACGTTACGCTAGAATTAGCTGGGATTATTATATCTGATGTCACCGTGGGAACATTATACGTTGAAGTCCCGTTCGTCAATCTTATATAAAGTGCAGATGCACACCTATTGTTGAAGACCCAAAAGGCCCCTGCCGTAATGCCCGTCATGGACGCTGGTAACGTAATTCCTGAAATGGTTGGTGAGGTAATGTAATATGTCGTTCCCAGTGACGCAGTCGTCACCGTGATGGATGTACCCGACGTCACAGCAGACAAGTTGAAGTCGCTGTTTCCAATGGGTCCGATGTTTCCCCATCCGCCCCAGCCCGTCAATCCAGTTGGTCCGACTGGACCCGTCCAGCCCAATGCCCCCTGTCTCCCGTCCATTCCAGTCATTCCCGTAGGCCCTGTTGGCGCACCAATTGCAAAGACGTACGCCATTTACTAGAAGGCGACAAAGGAGCTCGCGCCCCCTGCCACAAGCGTCAAGGAGTTGCCGCTTCCGATATACAAAGTGGTGGCGTTCGTGGATCCTGCGTAGGTGACGTTGGCAATGCCAGTCAAGGTGGAGATGGTAATCAGGTTCGAGGTATTGTTACGGAACACCCAGAACATTCCTGCAACGGTCGACCCCGAGCTCGCGTTTGACAGAATCGTCACGGGTGTTGTAGAGGTGATGTTGAAATAGGTCGACGCCGAGCCGTTGGAAAAGGTGATGGTACCACCCGTTGTAAAGTTCGACAGAATCAGGCGAGTGTTTGCACTGTAGAACCCTGGGCCTGGCGGTCCATACGGCGGCCCCTGTGGCCCCTGTACACCCTGGAATCCAGTCGGACCTGTGCCACCTTGCTGCCCTTGAGGGCCTTGAGGACCGATAGGGCCTTGGGACATCTTGTTCTTTAAAAACGAAAAGACTATGGTGTGGTTGAACCTATCTCACCATGGCTCTTTCTACCTACCAACGCAAGACGCACCGCGAGCACATCCTCGACCTTCCCGACACCTACGTGGGCAGTATTGTGACTGGCCCCGAAGATGTGTTTGTGCGCGACGGAGAGAACTTCAAGGCAGCCACCATTCCCGTTAATCCAGGCTTCTACAAACTGATTGACGAACTCCTGGTCAACGCCCACGATCACGCGATCCGCCTTCGTGGGCGCGGGTCTGAGAACCCCGTCAAGGCCATTACCATCAAGTGCGATGCAGAGCGATTCAGCATCACGAACGATGGAGAGCCCATCGATGTCGCTGAGCACCCAGAGCACAAGGTCTGGATTCCCCAGATGATCTTTGGGGAGTTGCTGACATCCGCCAACTACAACAAGGACGAGAAGAAACTGGTGGGCGGCAAGAACGGCTACGGCGTCAAGTTGGTGAACATCTTTGCGAAGGAGATGGTTGTGACGGTGATGGACCAGCCGCGCGGACTGCTGTACACCCAGACCTTCAAGAACAACATGACGGACATTGGTGCGCCTACCACCAAGAAGAGCAAGCACAAGTCGTATGTGAGCGTAGCGTGGACGCCCGACTTTGCGCGCTTCGGCATGAAGGACATTGGCTCGGACATGCAGCAGCTGATTGAGCGCCGCGTCTACGACCTAGCCATGACGCTGGGTAAGGACACCAAGGTCTCTTGGAATGATACGCCCGTCAAGTGCAAGAACATCACCGAGTATGCCAAGGGGTTCGGATGCGAGACGGTTATCTACGAGTCCCCCAACGAGCGCTGGCACATTGCCATTGCCGACAGCCCAACGGACAAGCAGTTCGCCATGTCCTTTGTGAATGGCATCTGGACCTCCAAGAACGGAACCCACGTGGACGCCGTGACCAGTCAGGTGGTCAATCACGTGGTGGAGTTTCTGGAGACCAAGAAGAAGATTAAGGTCAAGCCGGGTCTGGTGCGCGACAACTTGGCCGTGTTCGTGACCTCCATGATTGAGAACCCGAGCTTCACGTCGCAGACCAAGGAGACGCTGACGACGAAGCAGTCGGCCTTCGGGTCCTCTCCCAAGCTGTCGGACGACACGCTCAAGAAGGTGGTGACCAAGCTGAACTTGGTGTCCACCATTGTGGAGGCGCAGTCCGCCAAGGACGCCAAGGACAATAGCAAGACGGACGGCAAGAAGCAGAGCCGTATCACGGGCATTCCCAAGCTGGATGACGCCGTCCAGGCGGGCACGAAGGACTCGGCCAAGTGCACGCTGATTCTGACCGAGGGAGATTCAGCCAAGGCCATGGCTCTGAGCGGTTTGAGCCAAGAGCAGCGCAAGACCTTTGGTGTCTACCCGCTCAAGGGCAAGGTGCTGAATGTGAAGGACACGTCGGATTCCAAGGTGGAGCAGACCAAGGAGATTGCCGAGCTGAAGAAGATTCTGGGCCTGACGTCAGGCAAGAAGTACACAACCACCGCAGACCTGCGCTACGGCTCGGTGATGATTATGACGGACCAGGATTTGGACGGCAGCCACATCCGTGGGCTGCTGGTCAACCTGTTCCACGAGCTCTGGCACGAGCTCATTGCCATCCCCGGGTTCCTGACCTACATGGCCACGCCGATTGTCAAGGCGAATCGCGGAAAGGAAAGTAAGGTCTTCTACTCGCAGTATGAGTACGAGCAGTGGAGGGCAGGTGATGGAAAGTCGCCAGCCTGGAAGGTCAAGTACTACAAGGGATTGGGTACGTCCACGCGGGACGAGGCCAAGGACTACTTCACAAAGGTCAATGCCGTCAAGTTTGACTACACTGCGGAGTCCGACCCTGCCATCGACCTGGCCTTCAACAAGCAGCGAGCCGATGACCGGAAGGACTGGCTCAAGGGCTACGACCGCTCGGTCCTGATTCCTGCGGGAAGCAAGCTTCCCTACAGCGATTTCATCCACAAGGACCTCATTCACTTCAGCTACTACAATCTGGAGCGCTCCATCCCGAGCATGATGGACGGACTGAAGACGTCGCAGCGCAAGATCCTGTATGCGGCCTTCAAGCGGAACCTGACCCAGGAGATCCGCGTGGCCCAGTTTGCGGGCTACGTCTCGGAGCACACTGGATACCACCACGGTGAGGCCTCGCTGAACGAGACCATTGTGGGCATGGCACAGACCTTCGTGGGTGCCAACAACATTGCGTGGCTGGTTCCGCAGGGGCAGTTTGGTACGCGGCTACAGGGAGGCAAGGACTCCGCCTCTCCCCGTTATATTCACACCTATCTCCAGCCGAATGTGCGCAAGTTGGTGCGCGAGGAGGACATGGATGTGCTGACGTATCGCGACGACGACGGGCTGCCGGTGGAGCCCGAGTGGTATGCGCCCGTGCTTCCGATGCTGCTGGTGAATGGAGCGCGCGGTATCGGCACTGGCTACTCCACCAACATTCCGCCGTGCGACCCGAAGGTTCTCAAGAAGATGCTGATTGCCAAGATTCAGGCAGGACACCCCCTGTCCAGCACGAAGCTCGTCCCGTACTACGAGGGCTTCAAGGGCACCTACACGGAGGAGGGCGCAGTCGGCGTGTACAAGAAGGTTGGGGATGAGTTCGTGGTGACGGAGCTCCCGCCTGGGGAGTGGACGGCCGATTACCGCGAGTGGCTGGAGAAGGAGCTGGCGGAGGGTCGTATCAAGGACTTTGTGGATACCTCTACCGACCAGGATATCAACATCCGCATCAAGGGCATCGAGGAGGCTGCTCTGGTCAAGTCGCTGACGGTCAAAATTAAGACCACGAACATGCACGCCTTCAACGAAAAGGGTGTCATCACCAAGTATGCCACCTTGAACGACATTATGTCCGCGTTCTGGACTGTCCGTCTGGAGTTGTACGAGACTCGCCGCACGCACCAAATCAAGGCGCTGGAGGAGCAGTTGCCGCTTCACACGAATGTGGTCAAGTTCATCGTGAGCCAGTGCGAGGATGTGCAGGTGCCGAACTTGCGCCGCAAGACGCGGATGGAGTGTGACTCTCTGTTGGAGCAGCACGGGTACCAGACCATCAAGGGGTCCTACGACTACATTATGCGGCTGCCGGTGTCCAGCTTCACCAAGGAGGTGAGCGACAAGCACGTGGCCGAGATGGAGACAATTCGCGCAGAGATTGCTAGGCTCCAGACAACGAACGCAGAGAAGCTCTGGCTTGCTGATTTACAGACCCTAGGATAAGAGAAACAATGAGCAGCTGGAACAGTGGAGGTTGGACAAATACTGCAGCCGCGAGTGCAGTGCAGAACATTCCCCAGACCATGATGACGAAGCGCTATATCGTTATTGACGCTGCCCATCGCGACTTTGTGAAGCAGCCTAACCCGTATTCAAACTTAGTCTTTTCCTTTGGAAGCCAGGCACCTAGGTACGTCTCCAATGCCGTGACGTACAACAACCCAACGATTCCGCTCTATGCATCCAATTCACTTGGAATAAAGAACACCGTGCCAGGCGCCTCAAACATAACTGGATGGAGATACTTGGAGGTTGACTACCCTCCATTCTCCCCGGGTGCACGTGGCCCGTTTCCGAACTGCAACTTGCCGTCTGACACATACTACGTCCAGCCCTCCGGACTTGGGTTCGGTACGGAAGGCCAAGCATCCAACGTGACAGCGATTCGCGTAGTGCGTGTCATTCTTCCGCAGAAGCAGTTCTTGGGACTACCGAACATTCCCGGAAACATGGACGTATCGGGGATTATTTCCCAGGTCGTGGGAAAGCCGTTTTCTGCCTTCTCCACGTACCCCTATCTCTTGCTAGGACTTGATGCGTACTACGGAGCGTACTATGGCGGCAACGAATCCACCCGCCGCGCCTTTTCTGCCTTGACACAGAGGACGCGCACGCAGACGGATTTCTCGTTGGACCTCGGTGTTCAGCACTACGACTACGAGCCATGGGGAACCGAGTCGCATGACCTTCAGGCTCCCATTCCCAGTCTGCAGAAGCTGACACTGAACTTGACAGACCCCGTTGGATTCACCTTTACGCAGACAGACAATCTCGCAGTGTCACTTATTCAGGCTGACGCATCCAGTGGTCTGTTTCTGAAGTGCTTCACCGCGGGGTTTCAGTACTTTAGCTCGAACGACCTGCGGGTTGGTGACCGCGTTATCTTTGACCCCGCCACACTCAGCAACATGGAGGTGTCGCCGCTGACACCTTCAAACAAAATCAATTTCATCAAGAACATGACGGGAAGGCCGTACGACGTTGTCGGGTTGCTCGACTACGTGCCCGCTGGTGTTGGAGGCGAGTACGTCCCACGCACACAGGCAACGGCTCGCACACTGCCCCACGTATCCAGCTACAATGGGTTCCTGGTCGCGAACTTCTTCACACAAGACGCTGGAGGCAATGCGGTCCCTACCTACCCCGAGGCAATTGACGGGTCTGCAAACGGCTACAACGTTCTTGAGCCCGCGAACTTGGTCGGCTCCAACCTGCCGTTTTTGAATACAAGCCTTCAGCCCATCTACACCATTGAACTGACCTGCGCCCTAGCCGACACAGAGCAGTTTGGGCGGAATATTGTATAGCCAACTCACAATGCAGTTTAGCCTCGACTACTCGGTCAAGACTCTGGCGGACTTTTACACGGGCACTGCTATCGAAGCTGCCCCCAAGCACACGGGCCGTCTCCCGCTGTCGGGTAACCAAGAAGGAAGCAGCGTGCCCTCGGTGATGATTTACTCGTCTGAGCCGGGTCTGGTTCCGACGTCGACCATCATGGAGCGAATCAATTACCGCCACTCGTGCACGCCGCTGAACACGACCTTCTTCAGCCAGACCAATGTGGACAACCTTCAGGCCAAGATTAAGGCGGATGTGCTGGCCCGCAGCATGGGGCGGCATGTGATTGATAACCAGTCGGAGTCCGACCTGTTGATTATCATGCGCAGCTACTACCTGCAGTATGGCGACAACTCCCCTGACCGCGTGGCCGAGTCCCTGGAGGACCTGAACCAGCGCGTGGTCTCCTACTGCGGCAACACCATCATGTCGGAGGTGGAGGCGTACAAGCAGTACCGCAAGGATATCATGGACTTTCCCGACCCTATCGCGAATCCCATAGCCACTCAGGTCTACGGCTCGCGGACAGGCGAGCTCAAGAGTTTCTTCTGAGCAGGTAATGATACACCGCTTCCACGACCGCGCGTATCTCCACGTGGCCTCTCGTTGGTTTGTCTGGGAACCTGCGTGGAGCCTGTTCCGTCCTGTAGATGCTCTGGCGTGGGATGGAACCAAGTTTGTGCTGGACGACGCCGCATATTGCGCAGATATCACGGACCGCCAGTATGGGTTTGGGTCCGAAGAAATGTACCAGCTGTGTTCTAAGCTGTCGGAGGCGTGGGCCGACAAGGTGCCTGATGCCCCCGTAGCCAAGGTGTTGACCATCGGCAATGCTGAGTGGTTCTTTGACCGCCCAATGGTTATCACGCCGTGTGCTCCCCGTACCAAGGAGTCGTGGAAGGCCACAGGGCTGCAGCGGAGGTCTCTTCGGGTCTTCAGGTCCCCGCGGAAGACATTTACGAAACGCAAGCAAGTCTAACACAATGCGAGTCAACTTGATTGGTACAGCGACGCCCCTGACGGGGCTGGCACAAGACACGTCAATCCTCCACGCCCTGTTTGCACATGTGTTGGGACCTGATGCCCAGATACGACACATTCCGCACTTCCAACCTCACGCCCCTGAAGCCGAAGTGAATGTGTTCATTGAGGTTATCAACCCCGCCATGTTCCCGTTTGCCGCCGTGAACATCTGGGTGCCCAATCCCGAGTGGACCTACCAAACGTGGTTTCCGTATGTCGCGATGGTGGACCAGATTTGGGTCAAGACGCGTGAGGCCGTGGAGATGTTCCAAGCCATCCCGGGATGCGCGCCCGTCCACTACGTGGGCTGGACGTCCATCGACAAGAAGTACAATCCCGAGAAGAACTTTGGAAAGGGCATCGTGCCCGTGGGGCGCAACATCTGGCGCCACCCCAAGCCGCTGGTCCAGGCGTACATGCGCATCCAGCAGCAGAAGCCCGCGATGTATGCAGAGCTTCCCTCCTTGACCATCGTGCACTCTCCCGCCCATGTGAAGATTGCCCCCATGCCTGCGAATGTGGCTGACAAGTTGACCTTGGTGTCGGAGGTTATGAAGGAAGAGGACTACGATGCGCTGATGAAGGAGTGTGGCTTGGCGGTGTGCCTGTCGGTGGCTGAGGGATTCGGACACGCCGTCAATGAGGCCATGTCCAGTGGATGTGTGCTGGTCTTGTCGCCCATCACGCCCTTCATGGAACTGACCAACACAGCATTCTGGACATCCACGTCAAAAACTGTGCCGCATCCGCAGTGCATGGGCAAGCTGGAGGACACGGATGTGGAGTCGGTGATGGAGGCTCTGGAGTGCTATGTGAAGACAACGCAGGAGGACTTGCGGTCTGTCTCGGACAACTCACGCAAGCAGTACGAGGATCGCCATGCCGAGTTTGTGGAGCGCTTGGCCAAGCGTATTGACACGCTGAAGGGCACCCCGCATTACGCAATTCAGGAGCACTTGCCAAAGGAGGAGGATCTGCCGTGTATTTCCATCATCACGCTGACCCGTGACCGTCGCGCCTTCATTCCGCTGCTCAAGTACTGCAGGGTGGCACAGTCCTATCCCGAGTCCAAGGTGGAGTGGGTGATTGTGGACGACGGCGCAGACCCCATCAAGGAGCTGATTACGGACATGCCGAATGTCAAGTACATTTTGGTGGACACGCCGATGACCATTGGAGCCAAGCGCAACCTTGCGATTGAGTATGCGACGCACGATATCTTGGTCATGATGGACGACGATGACGTGTACCCGACGAACTCCGTCCTGAAGCGGGTGGCGCACATGTTGGCGGAACCCCGCAAGGAGTGCCTGTTCTCTACGGTCCTGCCGTGCTACGAGATTCACAAGCACGTGTCCTTCATGAACGTACCACCTGCGACGCTGCCCATGAGCCAACGCGTATCAGAGGCAACGCTCTGCTTTACGCGGGACTTCTGGAAGGCTCAGCCGTTTCCTGATATCCAAGTTGCCGAGGGTGACGCATTCATTCGCGGTCGCGAGAAAATGTGTCGGGAGCTGTCTCCCCAGGATGTGATTGTGAGTTTAGTACACCGCAAAAACACGAGCGCCCGCAAGCCGCCCGTGTCCGAGACGAATGGATGCCACTACGGGTTTTCTGACGAGCTGTTTACGTTGGTGTCTGAGATTGCGGGGGCGATTTAGTAGGTAAGACGTGTGTACGGCTTCAAATTCAGTATACGGCGGCTGCGGGAACGCTTGCCACCCCCCTCGCGGCGGCGAGACCGGCGGCGGCGGCGACGGCCAGCCTCGGCGGCCCCCTCGCCAGCCGCGGCAGCCGAAGAGCCCGATGCACTATCGGCGAATTCGGGTTCCGCATCGAGAGCTGCAACGGCGTTGGCGGCACCCTCGCCTTCGGCCGGAACAATCTTAACATTATCAGCGCCGTCGGCAGCCGCGCTGCCTACGCCACCCCGCATGTGCAAGCGCTTCATGAGCGTCGCCTTCTTGCCCGTGGTCTTCATGCCCTTCTTCTTGAGCATGCGACGGAGGGTCTTGGTCTTGAGTCCACGAGAGCGAGGCATCTTTTATATGTTAACTCTCCAGAAAAAACGCGAGTTCGCGGTCTTTCTGTTGTGTTGTGTTTTGTGTAGAGGAAATTGAATGACTAGCGGCGGCGGCGACGACGTCCACCCTGGGCGGCGGGTGGGTTCGGCGTGGGCGTGGGCGTGGGCGTGGGCGTGGGCGTGGGCGTGGGACCACCCCCTTCATCATCCTCACCACCACCCCGCATGTGCAGGCGCTTCATCAGGGTCGCCTTCTTGCCTGTGGTCTTCAGGCCCTTCTGCTTGCACATGCGACGCAGGGTTTTGGTCTTGAGTCCACGCGAGCGGCGCGTACGGCGACGTCCGCCAACGCTAACAATCCCCTGATTACCAGCAAAGCTCATGAAAGGTGTAACTTCGGACATTTATATCAAACGCAGATTTATTCCTTGAGGCGCTTGAGGAGGGTTGACTTCTTACCCGTGGTCTTCTTGCCCTTGGCCTTCAGCATGCGCTTCAGGGTCTTGGCCTTCAGTCCCGCGTGGACCTTGCGACGAGTGCGACGACGACCACCAAAGTGAGCAGCATTATCGGCAGAAGACATTTTGTTTACTACCCAAGAAAATTACGCACGTCAAGCTGAGCATGTCACACAGTTGGATGGCTCCACGGTGAACTGTTGAGCCTTGGCGGCGGCTTTGGTGCGCAGGTAGTAGCATCCTGTCTTCAATCCCTGCTTCCATGCGTAAAAGTGCATGGACGACACCTTGGACGGCGTCGGCTCCGACAGGAACAAATTCAACGACTGCGATTGGCAGATGAACGGCGCGCGGTCGCGAGCCATGGTAATCAGGGTCTTCATCGGAATCTCCCACACTGTCTTGTAGAGCTCCCGAAGCTCGGCGGGTAAGTTCATGCCTTGAATAGACCCGTTGTTCGCGATAATCTCCGTGCGCACCTCGGCAGTCCACAGCCCCAGCTTGACTAAATCCTCCACGAGGTACTTGTTCACGACCATGAACTCGCCCGAGAGGACGCGGCGGGAGTACAGGTTGGACGTGAAGGGCTCAAAGCACTCGTTGTTGCCCAGAATCTGGGACGTGGACGCGGTGGGCATGGGAGCAACCAGCAACGAGTTGCGCATACCGCCCACACACATCTTGCGAAGCGCGTCCCAGTTCAGATAAACAGACTTGGGTGCGTCTCCCCACAGGTCGCACTGCAGCTTGCCCTTGCTGGTAGGCGAACCCTGAAAGGACTCATACGCATTCTCGACGTCCACCGCCAATCCACGCCAGCCTCCAGACGATGCGCCCAACATGCTGGTTGTGGCTGCGGCGTAGTAGATGTTCTCAAAGATTTCGCGGTTCAGGTCGGCGGCCTTCTGGGACCCCCACGGAATCCGAAGGACTGCAAAGACATCGGCAAGGCCCTGAATGCCGATACCAATCGGGCGGTGGCGGAGGTTGGAGCGCTTGCACTTCTCCGTGGGGTAATACGTCTTGTCAATGACAATGTCCAGGTTCCGAGCCAAGACGCAGGTATACATTCGCAGCAACTCAAAATCAAACTTGCCATCCCGGACAAACTTGGGGAGAGCCAGAGACCCGAGGTTGCAGACCGCCGTCTCGTCGGGCGAGGTGTATTCGATGATTTCGGTGCAGAGGTTGGAGGACTTGATGGTTCCGAGGTTCTGCTGGTTGGACTTGGAGTTACACGCGTCCTTGTACAGAAGGTACGGGCCGCCTGTCTGAATCTGAGCATCTACAATCATCTGCCAAAGTTTCTTTGCAGGTATCTCCCTCATGGCGAGGTTCTTGCGCTCATATCCACAGTAGAGCTCGTTGAACTCATCGCCCCAGCAGTCGGAGAGCCCAGGGCAGGTATCTGGGCTGAACATGGACCAATAGCCGTCCTGTTCGACGCGCTGCATGAACAAGTCGGGAATCCAGAGACCATAAAAGAGGTCGCGAGCACGCTCATCGTCATTACCCGTGTTGAGTTTGAGACGAAGGAACTCCTCAATATCTGCATGCCAAGGCTCCAAGTAGATAGCGAAAGACCCATTGCGCTTTCCTCCTTGGTTTACATACTTTGCCGTGTCGTTAAACACCTTCAGCATCGGCACGATACCCGTAGACTCTCCATTGGTTCCGTGAATCTCGCTCCCCCGAGCACGGATATTGTGGATAGACATCCCGATACCGCCTGCCCACTTGGAAATCTGCGCACACTCGCCCAGTGTATCGTAGATGCCCTTGATGGAATCCTCCTGCATGTGGACCAGAAAGCACGACGACAACTGCGCATGCTTCGTGCCCGAGTTGAACAGGGTAGGGGTCGCGTGGATAAAGTAGCCCTGCGACAGCGCATCGTAGGTCTCCTTGACACGCGCAACGTCGCTGCCGTGGAGCTGAATAGCCACACGCATCCACATGTGCTGGGGGCGCTCCCATGTGCGGCCGTCGCGACGTGTCAGCAGATACCCCCGCTCCAGTGTCTTGTACCCAAAGTAGTCAAACATGAAGTCACGAGAGTAGTCAATCATGCTCTCAAGCCCCAAGTCCTGGGCCACACAGTAGTAGGACTCAGACGCAATGCCCTCGTCAAACAGCACCTGAGCCGAATCAATCAGACGAGCCGGCGTGTTCTTGTGGTGGTTGTCAATCAGAATACGGGCTGCTAACTTGCCGTAGTTCGGGTGATAGCGTGCCTGCATCATGGCACACGTCTCGGCCGCAAACTCGTCCAGCTCCGACGTCTTGATGCCGTCCTGAATCTGATTGCAGACCTTCTGTGCGACCAAATCAGGGTTCACGTGCTCAAGTCCCTCGGCCAGCCGCTGGAGACGAGTCAGCACCTCGTTGAAGGAGACAGGTACGCGGTCACCGTTACGCTTTGTGACGTAAAGATGGTCAGCCATTAAGTTTACCTCCTCCATTGTATGTAAGCGAGATTTATCGGCCGTCCCAGAAATCGGGATGAGAGTATCTATCGAGATGAAACACTAGGAATGTACCCAATTTGTCGAGTACTTCGTGGTTGAGCTTATACTGAGTGAACGTGACCCACGAATGTCCATATCCGATTCGACTGAGTTTGTGTATCTTCTCAATGTCATTGGTTGCAAAGTGCTCAAGAGATTGCTTAACTCCGATAAGAGGAGTCACATTGACAAACTTGAATCCGTGATACAGTGCCAAATACAGCAGATAGATGCAATTGTCGGGGCGAGAGTAGATGGTCTCAGGAATCGGGCATATCTCAAAGAAGTGCGCAAGGTGCTCTCGCCTGTACACAGGAAGGTCGCTCCACCAAAAGCACAACTTGAAGTCCTCCGTCAACTCCTTCGCCACGTAATAGTCTGCTCCCTTGAATGCGTTGCATGCGGGGCGCGTGAGGCCGCTCTCACCGCGACCGCAGTAAATCTGCTTGTTCGCAAACAGGGATTCAATCTTACCCAACACGTTCTCTGGCGTAAAGTTCTGCACCACCAGATGAGTCTCTGCGTCACAGACGATGAAATAGTCTTGCGGCGCATCGCGCAGCTGTGACAGGGCATAGAACTTCTTGTAGTCCACAATACCACACTGTGACACCATGCTGTACTCCAATCCCTGCGGAATCACAATGGACGTCGTATACGTCGGATGACAAAACACATCGGCATCCTCCTGACTAGAGAAGACAAGGTAGACGTGGACCGAGTTCGGTGGCAATTGCGTCAAGAAACGATAAATATGGTGGTAGTAGGGCGGATGTACCGGTATCACGAAAGCAACCTTGTCCATTTCATATGACCTCCAGTTCATAGGTAAATCACTTCCTTACGTTGCGAGACGCGATGGAAGACATAGATGCCGTAGGTCTGTATGTGGCGGTAGGTGCGTGGCTAGGTGTTGCAGACGGCGCGGGATGCGGTGTGTATCTAACCGACACAAATGGTGTAGCAGAAGACGGTGTTGCAGTATGGCGAGGACTAAGAGCGTCATCGGCGGCGCCCACAACCACGGTTGCCAAGGCAGAGGCCAGTATACGAAGCATCTTGTCTTGTTACTCTGTTTTCATCTTGACTGTAATATGCATAGACTCCAACTCGCGGGTGTACAGCCCCATGCAATAGGGCATGTTCACCATGTCGCGACTGGTGTCCAGCTGCCCCGTCTCGCGGTCAATCTGGAACGTGTGGGCATCTGAGCGGTCCATCATGGATTCCTGTGTGAACTTGGCCATGCCGTGCCCGATTAACGCGTCGCGCTCCATCTCGCCGATACGCAGTCCACCCTCGTCTGCCCTGCCTTCCAATGGCTGATGTGTGAGCAGCTTGCGGGGGCCTGTCGAGCGGGCATTCACCTTGTCCTCCACCATGTGCTTCATCCGCTGGTAGTAGGTGGGACCCATGAAGATATCGGCCTCCATCATCTCGCCCGTCTGTCCATTGTACAGGGTCTCGGTGCCATACGGCTCAAATCCCTGTTCCATCATGATGCGCTTCAGTGTCGGCAGGCTGTCGGACGTGGTGAAGGGCGTGGCATCCACGAATGCACCCAGCTTCAAGGCCAAGCGACTCCACGAGCTCTCCATCCAATGGCCGATGGTCATGCGGGTGGGTAGAGCGTGAGGGTTGAACAGAACGTCGGGGCGCACACCGCGGGCCGTGAAGGGCATGTCCTCCTCAGGCAGAATCAGTCCCAACGTACCCTTCTGCGAATGACGGCTTCCCAACTTGTCGCCCAGCACAGGGTACCGCTCTTCAGCCACACGAATCTTGACACCCTTCAGTCCATCACGCGTGGCGTAGCGGTACACAGACTCCACACGCCCGTGCTGCCCCCGCTTCGGCTTCTCGGACACATCGCGGTATCCCGTAATCTTGCCGTTGATGTCCTGGATGGGAGCTACGATGCCAACCAACACCGTATCCTCCGTCATTTCCGTGCCCACCAGAATCACGCCCTCGGCATCCAGCTTGTCGTAGCTCATGCCCTCCTTGCGCTTCACCGACTCCTTGAACAGCGGATTGACGGCGGGATTGGCGAACTCGGTGTGGATTTGCGTGGCAGGGTCCGTCATTTCCTCCATGAAGTCGTAGGAGTGATAGTACACAGTCTGGAACATTCCGCGCTTCATGGACGCCTCGTTAATCATCACCGAGTCCTCTTGGTTGAAGCCTGCGTACGTTGTGATGGCTACGAGCGCGTTTTCTCCATGCGGCATACATCCACCTGCTCCCATGATTTCGCGATATACCCACGTCTGCGTCAAGGGGATTTGCGGCAGCACAGCCATGACGGCAATCGTGTCAAATCGCTTCAGGTAATTGGTATTGAACCACGAACACGTCTGCTTGGTCTGCGCAATGGCAAAGGCGTTGCGCGTCCCGGGGTTGTGGTCCGAGAATGGAATCAACCCCGTCAGCGCCGACAAGGTAAAGAGTGCATGAATCTCTGACTGCACCTTGGGGTGGAACGGTTGAATGGACAGGCGAGTGATGTCTTGCTCTTCGGCGTCCAGGTAGTCAATCAACTCAGCAATCTCCGTCCAGTCCTTGGCGGCACGAACCTTGTCGGCCGTTACGCCTTCGCGATAGACAGGGCGGATAGGGCGTCCACCGTCGCACGTCAGTGTGTAGACATTGGCCACGCGGTCCCAGCCGAGCGACAGCGCAAGTTTACGGGTTCTGCGCTCCTTCACCAGGTGGGCGTGCATCTCCTCGCTCCTGCCGATGCACACGCCGACTAAATCTGAATTCAGGAACACCGGGGTCCACGTAGGCTGCCATGTGGACGGATGGACGGATGCAATGGGGCGCACGTACGCCTTAAGCATAGCCCGAACCGTGTCCATTGCCAAGGGTGTGGAGATGCGAGCCATGATAGCCAGTGCCTTGATATACCCGATGTTGCGGCCGTCGGGCGAATCCACTGGGCACATCAGTCCCATCTGCGACGCGTGGAACCGACGGGGTTCCTTCTTGTTGGACGTGCGGTCCATCTGCAAGTTGGTGCGACGCAAGTGGCTGATGACACCCGCGTAGGAGACACGGCTCAGCTCCTGCGCAATGCCTTCGGCTCCTCCCCATGACCCCTTGAACGACTTCAGGAACTCGCCCAACAGCTTGTACTTTTTCCAGTAGAAGCCGAGGTTGATGGGCTGGAGCACGTTCACCAGCTTGTCTCCAGCGTAATTCACGCGCTCGAACTGATTGACCTTCTTGTCCAGCTCCAGCAGCATGTTACGGGCCGTCTCGCGGAAGATGCGACGGAACTCGCCGAAGCACAAGTCACCCGATGTCTGCAGCCGCTTGAACTTGAAATGGTCGCGGTCTGTGGGTTGAGCCAAGTCCAACGCCATCTCCATCGCCATACGCAACATACGTCCAAGCTGGTACCCCTTGCGACGGAACAGACCTCCAACGTCGTCGTCTGTCTCCACATGCGGAAACAGCAGGTCGTGGAGACTGCGCACCACTTCGGGACGAGAACGCGTACGGGTCTGCGCCACCAGAGCCTCCATGTCGTTCGCCACCTGCTTGTCATGGCTCAGCATCAGCTGGTAGAACAGCGTGTCGTAGGCCACACGGTCGTGGTCGTTCGTGCCTGCAAGCAGAGTATCGTACACGTCCTTGTCGGTGGTCAGACCCAGTGCACGGAACACGCTGAAGACGGGCACGGGGTTCTCAAAGCCAGGAAGGGTAATCAGCGCCAAGCGGTCAGTCAAAACGGTTGTCGGCGGCGGAATGACCAAGAAATGGGAAAAGGGTCCGCGGCTCGCATCCTCGGACACAGACCGGATTGCAGCATAGTACTCTTCCTTCGTGTCGTAGTGCACATTCTCCAGTTCAATCTCCTCGGACTTTTCCACAGGCCCCGCGGGACGCGCAGGGTTCACCACCTGCGTCCTCTTGCCGCAGTAGAACAAATTGTTGCCCAACTTCTCCTGGGTCAGCAGCACCTTCTCAGACCCGTCAATGATGAAGTAGCCGCCCAGCTCAAACCTGCATTCGCCCACTGAGTAGCCATCCATTCCCGTCAGGTAGCACAGCCGACTCCGCAACATCAGCGGAATCTTGCCCATCTCAAAGTCGGCAAAGACCTTGGTCACCGTGTTTCCCGCGGGGAATACATAGTCCACTTCCAAATCCGCAATCAGTGTGACGGCGTACGTCGTGTTGTCTAGACGGCAACCGTGGGGCAGCACGGCATTGCCCATCTCGTCAGTCGGTGCCACCCACTTCAGCTTGTCGGCTCCCTTGCCCCCCACCCAGATTCGGATGTACCGCTTGTCGGGCAGCTCCAGCTCAAACGGGTTGGAGGCGCGCAAGAAGGACGGGATACGGGCATCAAGCATGTCGTTATAGGAATCCACATGGTGCTGAATCAACGGGAAGGCCGTGTCCCGAAACAGCGACCGCAAGACGTGCTGCGGAACATCCATTAGTAGTTCGCAAGCATTTTCTCAACCCATGCTAACCACGACTATGTGGAGCGAAGTTCGTCGTCCTCAGTTCTTGGAGGAGGTGGTTGGGCATCGCGAAGTCAAGTCACGACTGCAGTCCTACCTGACGACGAAGCCGCATTCCAACGTCATTCTGCTTCACGGCTCGCCCGGTATCGGAAAAACGACCATGGCGCTGGCGTCCATCCGGTCCTGCGGAATGGAGCCGTTGGAAATCAATGCAACTCAGTCTATGCGGTCTCACGATGACGTTGCCCGGCTCATCGCATCCTACCGCCACACCCGCAGCATCTCCTCCATGATTCGTGGCGACAACAAGGCCTCCTGCTTGGTGTTGGACGAGGTGGACGGCTCCGACTCCCATGCCCAGCGCAAGCTGACGGAGTGGTTTGCGTCCACAGAACGAACCCTTCCGATTCTTCTGACCTGCAACGAGGTTCCGCGGATTTTCAAGGCGTGTGCCCGCATTGAAATTCTGCGTTGTTTTCCTCCTTCTGTGTCGGATTTGACTCCCCTGTTCCCCAAGCACGACCTCCAAGCATTGGCCAAGACGTGTCAGTACGACGTGCGACGCATGCTCCACTGCCTGCAATACGGACGGTCAGAGGCGCTTCCTCCGCCGTGCCCAGTCTTCAAGCAGAGCCCCGAAGTCAATGAGATTCTCCGACAGAAAACGTGGTTCGCCACAGACCCCATAGTTCAGGCGTTAACGTCCACCGTGAGCGGAACGCCTGCTTCCCGTTGATGTTGTTGACCACCTTGGCCAAATACCTCTCTGGGTTCCAGAACACATCCGTCTTGCTGACCGTATTGCCTCGGTGTCCCATCACCACGATGGTCTTTTCCGAATCCACCTGAATCAGGTTTGCATTCCAACCGTGCGTGAAGGACGCCTCCTCACCAAAGGTGCGCGAGGGGTCAAATCTGTTGTTCAGGGCATATCGTCTCCGCATCGTCCAGGTCCCCGCCGTTGCGTGCTTGTCGTGATACGGTCCAACGGACATCAGGGCATTGAGTTCCGTTAGCATCATGTACATGAACGAGCACCCCGCAATGTCGGCCATTGGCTTTGCCTTCAGGGCATCCACACCCGTTTGAATCCGCTCGGGCGGGTAATAATCGTCGTCATCCCAGAACACGATGAACTCGCACCCAGTCTCAAGCGCTAACTCCAGACACTTGTTTCGCATTTCGGCAATGGTCAATGGCTCGAGATGCCGGTGGAGAGTGGTCAGTTCACTTGGGGTCCACCCACCCTGACCCTGTGTATTGTCCAGCACAATCCAGCGGTCTGGCTTCATGGTTTGTCTTCGCATACACGCCTCAGAGAAGGCTTGTGTCCACCCGCGGTCGCGTGTTGGTGTGCACACACAAATGCTCATTCCTCTTCCTCGTCCTCACCGCGTATATCGTTTCGGCACACAGGGCAGCGGACGCTTGTACCAAACCACTGCGTGATGCACGCATGGTGAAAATGGTGTCCGCACTGGCTGAGACGAGTGCATGGGGATACAAGGCCGTCCTGGCAGATGGCACACAATTCATTGAGCGGGGGCGCCGCGTTCAGCTCAACCGCGGATGCAATCTGAGCAGGCGTGGGAATCACAGGGACGGGCTCGTGGAATGTCCGCATCAGGTCGCTCGTGAGGTCAATCGTAAAGTTCGCACGCGGAACCAGCTGGCGCGGACGCGGTGGAGCCACGACGGTGCGAAGGATGTCCAGCATCACCATTGTCTGTCGGTGGCGGTTCGACATGACGCGGTTCCGAGCAGCCTCGGGCAGGTCAATGGCAAGGCGGGCAAAGTGTGTATCGTTCTCAATGATGTCTCTCAGGAGCGGAACAACGTGGGGCAGCATTGTTGTCTAAACCGAACAACCCTTAAGCCGCATGCAGTAGAAGATATATTCAGGCTCGTAGGGGTCGGGGTCCCTGAGCTCAATCGGTATGTCGGCTTGTATAAATTTACGGCACGCAACCAGACGTTTGAACTGTAGGGTCCGAAACAGGCGTAGGAGTACGCAATCTCGTTGGGACCACCTGAAAAAAGGTTTGTGTCGGTCTGGCCACAATTCGCCCCCCTCATACACCTCGAGGTTCTCGACCTCGAGAAGTGGCCGTGGGGTGGCCTCCATTACTTCTTAACCGGATTTGCGTCTAATACCGACGGCGGCTGTGGCGGCGGCGGCGCCGTGTGCGCCTACCCGCGGAGGCTACCGTTGCCGTCTGCGGCATGGTGGACGGGACAGGATTCATCGCAACCACCTGCTTCACCTTGGGTGCAGCAGGCGCCTTCGGAGCAGCGGGCGCCTTCGGGGGCTTGGCCACCTTCGCGGTCTTGGACGCCGCCTTCATCTGCTTCATGTGATTCTTGAATGCTTCCTTGGACTTTGTCAGTTCGGACTTCAGCGTTGTGATTTGAGCACGGAGCTTGTCAGTGGACTCAACCTTGGCACTCGCGTCCTTGCAGAAACTGTCGACCTTTTGACGCAGTGTGGGCATCCTTACTTCTTGGCGAAGAAAGCATCCAAGGGGCCCTTCACCATAGAGTGTCCCCGCTTACGGACCATCGCTTGGAGTTCAGGCGAACCTACGAACATCATTCCATCGAGCACCTTCTCCTTTTGTTTGAGTACAGACAGTGTCGCCTCCTCGTCGAGTTCGTTTGAGTTAAGCGTTGGCTGCTTCTTTGCGATTGCCTCTCGGAGCCTATCAAATACAGCCGTATACGGGACTGCTGGCGGTTTATATCCCTCTAGCTGCTCGATACACAGCGCGAACAGCTGAGCCACAGGGTTTTGTATCTGGTTTTCAACATAGAACCTCGCATCGTAGTGCAAGCTGTTCGCCTTCACAAAGTCTATATGCTCAATTCTCTTACCCTGTTTACTCTCGCCCGCGTTTTCGGCTACATACACATACTGCACACGGTCTCCCACCTTGGGAGCCGTTCCCGGGTCGCGGTCCGCCATGCGGTCCGCCAGCACGCGGTGAGCAATCTGCTCCGGATTCTTGTAGTCGTCCCGCAGCGACTTGGAGAGCACGAACTTCTCCAGCGGCACCTTGTTGTCCAAGATGTCCTTCAGCTTCTGCTTGACGAACGCAGCTGCTTTGCGCACATCCTTCTCCTGCAGCAGTGTGTCCAGCGCTCCACCGAACACGTCCTTCACGATGGGCGCATTGTCGCGCCGCTTCAGCACGATACCCATGGACATGCGCTTGGCCTTGGCGGGGTTCGGGTCCTCTTCGTACTTCATGCCGACGTAGCGCTTGCGACAGAACAGAATGAATGGATAGAAGGTTTTCTCGTACGCGATTTTGTACGGGCGACGACACTGGTCGGTGATGCTCCTCCCCGCCGCGATTCCAAGGCGGATGGACTCCGCGAGGTCTTTGGTGGGGAATTTGATGAAGATAGAGTCTGTGTCCCCATAGATGACCTCTCCGTTGAATTCGGACTCCACGATGTGTTTGGCCTTGTACAGAGCAGTTCGTCCTGCGGCGGTGGTGCAGGCGGCAACACACAGCTTGCGGATGGGAGACGTACGACTACCAGTCTGCCCATACACGCTGTTGGCGACGACCTTGTAAGCAAGCTGAAGACCATTATAGACAGAGCGAGCAGCATCATCGTATTTGGGATCCTCCATCATTTGTTTGTACTCCTTCCGTTTTGCCAGCAGAATCTCTAGTGTCTTGGGCAGAACACCCGTCAGCATCTCGTTGCTCCCCGGTTGGACGAACGTGCACACCACCTTGCCCGTCACCACGCCCTCGTCATCCTTGAGCTCGTAGCTCACCTCGTCCAGCTTGTACTTCTCCTCCAGGTCCCGCACCGTTTCCATGGAGAGCCCAAAGTGTCCGAGCTTGCGTCCCTCCGTGTCAAAGTGGCGCTCACAGACCAGCGTGTCGGGCGACAGGTTGTAGGCAATCATGTTCGTGGGATACAGCGAGTTGAAGTCCAGTACAGACACGGGCTGGTCCAAGTACATACCAATCTTGGGGCTGATGACGACTGCGCCCTCGTAGGTCTGGTCGCCCATGACATTCTCCAGCGTCCGCAGAATCTGGTCGCGCTGAGCCGCATAGTAGGCCACGGCTGAGAAGATTTTGATACCCTGACCCCGAGTCAAGACATACTGCATCGGGACCTTGCACACATCCGCCATTCCGCGGGTATTGACCAGTGTGTCCAGCTTGGACATCAGCGTCAGCACCAGGTCGCAGTCCTGAATGCAGTACTTGGCAATGCGCGCCCTGCCATCCGGCCCGCCCTCGCGGTGGAGACGAAACAGCTCGTGCGGCTCCACGTCGTCCTTGGTGAAGGTCCACTCAATCTGCTTCCGTTGGGCTGGGCTCAGGTCAGCGAACAGGTCTGCAGGTGCGTCCACTGTAAAGGTCGTCGGCGTCAGTGCGAGGACCTTGAACTTTTCGCCATCTCGATACGGGTCCGTACTATTTCCCACAAGGTCAAAGCGGGCAAAGTTACCCACGCATAACCCCCGAGTGCTCTTAGTCGTGACCACATTGTTTGTATAGCTGAGAACCTTGTCGCGGAGGAAGACGGAGGCCACAGAGTCCAGCTTGAAGGAGTCCAGTGAATGTTCGCGGCGCATGTTGAGCAGGAGGTCCACCGACATGCGACCGCGGAGACACATGATGCGGAGGTCGTATTTGCCCGACGCCAGCTCAAACTTCTTGGTCTCTGCGAACTTGACGACCCATCCGTCACCACGCTTGCTCTTGGCCGCAGGGCCGCGACTCAGGTTGATTTCCTCAGTCAGTCCCAGCTGTCTGCAGCGCTCCTCCACATACCCGTCATCAAAGCCGAATGTGTTATAGCCGCAGATGACGTCGGGGTTCTCGTCGAGCACACAGTTGAGGAAGGCGCGAAGGACATCGGACTCCGTGCGGCAGCCCATGAAGGTCGTGCCTGGGTCCTCGGACTTGGACACGGTCCCCAGCACGAACACGTACTTGCTCGTGGGCGTCATCATGTCGTCGGACATACGGAAGGACACGCCAATCTGAATGATGGGGTCCTTGGTGGCGACAGGAAACTGCTGGCCGACCAGCGGACAGACCTCCAAATCGTAGGACGCCACCTTCAGTGGAATGTGAGCGGTGGCAGGGAACACCTTGCTGTAATGACACGTGTACATCACGTCCACCGCCATATCCTCCGGAGACTCAACTCGCGTGCCCTCAAACTGGAGGGGAGAGCCAGGACCCAGATGGCGCTCGTGGATGAGTCGCAGAAAGGGCGGCAGGTCGGACTCGTAGAGTACATATGGATGGGGCTTGAGGTTGCGATGTGCCTCGGTATTGCTATTTTCAAACTTCCTCTTCTTCTCGTGAAACTCATTCAGTGTAGAGCACGTCACCTTCCATACGCTCGTCTTTGCAAGGTCGTTGAATCCGGCAAAGACGTCATACTTCTTGACATGTGTGGCCCCGCCCGGGTCGGACCCACCACAATAGAAGTACGGACTGAAACCAGTGATGCGTAGGCAGGCGACCATGCCGTCCTCGGTGCGGCCGTAGACGTCGACCACATACTCCTTGACCTTATTGCGGGTAACATCATGCTCATGCCAGTCACAGGGCTGGAGAACAACCATTGTTTTACTACACGATGTTTGGTGGACCGGCAAAGTAGGAGGTGAGACATTGCTCTTCAGGCGCTCCTCAGCTGCCTTCTGCTGGGCAATGCGCATCTCTTCAGCCTGGTCGATTACTTTCTGCACAAGTGCAGCCTTGATAGCTTCTTTCTTCAGGTAGTTGTCCCTGAACCCATTGCACCATGCAATGTACTCGTCGTCATCGAGGTCCCTGAAATCGGGAGCAGTGTGCCCGTCGCCGCCATTGGTATCCTTCATTGACGGCGCATTCTCCAGGTAACTTAGACACCCCGACGCGACTAGGATACAGAAATTGGTCTTGTTGATTTGGACTAGGTATTGGTGACGACACAACGCGCCGCATGCACATTGTTCCTTTGCAGAATGGGTTATCTTGTCCCCCAGTCGGTCGGCGCTTGTGACCTCAGGGAAGCCATGTCGTGCGAGAAATCCAAAGACCTTGTGTTTAGACGTTGCCATTCAGATACTTAACTGCCGTGCCTATTTGAAAGCTCATTCGTTTTGCGTGAAACTTTCTGGGTTTGATGATAAGCATGTCGTCGAACCCAATCGACTTTTTCTACGCCCTGACTCGTGGGCGCAATGACACAGCCCGTGCCGATGCGGATGCCGTGGCCAACGAGTCGGCGGCGTCTCGCGCCCAGACAATGAACGATGGAGGATGCTCAGAGACTCTGAACCCCGCACTGGCTATGGCTGACCAGCCCGGTATGATTCCGACCAGCGGATTCTTCATGCCTGGAAATGGCTGCAAAGTGGACACCAACTCCGAACTCCGTTGGGGTGACCCCGAGGCGTGGCGCGTCAAGGGACCCAAGCAGCTGTGGGCGCGCCCCTTTGCCACGACGCCCAACATGGGCGGAGGCTCCCCTGCGGAGGTGGATACCGAATCTGGATTGATTCGCTCCCAGCTCCAGCGGGGCACGAAGGACAATTCCACAATCATGGACAAGGCCATCCCCAACTACTATCAGCCGCTCATTCCAGTCAAGCAGGCAGAGTACAGCAACCCTGACAACTGGATTCTGGACAAATGGGCGCGCGGAGGGGACCCGACACGCTTAATCCAGGCAAAACGTGTAGAGTCTTCTACATAATGCGAGTGTTGTTCTTTGCGACGCGAATGCCCGACCTGTGCGGTGCGTTCCTGCACGATATTGACTTAGCCATCGAACTTCAGAAACGTGGCCATCAGGTCACGTTTATGACGACCGAGAAACCGAAGGAGGGATACAATGGTGGCATGTACCGCGGATTCCGCTTCATGCATTACACTGCGGGCACCGAGCTGCTTGAAGCCAGCCAAGTGTGGATTTGTCCCCACGCGCCCGCCCTGCCGATTGTTCGTAAAATCAACAGCCGTGGTCTTGACCGCCCTATGGTCGCAACCTGCCACTTTGACGGGCGATACAAGGCCATCACGGACAACATTACGGGTCAGTGGAATGAGATGCTGTTCTTCATCAATCGCAAGATGGAGTCTAACTTCCGCGGCGCCGCCATTCCGTGGCCGCGCTCAATTGTCCGCACCGACGTCATTCGCCCCATCATGCACGAGGACAAGATTCGGATGGACCCGTACCCTTCGGGCAACATGATTACGCTGGTCAATGCGAACGTGAACAAGGGAGTCCATCAGTTCATTGAATTGGCCAAGCGCATGCCCGACCGCAGGTTCCTTGGCGTCGTTCCCTACTATGGAGAGCTGTGGGTCCCACCTGCGCCCGCCAACATTGAGTGGACTAAGTTTGACGACGATGTGCGGAACATTCTTGCGCGGACCCGTATCTTACTGATGCCGAGCAAGTATGAGAGTTTTGGTCGTATCGCGGTGGAGGCCATGTACAACAAGATTCCCGTCATTTACTCCAAGTCCAATCCCAATGCGGAGTCGCCTGGAACCACGGAGGGAGTAGAGGAATGGATTCTCCCTGCTGGAATTGCCTGTGAGCGCGACCGTCCCGAACAGTGGATGAGTGCGATTGCGTCACTGGACGACCCCGAAGTATACGCAGCTCGGCAGGAGGTGTGCAAGGACTGCGTGACGAAGATGGACTTGTTCACAGAGGCGCCTCGGATTGCGGAGAAGGTAGAGCTGTTTGTGCAGGAGAACCCGGTTGTGGTGAAGATGCCGGGGGAGCGGGGGATAGTGCCTGGACAGCCTCAGATGCCGCGGCTCCCTCAGATGCCGGTGGGGGCTGCTCTAGGCTTTTCCGGTGGGCGCCTGAAAATACGAAGGTAAGCTTGTCCATCAGGTCGCGACCCGCAGCACACCGCGCCTTCTGCTCCTCGTCTTGTCCTGTCTCCGCCTTGGGAGGCGTCGGAATGTGCTTCTCTCCAGACACCACGGGCTTCTTGAACAGGGCGTCAAGTGCAAGCAGGACGTCGCCATCGTGTGCGGCAAGCGCGTCCTCGGCTTCTTGGCGCGTGCAGTTGGTGAAGGACATGATGGTCTCCATTACTTTTCTTGGAAGAAGTGTAATAGCTGAAGATGCGTTTCGTTGAAGAACTCTGTCCACCTGCGCTGCTCTACCTTATTTTCTTGGTCGTCCAGCTCGGACTGGACCTTGGACTCGGACTGTGGGTCACATTCGCGGTCAAGCTAGTCGTTGGTCTGTTCTTCGTCTACCTGCTGAACACCTTCTGTGGTATTGGACTGTCGCCCGTATCGTGGTTCATCGTGGCCGCGCCGTTCGTGATTACAGCCCTTGCGACAGCCGTGTCCATGCAGTTGGACTTGGACCAGATCATTCTCATCCAGAACGTGCCGAGCCGCGAGAAGTTCACCGGTGGGGATGGCAAACGCGTATCCATTGACCATTACCCTCTGAACTCCAGCGCCGTCGCCTAGGCAAAAACGGATTCTCGGCGCAGGAGGGAATGAGACCTCACCGCCAAAGATGTCCTGCTTCTGCCTTCGCCTTCGCCGTGCGCTCGCTGCCTTCTTCGCCCCGTTCGAGATTGCCAACCGCAAGTACCTTCTCTCAGAGTACGATGAGTACGATGAGACCATGACCCATGTCCCCGAGGACTCCATCTATGTAGAGGAGTGGGAGCGTGACGGTGAGTTCCGCCGTCGTCTGCTCTACGAGTGCGAGGAGATTACGCCGTACGAGGGCAATCCGTTCAAGGCCTACAAGAGTCCGTGGATTTGGATTGGCGACATCACTACGGACGTTGACCTGACGGATGCAGTGAGTCGCTACCTCATGCCTGGGAACACGATTGCGCTGGACCTCCTGTTCCGCTTCATTCGTTGCACGAGCGAGACACAGCTGATGTTCGTGGACCCGCGCACGATGGAGCTTGTGAAGTTTCCCGCGGAGGGAGTAAGGATTGAGGCGAATGGCTCATAAGCCCAAGACCGCATTTCAAACCGCCGAGAGGTACATTCAGTTAACCAAGGTGTGGGAAACTGACGAGTGGGTCCCACTCATCAAGCATATCAACGAGATGATTCTCATGCCGTTGATAGCCTTCTTTTCATATTGTGCTGGGTATTCGGATATCATGTTTTGTCTGTCAACGTTCGTAGGCGCAACGTCTGCGTGGACAGAGTTTGGGGAGTTTGTTGAACTGAAGTTCGTGATGCAGCGAATGGAGCTTCAAGCCCGACGTGTGGGAGGTCCCTTCATCTCCACCAACGACCCGACCTACATGCCGTACGTGTGGGCGGATGCGGTGACTAGACTTCGCGCGCGCCGCCTGTCTCCGTCGTCATGAGACCGTATCCACCTGTGGTGAGGACGCCGCCACTAACGGGATTGGCGGCCCGAAACTGATTGGCCATGCCTTCGTGTCCCTCACCCACGAAAGCCCCGTACGGTGTACCAGTGACCATGCCGCCGCCCTTCATCGGAATGCGCGCCTTGCGAGCACGGGCCGTGAGCGCACGACGAGACCCCGAGACCTTCAAGCCCTTTGCCTTCAGAAGGCGCTTAATCGTCGCGACGGACTTTTTTTTTACGACCCGTCGGGTCTTCCGCGAGCCACGACGACGACGTCCGCCCCCCGAGGCATTGCCACCGCGACCAGGGTCACTGAAGCCTCCCGCTCCGACAGGACCGCCGGGTGCGGGATCCGTGGCGCCGTCGCCGCCGCGGGCCGCGTTACCAGCACCAAGCCCAGAGTTCGCCTGGTCTGGGGAAAACGAGTATCCTCCACCACGCCGCGTGCCCTTGCGGCGACGGCCGCCCTCAAGCGCGCTTCTAGTCATACAACCACTGCCCCCTTTCATAGAACGACGACGACGAGCCATTTACTCTTCGTCGGGAAGATGTTCTGGAACGAGGGGTGGCTGCTCGCTGAAGACGCCCATCGTTCCAGGCATGTCGTCGTAGGCCTCGTAGCCGCGAAGTAACGCATTGGCAGGTGCGTCTCCAATGGTCGTCAGAGCCGTCAAGTCGGGGCGATGGAACTCTGTAAGCAGGGACGCCAGTATCTCCTGCCGTTTTCCGAACGACACCTTGTTGTGCACACACTCTCCATTCACTGTCCACACGTCGTAGGCAACAATCTGCTTGGGACCGAGGCGCACACAGCGAAGCACAGTGTCAAAGCACAGGCGCTCGTCCATCACGATGGGCAGATGCTCCTCAGCCTTGCCATCCGTCCAAACCGCCTTAGGGGTTCCATCCATGTCGTGTCCGAGCACGACCCAACCAGGCAACCCATTGTACTGCGGAACCACTTTACAAGTCCGCGATGTTGGTTGCCCCTTCTTGACTAGAGGGTGCCATGGGTAAAGTGACCGAATTCGCTTCAGCATTCTCCTTCTTGGTCGGCTGCGTGTAATACTCAGGCAACGGCGGTTCGGCGGGCGGCGCGGGGGGCGCGGCCATCGTGGGCGGTGGAGTAGGCATGGTCGTCACGGGGGCAGGAGTAGGCAAGACCATGGGCGCGGGCATCACCGTCGGGGGATACATCCAACGGACCAGCAAAAAGATGGCTATGTGGAGGACCACGAATACGCAAACAGACCCGAAGGCAAGACCAATCGCGTCCCAGACGTTCATTGTGTTGGACTTACTTTTTCTCGGGCACGATTCTACGCACCTCTTCAAAGTAAAAGGCTGTAGTCGGGTCAGTGCGCTCACACCACCTGCGGGGTGCGTCCGAGTACTCTGTGTAGGTAACATGTTCTACGTGGTAGACGCGCGACAGCACTCCGATGGAGTAGGGGCGTTCCGTAAGCAAAAGTGTGTCCCCTGTTCGCTGAAGCAGCTGAAAGGTTTGAGTGTGGACATTGATGCGGCCCAATCCGGTGTAGAGGTACTGGGTCTCTACTGTTTTCCCCTGGGCCTCAGCCCACGCGGGCGGGGTATCACTGCACCGCACCTCCATTCCTTACTGTATTAGCACGCACGATTCGCTCTAGGTCAGTCGGCGACTCAAGAATCTGGTTCATCTTGGCGACTGCCGCCGTAATGGAGTCCTCGATAACCGCCCACTGCACGGGGTCGTTCAGGAACTTGGTGGTGCGCGTGGGACTGTGAGGAAAGCGCTCAATCAGCTCAGCCTCTGTAGCACCCGACATCTTCATGTAGGTCCGCAGCTGAATCTCGTCGTAGACGGGCACCTCGGGGAAGAAGCGCGTGCGGTCCTTGCTGTCCACGATGCGGTTATGCGCCGCCACCCAGCCGTCCGTGCGCCCCACCAACTTGAAGGTCGGAAAGTCCATCTTCAGGTTCTTGGTGTTCCGCTCCACCACCTGCACGTTATTGTCAGTCTCGTACGTGTTCAGAATCTTGTCCTCATTTGTGAGGCCGCGCTTCTTGGACACCTCGCCACGTGCCTCGGACACCAGCTGGTTGAGCACCGTCTCGCCGAGGTGAGCATACCGCATGTTCAGCACCATGCGGGAGTGGACCTCCACGTCCTCCAGAGCCGCAGCCACGTTTCCCGACTTGGCGGCGTCGAGTGCCGAATACACAACCTGCCGAATATTGGCATCCTTGAAGACCTCGTCCTTGAGTGCAGCAAATGAGCGAAGACCGAGGCGCATCTCAACCTCGCGAATCTTGGGTGCAACAGCCTTATCCTTACAGAAGAGCTCGTAGAAGACCTCATCAACCTTCTGATACTTGTGGAGACCGCAGACACCAGCGACGCGAGTGGCAGAGATAGAGGGGATAAAGGTCGCCATTGGTATCCTTCAACTTCAACTTCATCATTCCGTTTTTGCGGTTACGAAGAGAAGGATTGCTGCATCCGCTGAATGGCGTCAATCCACCGCGGCATGCCCTCCAGCAGTTGGGAGATTGCCAGCGTGTTGCCCGCTACGGGTGAGGTATCCAAATTTGACTCGCACACAATCACCACGGCCGCAATCAACAACGGCCGCTTCGCCTTGTCGGAGGGCGACCAGCGCAGACAGTGCATCTTGTACAGGATGTCCACATACGGACGCGCCTGGGGGCTGGCCTGTTTCCGCACAGCCTCCCAGAAAATCCAGATTGGGTGGGTACCATGCTCGATGGAGACGAACTCGTCTGCGCGGCTGGCAAAGGGCAACACCATCTTGGACGCCTTCTTGTGTTCGCGGCAAAAGGTGAAGACCCACGACATCCAATACAAGGCCCGCGTCAGGTCACGCACATCCTGCCGAATGCAGTAGCAGAATTCGTTCATTGGAACCACAACAGGCATGGGGTCGTTGGGACGCAGCACAAGCTTGCCGTACATGGACGACGGCGCCTTGATGCTCTCTTGAATGGTCACAGGGTCAAAGTCGTGAACGGGCTTCAGGGTGGGCAGCGACGGCAATTTGTTCTTGCGGCACGCCGACATGGCTGCCGCCACTTCGCAGACAACACGCCGAACGTCCATATTGTTGCGAATGTCCGTCATGGACGACAGCGTATATCCAGATTCAAGAGGCATGTAGTTCTCGTAGGCGTTCGCCAAGTACGTGAAGACAGCGGGGTTGGCGCGGTTGATGTGAAGAGCCGCGGCCTCAAAGAAGGCATCCCACAAGGAATGCACCAGCCCCGAACACAATAACTCCAATGTCCAGTAGCACGCGTAATCCGCGTGACCCAACTGCACATTCTGTAAGAGGACTTTCCGGACGTGTGCCCGAGGATGCCCGCAAAATGTCTTTTTCTGAAACTCAAGAACACTACGCGGGTCGGTAATCTCCATTAGTATGAATACTGGAATTGAGGAACGACAGGACGAACGTACATCAGCTTGCCCACAAGAACGTAGATTGCATAGAGCAGAACCAAGACCAGCATCACGTTCAGGAACATGTCCAACCAAGGATACCACGTAGGAGCAGCCGTCTTGCGGTTCGTGATGTTGATTTCGTTCTGGAGGTCGCCGATTTGCTCTGTGAATTGGTTGACCGAATAGTGCAGGTCGTCGGACACACCCGAGTACAGACCCTTTGCAGACGCCAGCAAGTCCACGGTCTTTTGCAGATTGTCCTTCTGTGCCTGCAACGACGTGAACGACAATGTATACCGGTCCACCGAAGCCTGCGCACTCGCAGTGGCGGTGGCAATCGCCTGTTGCTGGGCTGCGGATGTTGTCTCACTCATTGTATCTGGGAAAGATAGATTGCGGCTGCGATACCCGTTGCGAGAATCAAGACCACCGACATCTGTGCAGCCCACATAGGCATCACCAAGAACGCAAGGATGGACAACAACAGCGTGAGCAGTCCGACCTGAATCACGTAGAGATTCTTGGCTTGGATGTCAAGTATCTTCTTCCGCTGCTTGACCTCTTGGGCTTCGGGTGTACCTGCCGTCGCGGGGCGGGGCGTGCGGGTGTTCTTCAAGAAATCGTCAATCATATCCGAAGTCTGTTGCCGAAGACGAGAGGATTGGTACATTTTCGCATTCTTGTCGCGAGACGCGTCAACGCCCACGCCTTCATACTTGGCCTCAACTGCCTTCTGACGAGCGGCTTGGTACTCTTGCTGACGCAACACGGCTGCAGCTTGTTCAGTTTGCGCTGCTTGGAGTGCGGCCGCTGCCCGTTGTTGAGCCGACAACTCGTCGTCGCCCGGCAGGTTCTCGCGGACACTGAACGACTCCTTCGTCGGCGGGAGGTTGGGTGGCAGTGGGTATTCAAACTCTGTTCCCTTGCTGCACATCGGCTTGTTCCCGCCTGCGTTTGAGTACGCAAAGCCTGGAGGACACGACACGTGGCACGTCTTCAGTGTCGCGTCCATCTCAAATCCAATAGGGCACTTGGCCTCCGCGGCGGGTGCAGCGGGTGCGGTGGTGGTGGCGGATGCCCCGGCAGCGGGCGCTGCGGCCGCCTGTCCCGGTGTGAGTTGGTCTACGTAATACGTCTTCAGTACGGCGATTATTGCATCCCGCACCTCTGGAGTCTTGTATTCCTTGACGAGCGCGCGGGCCCGACCCGCATACTCAATGACCTTCGTCTGTATCTCCAGCTGCTGAGGTGTACCCCCTTGGGTCTGCGGCGGCAGTGGGTGGTCAATATGTTTGTTCAGCTGTTCGTACAGTGGGTCGACGGCCTCGCGCAGTGTCGTCTCTGTTATCGCGCCACTTGTTTCCTTTATCTGGCGTCCGACAGCGAGAAGTCCAATCACAATTCCGACTTTTGAAAGTCCAACCAATTTGGTTTCTGTCATTCCGCCAACTTGCTGTGCTAGATACGTGTCCTCGGGGTATTTTGCCGAAATCGCCTTTGCATCAGCGAGTGCAGCCTTGGCAAGCGCGAGTCCATCGGAATACGCCTTCTGAAGGATAGGGGACGCCATCGACATAATCTGGTCAAAAATGTCGTTGATTTGTTCGGGGTCAGGCGGGGTTTCTGAGTCATAGACACCCGTCGCCATTCCTTCGCGATGATACTGGAACAATGCGATGACTACTATCAGAACCCCGAGCAAGAGTTCAACTTCCATTATCCTCTGTTAGGAAGAAAAGACCGAACTGCGCCGTAGATGGGCGCAATGAGACGAGCGTCACGGTTTGCGCCCTGGTCCCGCCATCCGAGGGCATTGGGAACGGGGGATACACCGTTGCGAATGTACGGCGCAATCGTGGCCGACATACGGATATAGCGGGTGTGTTCAGATGCGTCGGATGTTAAGCCCACGTGGCGAACGCCGTTGTTACCGAGTTCAATGAAGGAACGAACAGGCATTTTGTTTACTAGCCAAGAGATAATGCTCGAGTGGCTCGTCCTTCTCGCGGGTACGCTTCTGTTTATTATCAACTTGTCGGCACGGGAGCATGCAACGAACTCAGCAGGCGGAAGTGGAACGGTTACGCTTCCTGCTGACCTCACGGCAGCGCTGGATAGCTACAAGACACTACTGATTGCGTCGACAACCAACCCCACAAACACTGGGGCCGCACAAGCCACGTCCAGGGCAAAGACTCGGTTAGATGTGATGCTCGCCCAGTGGCAGGAGGACGTGGCGACGGCTCAAACCAAGATTGAGACGTCTATTGATAAGGACATTGGCTTGGGGTCCGACGTGGCATCGCTTCAGGAAGAGATAACATCCTATGAAACAAAGCTGCCCGAGCTCAAGGACACCCTGACCAAGTCCAAGGTCATTACGGGAGACAGGGAGCACGATACGACCATGATGGTTGCCAAGGCGGTTGCAGTCTTCACAATCGGTCTGTTTGCGGTCTTTGTCAGCGGCGTGTTCTAGACATCCCGCATAACCATGGCGAGTCCAAGGCCAAAGCATCCAAGGATAAAAAGCCCGGAGTACACCAGAAACGGACCTTCAAATTTTTCCTCTTCGCGTTCTCTGATTCGTCGTAGTGTCTCAAGCTGGTCGTTGCTCCCCGACAATTCATTGTAGTGAGCCTGCAGCGCATGAAGGCGGTCCAGCAGCTGGCGGCGCTTGTTGTCCAAGTTCACATTCGGAACCTGCGTGGTGATGGTCACCATCTGGTCCAGAATGTCAATCATCTTCTGCTTGGCTGCGAGAATACCCGGCATTGCAGCATTGATGGCCACCGCAGTCGTCATGGCCAGCGCCGCGGTCACCTTGCTATCGTGTTCCGTCTTGGCCCTCGTGAACTGGGTCTCCAAATCCGCCAATTGCCCGTCCGCGACTTGTCCAGAAGTGCTCATTGTGTTCAGACAATATTTGCGTCTACTACGCAGTATCGCCACACCTTGGACTGTCCAGCCGTGTCGCTGTGCCGAATGACCTCCACCACATCGCCTGGGATGGCACCAATGATGCGGGCCTGAATATCCTGCGAGTCAATAGACAGCAGCTGGACCTCTGGCTTCGTGATGTTCTTCTCCTTGAGCAAGAGCGTCACCTCATCGGGCTTCAGAATGCGATGCGGCATGGACCACCTGGACTGCGTAATGTCGTACTGCAGCTCCGGCAGGTAGAAGAACTGCACCCTGTCCTTGGCCACTGCCTTCATGGCAAGCAGCGCATTGTCCGAAGGCTTGGAGCGCGAGACCACGACCATTCCCTGAGCATACGCATTCTCGGCTGCGAACTTGCGGTAGTTCCCAATGTCGGGAATGGAGGTGGTCTGCTTCTGGTTGAAGATGACCAGCACCTTGCCGATTGTGTACAGATTTGCCTTTTCCACATCATCCGTCGTGATGCGGGTCGTGTCCGTTGGGAGACCACGACGACTGAAGAAGAGGCGCAGGGTGTCGAGTGCAGTTTCTTCAGTTGGCGCCATGCTTGTTGTTGGGCAAGAGACGAAACAATCCCTTTTTTTCGGGGTCTCTAAACAATGACTGAACTCCTTGTGCTTCTTTTGGGCATGGTGGCCGTTGGGCTGGCATGGTCTACGTTCTTCTCCTCGGAGGCCAAGCGCCCGGACCCGCCGTTTGAGGACACTCGTGGAATCCAGCGGACGGATGCCACGATTGATTCCAGCTACGCGCAGCGCACGAACCACATGCCCGCGCCCGTGGTCGTGAGCCCGCCGCTTGAGGGCATTGAAACGGCATTCCAAGTCAACGCATATAGAGCCTACGTGAAGTAAATCACAATGGCTCACAAGCAGAAAATACCCACCGCCCTGCGAGAACAAGTGTGGATATACCGCTGTGGACATGTGTTCTCCCGTCCCTGCACGATTGTGTGGTGCCAGAACCGCATGAACGTCTTTGACTTTGAGTGTGGTCATGACGTGCCTGAGAGCAAGGGTGGCAAGACGACTCTTGACAACCTGTATCCCATTTGTCGGCGATGTAACGGAAGTATGGGGAACCGGTTCACTATCAAGGAGTGGAATGCAAAGTTCGCCGACCGCAGACCGTGGTACTCAAAGGTCTATCGTTACTGTTGTGGACGGTAGAGGACCAGGCTTCGTTCCCGCCGCGCGGTGCTGAACCACCTCGTCCCAGAAGGACTTCATGTCGGCAAAGTGCTTCGGCAGCCACTCGGGGTCCTTGGGCACAAAGTCCTTCTTCACGGACTGCAGAATCCAGTGCACCTTCTGGTGCTCCTTCTCCCATGACGCGTCCTTCGTATAACTGACCGTATCGTCTTCGAAGATAACAAAGATACCTTTGCGACCTTGGAAGGCAACCCATTCTGCGTAGAAGACCTGCTTGAACCGAAACTCCACATACTCGCACTCGTCAATGCCCGTGCACTCCATCTGCATCTGCATCTGATGGATATACGCTGCAGGCACGCCCTCCTTGGCCACGCGGGAGAAGGGGCACTTGAACTCCACCAACCGCCCATAACGGGTACTCCTTGAAGTTTCGTTCGTAGGGAACACAATGCCGTCGGGCGAGGCACCGAGGAAGGCGTGGATAGGGTGTTGGACACAGGAAACGTCTGTGATGGAACAGCTGGTCTCCTCCTCGTATATCTTCTTGGCCACGGGCTCAAAGCGCGTGCCCCAAATCAGTGGCGCGCACGGCGGGCCTGTGGATGGCGCAGGAGGCTCAAGCTTGCGGACCATGACGGAACGCCGCGTCTCGCCACCCGTGAAGATTGCACCCAACTCCGAGGCGGTAATCATCTGCCCCCGCTTGCTGTGCCATGCAGCCGTTCGCTGGTCGTCTTGACCGTAGACTCGGATGACCCTGCGCACGTTGCGGTCCCGAGTCCACCTGCGTCCAAGCTCGCCCTTCATCAGCTCGTGAACTCGCAGCAGGACATGTTTGCGCAGCGTACGGTGCGACAAGGGGACGAGGGTCACGCAGAAGTTCACAAAGTGCCGAATCCGTGTTTGAAGATGCGTGAACGGTCCATCCCACAGCCACTCCTTTAGGGCGTCATCCATTGCGTTTCCTACGCGTTGAACTCCTAAACTCATTTTCACTGGTGAAACACAGATTAGGTATGACGGACACTGTGATTCAAAGCAAGGAGCAGTGGGTGCTGCACCGCCTGGAGGGATTCTACGCCAACCCCGCAACCTTCGCGCGCGTCCAATCCATCCTGCGGGGTGAGTCTAAGCTGAGCCTGCGCCTGATTGACTGGTTCGTGACCAATTACTCCAAGAAGCAAAACGTGTCGTTTCTGACCAAGGACAACAAGCACGTCATTGTGTACTTGGTCTACAAGGCGCACCTCAAGGCGTATAACAAGAAGATGTTCGACCCGTTCTGCAGGTGGAAGCGAATCCAGTTTCGGGGGCTGGATACAACGGTTGGGCAGCTCAACTTCTTTGAGTGGGCTGTGCAGGATGAGGTGCTGGACTACCTAGAGGCGCACTATGACGAAATCCACGCAGACATGGAGGCCTGTTCGCAGGTGGTGACCAATACGGAGGAGGGCCGTCGCAAGCGCCACGAGCTGAGCCATTCAGCCACTAAGTCGGTGCGCCGCCACGATGTCCGCGTTGTGGTCTCGTTTGATTAAGTGCGACGGGCTAACAATGCAGTCTGCCATTGACCGCCGCGTGGTGTACCCTGTCTCCACCGACATTACAGAACACGACATTGACGTGGTGTCGGACTTGTGGACCATGGATGGCCGGGAAGTGTATCGCGGACGCCGCGACCCTGCCTACAAACACGCCAATGTCTACTGGCTGTACGACGAGGATCTGGACCGCGTGGGGTTGGCTGAGCATGACTTGGTAGACCACGCAGATGTACACTTGCGCTGGTACTACGAGAGCCCGTTCGCCACGCTCTTACAGGAAAAGGGATGGGAGGTTGGAGACAGTCTATGGTCTGTGCTTCCCGAGTCTGTGTATGAGCAGTTCATCTCCGAGGGATGGACCAGCGCACGCACGATATTGGAACGCTGTCTCAAGAGCTCGGTCCGCGTGTACAGCCCTGACATGATCTTGAACCCGCCCAAGATGTACTCATGTGAAAAGTGTGCATGGGCTTCTCTTGAGCCACTCCATGCTGGATGTGTGTCGTCTCACTTAGATGTGCCTAATTTATCCAAGGTGTTCTTTGTTGATGATTCATTGACTCTTCACAAGCCTCCGTCTGGCTCCAAGGTCTTTACTGCGCTGCAGCCACCGCCGCGCGCTTCCGACCAGGCTTAGCCGCGGGGACAGGCGCAGGACCCGCACCGCCCGTGTTCGCACGGTTCATCTGCGGAGGCGGCGCACGCTCCTCCTCCTCAGGCTCCGCAACAGGCACCTGAACCGAGTCCTCGCCATCAAGCTCCTCTCCAGGACCATCGTCCTCAGGCTCCTTGATGTCCGCGAAGGCAGCCTTGGCCGACACACGCGAGGGCGGGAAGATCTTGGCCAGCACAACACGCCACGTCACACCGAATCCAGTGCCCGTAACGTAGATGCTCGGCGCAATCACCATGCGGCCCTCCATACGCTTGGCAAACACCTGCTCAATGTTGTCCAGCGTCACTGCGATAGACTCACCGTTCGGATCCATCGCATCCAGGCTGACCGCACCATCCCACACCGAGATCTTCATGCGGAGGCTGGGCGGGTACTTGCCGCTCGGCACCCACTCGCCATTCACCTTCTCCACGCTAGGATTCAGGATCGGCTTCATCGTCTCACGGAGAACAGCCTCCGACTTGGACTTGCCGAACCACTTACCGCCGTTCAGAACTGCATGCTGGATGATCTTCTCCTGAAGGTCCAGCATGAAGTTGTACAGCTGGCCAATCTCACCCGCATCAGGACCCGCGCGGTCCTTGACGTAGGTGTCGCAGCCCTTGAGGGACGCAAGCAGACTGTAGCTGCTCTTGCCCTGGTCGTCTGTGCGGGTCACCACACCCGCTGGGTAGAAGATGCGCGGAATGCGAATCTGGAAGTTCTGTCCATTGTAGCGAATCGGAACAGTCTTTCCACCGGCCTTGTTGGCACGGATGTCGCCGATGGTCACGCGGTTGATGTCGAGAGTCTCAGAAGGAACGATGGCAGAGGCAGACATTTTAGCAGGTTGTGCTACTGGTTGACCCATCCGCCGCCGTTTCCGTTTTTAGCGCATGAATCTAACTTTCAAGAAACTCTTCCAGTCAATCAAGGGATGCCGCAGTGTGTGTCTACTCGGAACGTACGGTCTACAGACCAATGCTTGGCACCTGCACTGATTGGACATACCATGTGTGGAACGCACCGCAAAGCCAAGGTGCCTCGTTTATGGGTGGATGTCAACCAGAACCGCAGGCAACCTGCAGTCAAGATACAGTCGGTGTTCCGTGGATGGAGGATACGCAAGTACCTTGCATTGTGTGGTCCTGGAGTGTTGGCACGCAAAGAGTGTGTGAACGACGAAGATGTGGTTACGTGCGTGGAGAAGGAAAGACAAGACCCATTTGACTACTTTGGCATGGAAGAGGCTGGCAAGGTGTGGTGGTTTGACTTTGGGACCATATGGAACTGGTCTGTTCGGTCCATTGAGCCCTTGAACCCGTACACCAATGTGCCGTTGGACCACGAGGTCAAGCAGCGCATCAAACGGATGTGGATTGCTCGACGCAGGCTTGGGATGGCCATGCCTTCAGAAGCGGGTATCCCAACTCCTGAACGCATCGTCCGACGCTGGACATCCTTGTGCCAAATCTTCCGTTTCTACGGGTTTGAAGACGTCCACCCCAACATGTTCGTGGACTTGACGAAGCAGAACCTTCTTGTGATGTTCCGTTTGCTGACCGTTGACCTTGACGAGATGCCGAAGAAGCCGTATCGCGCAATCGGCTTCTGTGCACGGGGAATACAGAATGCAAACAACATACCTCCGAACGCATACGTCATGACAAGTCTGAATGCATTGATGTTCATGTTGTCGGGGGCGAACAGCTACGACTTTGTGTTTCTGGTCCTATCGGCCCTGTACCGCTGCTAAAAACGGGTTTAGTCGTAGCAGGGTAATGGACACTCGCCACCATGAACATCTTCTTTCTCTCCCTTGACCCCGCGGAAGCGGCTCGTCTTCACTGCGACAAACACGTCGTGAAGATGATTCTTGAATCCTGCCAACTGCTGTACTGTGCCCACTGGATGTGTGGGACCACCATGCCCTCCAATGCCTACAAGAAGACCCATCCCAATCATCCGTGTGCAAAGTGGGTCCGCGAGTCCCAGGCCAATTACCGCTGGCTCTGTCGGTTGGGGCTGGAGTTGTGCGAAGAGTACACGTTCCGGTACGGCAAGCACCACAAGTGTGAGGAGCACCTTGTCTGGCTCTGCATGAACACCCCGGACGGCCTGCCCGAAGCGTGGACGCCTCCCAAGCCAGCCATGCCGGATGAATACAAGAACCCAGACCCCGTGGTGGCCTACAGAACCTACTACGTCTCCACCAAGCAGCGCATGTTACAGTACACGAAGCGCCCCTCCCCCGAATTCCTGACGCAAGCGATTTACATGACCGCCGTAGGGTAAGAGTATACCAACGCGTTAGAAATGTCTGCCTCTTCCTCTGTCGTTAAGGCAAACAAGATGCCTGCCAAGAAGTCCGATGCCAAGCCCGTCGTCGTCGCCGCTGTCGTCGCTGCACCCCCCGCCCCCGTCGCCGCCGCGGCTCCCAAGGCGCCGAAGGCTGCCCCCAAGGCCAAGGCCGTGAAGGTTGAGAAGGCCGCCGCCGGCACTGCCACGCTCACGGTGCCGACCGTTGAGACCCCGTCTGCCCCGGTTGTGGTTGAGTCCACGGAGACGTCGGAGGTTCAGCTCGCTGCCCTCGGCGAGAAGCTCAAGGCCCTCGGTGCCGAGCTCCAGACCCGCCTGCGCGACGCCGTCAAGGGTGTCCAGGATGCCATCAAGGCGGCCAAGCGCGAGGCTCGCGATGGCAAGAAGAAGAAGCGCAAGGACCCGAAGGACATGAGCCCGGAGGAGCTCAAGACGTACGAGGCTCGCCGCGCGAACAATGCTTTTCTCGTGCAGCGCCCGCTGACGGATGAGCTCGCCGCGTTCATGGGCCTCAAGTCGGGCGAGAAGCGCTCGCAGACGGAGGTGACCAAGTTCATCTCGGGCTACGTCAAGCAGCACAACTGCTTTGACCCGAACTTCAAGCGCCGCATCCTCCCGAACGCCGCGCTCGGCAAGCTCCTGCGCGTCTCGGACAAGGACGAGGTGACCTACCTGAACCTCCAGTCCTTCCTGAAGGTGCACTTCATCAAGACGGCCCCCAAGGCGTAGGTTCCTTCGGAACCTCCGACGACGTAAATCTTTCTCAATGAAAGATAAATGGTCCGCCACACTCGCCGCGACCTTGGACCGACGCGCCTCCGCCACTCTGGACCCGCTGCCTTCACGCGCTTGCAGCGGAAGGATAAGAATATGCATCCCGAGGGACATGTCTACATGGATGAGGAGTACCACAGGGCCACACGCAAATACAACGCGTCGAAGAAGAAGGTTGCGGCCTACAACAGGGCTCAGGGAATCACGGGTGGCCGTCGCCGCCGTGGAAGCCGCTACACTCGTCGCCGTTGAATCCGCGCGGTAGACTCCTGAACCCAATTACAATAAAAATGCCCTGGAACCCCAGGTGATTTTTAGTGTCTACATATAAGACAAATGTTCGGCCGTACTCCGTTTCGTACAGAGCAGATGGGGACTCGCAAACACATAAGGGATAATCACCTTCAGGCGACACTTGCAGGGCCCATTGACAATCTTGGTGCCCACGAAAAGCAGCAGCGGAAGTATGGAGTGGAGGCGAAGAAGGAGAAGGAGGAGAAGGAGAAGAAGATCGAGGAGCACATGAAGGAGTGGAGGAGACTATACGACGCGGAACAGGAACGCTGGCTCAAGGCTCGCGATAAGTATGACGCGGACATGGTGAAATACAAGGAGTATCTGGAGCATGTTGCCCAATGGGGCCAGCCGACCAACAAGCGCAAAATCATGAAGGAACCGAAGATGCCCGATTTCAAAGAACCCGTTGTACGAGACAAAGGAGGGCGTCGCACCCGCCGTCGCCACCGCAAGTCCCGTTCCACTCGTCGCCGCTAGACGCGCGGTAGACTCCTGAACCCAAAAACAATAAAAATACCCTGGAACCCCAGGTGATTTTTAGTGTGTATACACAAGACAGATGTCGGGACCCGGTGTGTTCAAATCCTCCCAGGCGCAGCTGAAGGTACAGGAGAAATACGACAAAGCACTTAACAAGGAAATAGGAAGGCTAGTGCACATTGGCGAGGAAACTATGATGAGACTGAAGAGTGATGATATCTACAAGGAAACTATCGATAAACTGAATAAGCTCACCATTGCGGAATTTAGTGGAAAGTTCAATGATATCAGGGTAGACCTTGGAAAAGCGAAGGCGGCGACAAAGACGGCTGGCGATGCCCAGGCATTGCAAAGTGGTTATTCGATTACGGCCATAGAGAATTCGGCCGCTCCATTTATCAACGAGCTCAAGGAGGGAGAGAAGAAAAGGCTCAAGGATGCCGTGAAGCAGAAGAAGGAACATGTGGAGGGGCGACGCGCCATGTTGGGCGGTGGTCGCACCCGCCGTCGCCACCGCAAGTCCCGTTCCACTCGTCGCCGCTGAAGCCGCTAGACGCTCGTGGTAATCAGTTCATGCGGCATTTCCATATACAGCACCGTACTGAAGAAGGGCGACATCCGCTCATCCAGCACCAGTGCACGCTGCTTGTCGTTTTCCATCAAGGTCTTGACCATCCTGCGAAGGACGGCGGGCTTCTTGTCTGGCGACTCGTTCACTTTTATCCGACACGCGCCCGAGGTATACCCACACAAGGACGACGCATTACACGCGTCCTTTTGTTTGAACTGCCCGCAGGGAGTGCGCACCTTGTTCACAAAGTCACGGGGATTCTCCGCGACTTCCCAATACGACTTCTTGGTCATCCATGTCTCCAACCGCTTGTACAGGTTGGCATCCCGACGCAGAATGCTGTTGCGCAGGGGGCTGTAGTCCGCAACCTGCACGTCCTTGGACAACGAGAACAGCAGAAAGTCAAAGACCTCGGCCGCATACGACACTTCGCGAAAGGTCTTGGCATCCTCTGCATTGGGCTGCCCATTGACCAATTGGTCCTCGTTGGTTGTCCGAATTGTACCCACCACTTCCTTGGCCGCCTTGCCTTGAACGGGCGCACCGGGCTTGAACGGCGCACGGAATCCAGAGGCCAACAGCGATTCGGTCGGGCGTCCATCGGCATCAGACAAGTCTTCTACCCACTTGAATCCAGGGTGCTGCGCTGCGTCCAGGAAGGCGCGCAAGTCGGCTTGGCTCGGCAGCTCCTCTGTCTTGATGTCTGCGTATCCACTGCGAACGGGAATACCAGGCAAAGGCGGTTGCGTCACGGGCTGAATGGGCAAGACAACCACACCAGGCACGAACACAGCTTGCGTACGTCCGAAGGGGTCATGAATCAACTGCGGGTTCGGCTTGGACTTCAGGCGCAATTCTGTCAAGGCGGACTGCAAATCGGGTGTGTTGGACGCACAGGCCTGTGAGTGGAGTGCGGACAAGGTTGCCAGCGTCTCCTTTGCAAAGGGTGCCTTCTGGATGTCCGCCTTGTAATCAAACTTATCACCCGTCTTGACTCCACGACGTGTGGCGTGGGCGAGGATGTCGCCGTCAATCATCACAATGGTTCTCGACTGGGCACCGAGCGTGTCAGACCAGTATCCGCATGAAACCGTGTTTGTTTTGGTTGACACCCGAATGACTCTGCACTTGATAACAGCCGTCACGTACTCCAGCTCGTCGAGCGCAGACAATGAACCCTTTTCGTAGGCCGCGGCGATTCCAGACACGATGCGGTCGGTCTGCGTCTCTCCGTCTCCCAAGTCCGTCCATGTGCGAAAGAAGGAACAGAGCATAACGGCCTCTCGGGCCCTGTCGGGCGGAGGAATTGCAGTCTCGTCCTTCAGGAATTTCTTGAGAGTGACGGACGGCCTGCCCAGACCAATGCGGAAGAAATCGCCGTTTCCAGCCTCAACACGCTTCTTGGGCACGCTGGTTGGGTAAGATGTCTTGATGCGCAGAGACCTCGCGAGGTCATCGGGCAGGTACCCTAGACGGCGGTCGGGCAGGTTGCCTGTAGCCAGAATGTACGTGTCGTCCTTGGTCTCATCCTTTGCCATCACATCCGTTGCTCGGCGCTCCTTGTAACAGCAGGGTTGTCCCTCCTTGTAGGCGGGGAACACATTGTCCTGGTTGCGCTTGATGACACTGAACTCGGGTGTGCGGTCTGACTTCTTGGTGATGACCTTGCCGTTGCACACGGGACACGCATCCTCCACCAGCTGGTCGGCACGGAGGGGAATCTCATCAATCACACACCAGTACTGTGGACAAATGGCCACTCCATCGGGGTCCTTCAGTTCCAGCGTTGTCCATGCGCGAGCCGAGTAGTCCGCTGGAAGCTTGGCTTCGTCCTCCGCCGTGAGGACCACCACCTGCTTGGTCTTCTCGCAGTTGGACGGATACTTCTCATCAAACATCACAGGATTGAACTTGCGGAGACGACGGTTGAAGTAGTTGTAGGTGGTGCCCTCTGCCGATTCCAGTTTCTTGAGTTGCTTGCTCGGCGCGGGGAGTGGAGCCACGACGGGTGCGGCGGCCGCGTTGCTGGGCTCGGGCGCCTTACTCTCCAGCCCCAAGAGAGCCGCTAGGTCATCGTCCACTTCAAAGTTTCCTTCTTGAACGGTCACGACAGCAGCTGGAGCTGTGGCTGCCTCCACGACTTGGAGACGACGAGGACACACTGCATTCACAGCCGCATCGTCCGACGTCAGGATGTGGCGCAGCAAGCTGGCGTATTGCAGGATGCGGTCCACATTGGTCACCGAAGACACAATGACCTCCTTGCTGCGGTACTTGAATGTAGGGTACCCACGCAGAATCCGCTCCAAGTCAAATTCTTCTCCGAGAGTCATGAACTTCTGGACCAAGGCATCGGCTTCGGGCTGCGTCATGCCCAGCTCTGCGACCAATGTGCTCGCATTGGCATCTTCTGTCTCGTAGAGCACTTGGTAAGCCCGCAACTCCTGCGGCGTCATGTCCGCAGACAGGTGCTCGGCGCGCATCAGGCGAAAGGCGTCATCCTGCGTGGAAAAGACGGAGCGGAGACAGGGGAAACGCAGCATATCAAACTGGGCAATCTCCTTGGCGAAGGACGCAAGGATGGACAGGTCCTGCAGTTCCCAACGGCTCAAGTCCAAATCCTTCGTCTCCACGAATGGCGTCACTGCGTCCAGAGACTTGAACCACTTGACAAACCCCTCTTTGATTTCCTCCGTCTTCTCCTTCGACTCCTTGGTGCGCCACGCAGTAAAGGTCACGTCCTTGTTCGTGATGGCGATGCGGTCAAACGATGTCCGTGCTGTACCCCGATACAGCAGGAGTGTCGGCAACTTGCGCTGGGGCTGCGTGTTGGATGCCCACGACTTCCACAATCCCGTGTCCAAGTAGGGTTCCTTGGTCTTTTCATCCGTCACAAAGAACTTGTGGCGCGTCAGTTCCTGCCTGGACGTAAAGTACCCAACATACGGGGTCTTCTTGGAGACCGTCAGTCCGTAGAACATTTCTTCAAAGCGAGCCCGAGGTGCGGAGAACTCAGTCTCGACAAAGGGCACGAACCACTTGGCACGGAGAACGGATACGTGGTTCGGTTGAGGCGTTTCCAGCTCAAGCAGGGCCCTCAGTTGTTCCGTCGTGGTGCGCAAGGACTGCAACTCGGACTCTGACAGGCGTTGCGGCGTATCGGGCTGAAGCAGGGGAAAGTAGACACGCTGAACCAACTGCGAGACGCCCGCGGGAACAGGCGTGACACGGAACTCGGTGATTTCTCGGTTCTCGGGGTACAGAGTCTCGTACAAACTCTGCCCATTCAGCACGGGAATGCGGGTTGCGGGAATGTTCATGTCCTTCGGAGGTACAGGCAGCACCACACACCGTTCATCAGGGACGCCAAAGGTGCGCCACTCCAAGAACACGGCACCTGGGGCAAAGAGTGGCTCCAGCGCCGCAGGACGGGCCATCCAATCCTCTCGTGTCGCAACGGGCTCAATCACCGCAGCCAGTCCACGCACCTGCTCAACATAGGTCTTGAACATGTCCTTGTCCACGCGGGACCCGTTCATGGACACACGCAAAAACAGGGCTTCCCAGTGGCGAGGGTCTGCGTAATAGTCGGCAGGCAGGGACACATGTGCCTCCACATACAGCCGGGGTGGATACGAATTCATGGCAAGAGCGATGTGCTGTCGCACAATGTCCAGGGTGTCGTCCTCGAAGAACGACACGGACCCCGCTCCTGCAATGGGAAGTGTCTTCATTATGATTGAAGTAGGTTTTTACTCAGATTGGTGTATCCGTAATCTTCATCCCGCAGTACGGTGTCGGAGAGTGCGCGTAATTGACGGGCTTGTAGATTCCCAGCTTGACTCCATCGTGGAGCACCCGCTTGAAGTTGGCCCAGAACTCGGGTGTGTGACCAATCGTCTCGGTCATCAAGTGGCTCATCTCGTGCAGGACCACGAACATGACCGTGTTCTCGTCCACCAAGGGATAGTCGGGGGGTCGTGTCTTGTCGCGCAGACAGACGACAATCTTCTGCCCCTTGTTCTCGGAGTACGAGGTGTCGGGGGAGTGCATGTCGTTCTCCACAAAGACGTCGGGATTGTAGTTGGCCAAGAAGCGGCCGACAGGTGGGTCAGCGGCGACAAGAGGGTCCGAGTAATACGTCCGCAGCTTCTCTACGTTCGTGTGGATGGTGACCATCAGCTTCAGAGCCTCCTCCTTATGGGGGAGATTCTGCATCTCGTATGTTTTGCCGTTCGCGCCCTCCATTGCGACGGTGTTCTTAGGGTTGGTAAAGTAGGACATGGCAACCGCCGCCGCCGTCACTCCAATGGCAACGGGTAGCATTGTGTAGTGGTGGGAGTTTATGCCTACGCGCACAGGCCGTCCAGCGCACGCGACGCACGGAAGGGGTCCGGGTCGATGGTCGAGTTGAGGAACGGGCCCACCTTGGACTGCGAGTTGGGCACCTCCGAGCGGATGTCGTAGGTCGGGTTCCGGTTCGTCTGGGCGATACCGATGATGGACACGTTGGTGTGGTAGCTCGACTGCAGGAAGTTCTGGCCCTGCAGGTCATTGACGCCAGTGGGGTTGACGGCCGCCCAGGAGGCGCCAATCTCACCCTTGGGGAGGAGCTCGTCGGACGCGAGCGTGCGCTGTGTGTACGTCTGCTGGCCCGACGGCGTGGCACCCTGCATGCCACTCACCTGAACCGCATTGCCACCCAGGCTGCCTGTCTCAGCGGCGGGGACATACGGGCCGCCATCCGCCATCGGCGCCGTCGCACCCTCGCCACCCAACTCCTGGGGCGACAATGTCTGCATGCCGTCAAGGACGACACCCTTGCCATTGGCATACGACGTGAAAAGTCCGTAGACGACTACGATTCCTACAAGGATGGCACCCAGACGAAGGAGTTTCTGCTGCGAGAACTTCATCGTAGTTTATTATCACGCACAGACAAATTTCATGCGGAAGCTGCTTGACCCTCTGTTAAAAGATGTACTTGAGCAGTTTCAGTCCCCGGCAGTGCAGGAGCCCCTTGAGGAGCTTGTCTTGAGGCCGCTACTCCAGCGCATCCTAAACCTTCTGTACCCCTACCTCTTTGGGGTCATGCTCCTCTGGATCATGATGTTCCTGAGTCTCGCGCTCATCCTCCTCATTCTGCTTCGTGGTAGTGTCTTGGACTTCAGGAAACAGTAGGCCGACCAAGCGCTCACGACGGAGACCCCAGAAGCCACGAAGGTTCCGCTTCTTGGCCTCATCACGGAGCTCGTGGATGGTCATCTTCTCAATACGGTAGGAGGCGGGAAGCTCGGGAAGATTCAAGAGCTGAATGAGCTCGGCACGCTTGAGAATGTAGTACTGCTTAATGTGGCGGGCACGGGCAATCTGCTTGAGCTCGGGGAGTGAGAGACGGTCCATCTTGGTGGAGTCCGTTAGCCTCGCGCCGCGGAATCCGTTTTTTCGCCGCCTCCTAGTAATGAAGCGAACACCCGTGGTCCTTGCCTTCTTTTTTGCTTCGCTGCTCGTCGGGTTCTATGTCGCATTCCAGACACAGACGACGGAGACGTTCACAATCGGAACGGAGATTGGAGAGCCTGTGCGGTCCGAGGTGATACCGGCGGTGACGGGCGACTCGGGTCCGAAGGAGTTGAAGGAGGCCCCGTACGAGATAACAGAAGACGCTAAGCTGTTTGCATTCGACGACAACCGCAAGTCCGCCGACTGCTGCCCGAGTCCCTTTACATCCGACATGGGTTGTATCTGTCTGACGGAAGAACAAAAGGCGCAGTTCGCGTCTAGGGGCGGTAATGGAAATGTCTGAGTAAGTTACAATGGAGCACCTCCGCGCGCTAATCAACCACCTGAAGGACAGGTCCCCGACGCTGACCTTCCCAAGGCCATCCGAGGAGCTGTACCAGCAAGTCCAGACTGCTCTCCTGCCCCACGCCATGAAGGTGGTGCAGAAGGACAATACTCTCTTTCGCGGTGAAGCCGCAGTCCAGTTCCTTGAGGGCGTCGACATTCGTCGGGCGTGGTCCGGGGACGACGATGCGTGGAAGAAGCTGCACATGACCATGATTTACTCCTTCCTCCAAGGCGACCCGAAGGAGAAGCTCAGCAAGATGATGGAGACCTTCAAGACGATGCTGCCGGGTGGCAATGCGCAGACGGATGAGATTCTGAAGTTGCTGGAGCAGGAGGACACCGAGGCGTCCCTCCACGAAATCTTTGAGCTGCTCATCAACACCCGTCTGGCCACCGTCGTAGGCGACCTGGTCTCCTCCATGGACCTGGACGACCTCGGCATTGATTTTGAGAACCCCACGGAGCTGCTGGAGGCCCTGCAGCACCCCGAGCGCAGCTCTGTTATTCAGACCATCATGAAGCGTGCCCAGACCATTCTGGAGGAGCGTATCCGCACGGGACGCATCAACCAGAAGGAGCTGATTCGGGAGCTGGAGACCCTGCGTGCCAAGTTCCAGTCCACGTTCGGCAAGTACCTCAATGAGATGGTGGTCGGCCAGCAGGGCAACACGACGGGGAATACGTCGGAGACTATCATGGGCAACTCCCCTGAGGCTCGCCGAGCACGCATGGCGGCACGTCTTCAGAAGAAACTGCGCGAAAAAGGTCGCAAGTGAAGATAAGAGATGAGCGAGCCATTCTGGATCGCAGACCCGTCTGTTTTGTTTCGGCAAGACACATGGCTTGCCTTTGTGCCCACGCCGAGCATGACGGTGGACCAATCGCTCAACGCCGTGGTGCGTTTCGTCACGTACCTGTCGGCCCTGCTGTTCTTGTGCTCTATGGACTTCAGGTACATTCTGTATATTCCCGTGACGATGCTGGTTACAGTGGCTCTTCACAAGTGGTTCCCAGTTGCCAAGGAGATGTTCCAGGGTTCGCCGTTTGTGTCTTCCTACGTAGGGACGGCAAAGACACAGCCGACGGTTGACAACCCCTTTATGAATCCAACATTGGTAGACATTAACGAGAATCCGAACAAGCCGCCGCCCGCAGACATTACGACCCTGCAGGCACGTGACAAGGTGAATGCGTCCTTTGCCCAGACGTCCAATTTGTACATGGACACCAGCGACGTCTACGCCAATATGCAGTCGCAAATCAACTTCCATTCTGTGCCCATTGACGACCACGCGGGGTTACTGAGGTTCATGAAGGGTGGAAAGGGGTCGGACAAGATTCTGAATGAGGGCTATGTGCCCGCCAAGGGTACATTGGTCACACCGAGCGCCGCTGAGCTGTATGCGCAGCTTAACCCCGGAGAGACACAGATGACGCAGGCGCAGTGGAATGCCACGCAGGTTTAGACGCGCCTCCGCGTCTTGCGTGTGTCTGCTTTGCGCCGCCGCGTACCCTGCTCTCCCTTCAAACCCAGTTTCATCAAGATGTCGCGCCCCGTCTTCTGCGACCCAGGGAGCACGCGGTCAGGGCCGTTCGCAGGGCGGTACTTCATCGTCGGAAAGCTGCTGACGCCCTCCTCGGGCGGCACGTCCTTGGACTCCACACGCACAATCTTCACCTTGCCCTTCACCTTCTTGGTCGCTGACTTCCACGCAGGTTCATTGTGGACACAGTGCGGGCACCCCGTCATGAAGAACAATACAAGAACAGGACGCTTACGGAGAGACCTCCGTGCATCCTCCATCTTGCCGCCGCCTTCTTCTAACTGTGGACCGAATGCACCGGATGAATACGCAGCCATTTATATCACCTACTAGAAAATGACGACCATCGGTTCCTCTGCGCCTCCCCTCCGTCCAAATGGTGGCATCCCTGGTCTCCTGCCGCAGTACACGCAGTATGCCACCACGGCGCCGTCGTTCAAGACATTCACACCTCGCGACCCTGCGACCCAAGCCAAGTACGATGCCATGTCGGCCTCGTGGGAAGGCGTTGACTCAACGAATAAGGCCATTGCCCGCGGAGACTTTAAGCTGGATACGGTTCCGACGTCTAGGTACACTGCTCCGAGCAATGTGCCCCAGCCCCCGCCCCCGTCCAGCGATTGGTTTTGTGTCGTCCAATAACAATGTGGTGGCTTCCCCTGTTGTTGCTGGTGGCCCTGTTGATGATGACGACGGCGGAGAAGTTCACCGAGCCCGACGGCGGGTTCGCAGTCGTCAAGCGTCCCGACAAGAGCTCGCTGTGGACCAGCAAGATTGCCGCCAACACTCCGTTCGGAACCGACCCGGATGCGTACATCACTGCTCTAGCTGCATTCTATGACACCGTGTACGTCCCTGCCCCAGACCGCCCGAAGGAGGCTGCTGTGGATGCCTTTGTCGCACTCCCACGCCCCGGCACAGACCCTGTCGTGCTGAAGACCATCATCATGGAGGCGTTTCACATTGATGGAGGAAAGAAGGACGAATCAAAGCAGACGGCATTTAATCCATCAGCCAAGCTCTTGGCTCCCAAGGACGGTGTGGACGAAGTGCGCGTCCGCACAGAGGACGAATATGCGCCTGCAGACACAACAGGTCCGTTCGATGAATCTCCGGTGGGAACCATGGCCCCAACACCACAAACGATTCCCTCGCGAGGTGAGCGTCGTAAGCGACAGTTAACACCCATTGAAAATATTTGAGTATTACAATGAAGAAGTCTGACGTCTTTTGCTGGGTGGTCGTCGGGCTCCTGCTCGTCTTCCTGTGGCACTCGTCGTCGGTTGAATTCTTCCAGGATACGCCTGGTATCCGAGGTCCTCCGTACACAGCATCCGATGCAACCAAGATTGTCAATGTGATGCCTGCTGCCATGAAGACTGCACTCAAGGCAAGCGCCAGGTCCGATGACCCTGCGCAGATAATTCAGCCGATTACACCTCTCATGTCCGATTTCCACGCAGTGTATGCCGCCGCGACGGTGCCCCTCACGTCTGCAAATGTAGATACATTCCTGCAGACTGAGCCGATTCCAACTGGATTGACCAAGGCAGATGTCAAGACGCTGTTGATTGCCTACTTTGTTACGCCTACACCCGGGGCAGCGAATGCGCCCTTGACAGCTGGACAGATTACGGCGAATGCGCAGCAGCTTGTGGCGGGAGCGACATCGTCCTCAAACGCCGCCGCATATGCTCAGTTATTGGGAGCAGTCGGTCAGACGGGTGGATACATGTCTGGGCCTGGGGGTGTATCGCTGACCCCTCCGACGCCGCCAGGTCCTTCGGGTCCCACAGGCTCCTCGGGGTCTACGGTGTTCGCGAGTCCCACCGGGGGCACGACTCCACTGGCTCCCACGGGCGGATATTCAATGTTCGGAACGCCGACGTCCAATGTCGGAACGCCGTTTAGCGGCATGCAGGTGGGTGGACCGAGGTATGGAGGTCAGGGGTCGTATACGTCGGCGACAACGTCTGGAAACTGGAGTTCAGTGGGCAGCAACTATCCGACCATGTATGGTCCCAGAGCGAACAATGCCAGTCTCCCCAGTTCAAATGGAATGATTCTGCCGACGGCACAGCAGGCGGGCGCCGATGGAAATACGGTGTACATGCCTGGTTGTCGGGCACCCGGTCAGCTGGGTGCATTCACTCCCACGCTGCCGCAGAAAACGAATGCCGACCCGTCAGGATTCCTGCCAGATTATCGGGTCTTTATGAAGTAAGATGGCAACCACCTTTGGACTTCGCAATCAACGTGGCTCCTGCTGGGTCAACGCAACTCTCCAAGCACTCTTCCGCCTCCCTGAAGTCCAAGACCGTTACGAGAACGACAAGGCCGACGAGAATAACCCCGTCGACCTTTCCCTTCAAGAAATCTGGTGCTCGCGCGGCGACGAGGGACTCAAAGCCCTGTACGAATGTGTCAAGACAGCCCTCATGCCTGCGGGTGAGGGCATTGGCGACTCCCACGAGCTCCTGGAATTCCTCTGCGACAAGTTGCCGTTCCTTGACAAGCTGTGTCGGTTCAAGATGTCCCACCAGGTCAAGTGCTCCAACTGCGACTATTCGGACCTGCGGACGGATTCGCTGATTGAGTTCTCAGTGACACCGACGGCAAAGAAGCAGGGGCTAATCTCGTGCATCGGCCAGTCCGTGCAGCCCGTGTCCATTCCCGACTGGACATGCGAAAAGTGCAAGGGCAAGGGATGTACGAAGCAACTTCTGATGGCTACGTTTCCCGACGTCTTTGTGTTCCACTGCACCACGCTGAACACGTCGGTCTCGTATTCTCCGCTTCTGAACATCAACGCGAACCGCTACGCCTTGTCCTCGGTTGTCTGCTTCAATGGCGGACACTGGTGGGCGTATGGACGGCCGCAACCACCAGGTTCAAGCTGGGTAGAGTTTGACGACCAGCGGGTTCAGGACCACGGACCGAACAACTTCCCACTGTCGGACACCATGCGGCTGTTATTCTATTATCGCCTCAAGGAATAAGCAAGGGATGGCGACAGACACCCCCGCCGTGATAACGCCAACCATAACACTGAATGAAGAGATTTCCGCAGGTGTTGGAATCGCGCTTTCGGTTACTATGATTTTAAGTTTCTTCATCTTCTTCGTCAGTGGTTCGGGACTGGCTGTGATTGTTTTTTGGCTAGTCCTTATCCTGTGCGTGGTTATCTTGGTGACCTACGGATACTTGCCGTCCACCCTGTTCGCCACGAAGAAAACGCCGCCGCCGCCCACAGGGACGAAGACCGACGACTCGGGCGGATACGGACTCGTGGGCATGGAGGTGTTTCACATTGACAACAGCACCTTCACCTACGATGATGCCCAAGCGGGATGTGCAGCGTTCGGCGGTACCCTTGCGACACTTGAGCAGGTGAATGACGCGTATAACGAGGGTGCTGAGTGGTGTGGATACGGTTGGTCTGCAGGTGGACTGGCTCTGTATCCCACACAGCGCGCGACATGGGAAGCCCTTCAGCAAGAGGTGAGCCCTGCGAAGCGCACAGCTTGTGGACGCGTGGGTGTGAATGGTGGATACTTTGACCCCGCGTCCAAGTTCGGCCTCAACTGCTATGGATACAAGCCCGCAGCCACCAAGAAGATGAGCTTCCCTACACCTCCTCCAGGCACCGATAGCACAATGTTCCAATCTGCTGTGAATAGGTTCCAAGGCATGCTGTCGTCGTTCACAGTGTCGCCGTACTCCCGCCAGCAGTGGTCAGGATACGGAGCCATGGGGTCAAACGCGTCGGCGGCGGCGACGTACGGGTCTCAGTTCGCGCAGAATCTCGGCGGACTCTCCAGTGGGCCCTTGACGGTGACCGAGTCGTTCACTGAAGACATGCGTGTTGCCTCGTCGGATGCAAACATTCTGGACGCGAATCGGCCTGCTGGATACACGTACATCCGCAACCCCGCCACTGTAGGGCGCGCGAGTGGCACTGGGGCCACCGGTAGTGCCGCTGGAGCGGCTGGAGCGGCTGGGGCGGCGGGTGCGGCTGGGGCGACTGGCCCGACTGGAGCGGCTGGAGCGGCTGGGGCGGCGGGTGCGGCTGGAGGCACCGGACCCACTGGAACATCTGGGGCGGCGGGCGCGGCGGGAACTCCTGGGGCGGCGGGCGCGACTGGACCCACGGGACCCACTGGAGTCTTTGACAGCAGCAAGGTTACCGGGCCACTGCGTATTAGCAACAGGTGGACGATTCAAGATGAAGGCACCGCTCTTGTGTTCCGCGACAACAGCAAGAAGGATGAAGATAACCGCTATGCAATGTTCCCTGGCGGCAACAACAAGAACCTTTAGACAGGATTGAACCGACCAAACAGCTGAATCAGCGACGGAACCTTTGAATCCGCATCGTAGTAATCAAGGCGCATCGGCTTTCCATCGGCTTCCGTACGCACACACAGATACGGCAGCAGCGGCACGTGGGTCATTCCCTTGGGGCACTTCTTGTAACACATTCCGGGCTTGATGTCGCGGTTACCGGTTGCAAAGATATTGAGCCATTCCGTGTGTTCTGCTCCTCGGATAAGTTTCTCTTCTTCGCACGACCGTTCCTTGTCGTGGGCTCCTGCGGGTTCCGCGCACTTCTTCTTTGTTCTCGGGCTCTTGTCGGCAGCCGCCTTCCAGCGCTTATACCAGTCGTCAAATCCAGGCAATCCGCCTGCATCTTGAGGACCTGGACAGACTCCACCACCGTTCAGCCGACCCCATAAGTCTCCACCCGAACATCCACACCTGCCGCGATTGAAGCAGTCTTCAATCGAAAAACAAGAAATGGGTTTCTGGCAAATCAGTCCCCAATTGTTCCAGCCATCGGGACATGCCTCCAGTCCTACGGGAGTACCGATACCAATCGATACGGAATCAGCCCAGCACACGTCGTTGACACGATGCCGCCCCGACGGGCAGGGCTTGTAGCACAACAATCCGTGGAGCTCTGGGTGTGTAGGAGGACATGTGTTGGGGTATGTGTGCAAAATCGGAATTCCGAAGATATCAATTGGCGAAACCATGCCTCCGAAGAAGACGAGGAACGCCAGGACGACTAAACAACCAATTGCAATGCCAATAGGAGGCACAACGAATGCCACGCCCGTTGGGTAATTGAGGAGTCGGGCCTCTTTGAACATGGAATACCACGTCAGCAAGAACATGATAACCAGCACAATCGCTAGGACCGTCCACGCAGTCTTTGACAAGGACTTCATGATGTCGTAGAGAGGAGTCATCACATCGGGCATCCACAGGAAGTCGCCCGCGGTCTCTTCAGCCTTCTCAATCACGCCCTTTTTTGGCATGCCGTTATTTCTACGATAGAAAACAATGGACACCTGCCTACCAATGCTGAAGCCCTTCACAAAGTCGGCGACACAGACCACCGGGCTGGTCTCTCGTCCGACAGACCAACAGTCTACGTTCCCGTTCGTACCCTTGGTCTTCAAGCCGCAGGATGGAGCGGTGGCCCCGTTTGCGACCAATGTGCTCACACGTCAGCCTGAGACGCGAAGCACTTCGTAAACACATTTTGTCTGGTCATACACAAATGGACGTGGTTCTGCTTATGGGCCTCGCTGCCCTCGGATACGCCATGGCAAATGAGACAACCTCCCGAAAGAAGAAGCAGGTTGCCCAGGCGGCGCCCGGCAAGAGCCCGATGGAGACCTTTGTGAATCCCGAGCAGACCGGCGGTGTCATGCAGGTGATTGATGCCATGACGGGGCACAACAACATGGTGCCGTTCTTCGGGGCTAACATGACCCAGTCCATGTATTCGGGTGCAACCGATGGAATCCTGGACACGTACACGGGAACGGGCAAGCACACCTTTCACCACAAGGAAGAGGCGCCCGCATTCTTCGTTCCCGAGAAGGGTACAGGAAACCCCTTTGGTCAGCAGATTGAGACGGACTTTGAGCAGTCTCGCGTGGTCACGTCCCTGCGCACGGCCAACGTGTTTCCCATTGACCGTGTTCAGGTGGGCCCTGGTGTGAACGATGGCTATACGAACTTGCCGTCTGGCGGATACCAGCAGGATGCGGCTCGCGAGTATGCTCTGCCTCCGACAACCGACGAAATCCGTGTTGCGTCCAAGCCCAAGCTCACGTACAAGAGCGACGCTGTGCCTGGCGCCTTCTTCGTCACGGAAATGGGTATCCAGGCTCCCGTCAAGAAGAACAAGCCGGACCGCTTCGTGGTCTTGGAGGGTAAGGATGGTGCGATGGACCACTTGAACACGGCTGTGGGCCAGCAGGTGGGTGGCGCCATGTACCCTGAGCAGATGATGAAGGTGCAGAGGCGCGAGACAACCTCCGAGGAGTTCATTGGCGGGCCGCAGTCAGCCAACACCTACCAAACCTACATTCGGTCATTCACGGAGCCGTTTCAGCAGTTCATGAAGCTGACAGTCGAGGGACGCCCGACCCCGGGTGGCCCCGTGGGCGGTATGGCCTCTCTGCAGACGGGACCCCAGGCAACGAACGTGGCGACTCACCGCGACGAGACCATCTTTGCCGCGGCCACCCGCTTCGACACGCCATTGATGAACATTGGTGGACAGGCACCGACCTCGGCGCTCCAGGGCTCCGTCAAGTACTACAACCCTCTGCAGGAGGACATCCTGGTGTCGCGCAACAACCCCGAGATACAGACTGGCTTTACCAAGAATCCGTATACACAGAGCCTGTCGTCTACAGGTACGTAAATGGACTGCCTTCGGTATTCGGGCACCTCGTATACCGTGTGCACCAAGGGGCAGACGCGCAGACAGATTCACGATTTGGTCAGACTTGCCGCCATCTACCGCGGGCGTATTCACGTGTGTTCCTGTCTGCCCGACCCATGGGCACGAGCGTCTCTGTCGTTTCTTGGAGCCGTTTGGACTCCTGCTACTCCACAATGCAACACCTTGCCTACCTCGGCGCCGTAGAGTCCAGCTTGATTGGGCGGCGCAATGAACTAGTCCAAACAACGGCGACACTCTTTAACGTCGCCTTGCTTGGTTTAGTCTTGTCAACCTTTGCCTACTTTCTGTACGTCCAGTACCAATCCAACAAGGACGTGGCCAAAGAAAAACGGATTCCTTTCAAGCCTACCACCTGGTATTCTGCAACCCGAAATGTTCGCGATGAAGAGTATGGACAAAACGTCAGCCCTTCTGAAATTGAAGCTCGACTTGGTCTACCGGGACCTGGCTATTGAGGCGGCACAGACCCGATTTGACGAACTGAATGTCGTAGACGTGGCACCCGAAGCTGCGCCTGCCCCGGCCCCGGTGGCTGTCGTGGATATCCCAAAGGCACCACCGAAGAAGAAGGTCATCAAGGCACTGGTCCCCGGCGCCGCTCCTGCAAAGCGGGTAGTATCGGACGCTGTGAGGGCTGCGGCGTCTGAGCGCATGAAGAAGTTCCACGCAGACAAGAAAGCAGAAGTGGAAGCACATCGTGCTGCGATGGTACCTAGAGCAGTTCTTCCTGCTGCTAAGTAATGGCGGACCCGGGGTACTTCCCTGAATTCAGCAATGGGTACTTCCAGCTCTACCAGTACGAACCCTTTTTCTATCGGTTCTCGTATCCGGCTGGACACACTGCAGTCACGAATCCGCTTTCCAACACGTCTGTGAACCTCTACAACTACTTGGTGTCGGACGCGTCGGGCGTTACATTTCGCGGGTCTAACGGATACAACACCATTTCGTCTGCGACTGGAGAAACGCTGGTGTTAGTGGATTCTGCGGGGGTCTTGTACTCAAACACGGTGTTCGCAGGCAAGGGACGGTTCACGGACCTTTCAGGAAGTCCATTGGTGTCCAATGTGGTGGTCTACGCCAATGAGCCGTTTGCAGGTCTCTCGTTTCAGACGGTTGCGGCAATGAACCCTGCCACCGCATTCGTGCAACCTGTGCTCCCGGCCCAGCTTCAGTTCGTGGGTGTGACCTCCAACCTCTTCCAGCTTCAAGGTCTTCCTGCTGTATCGGGTGCAAATTCGTCCTTCCTGTTCGTGGCCTCCAACGCAACCTCACAGGTCGTATCATCGACTATCAATATTCAAATCAGGCCTGAACGTGTCCAGTTGTTTGGCGGGCCCGTTGTCAAGACACTGACGGTGGGTGCGCCCATCGTGCCTGTCGTGTTTACTGCAACGATGCCCGTGACCGCGTCCAATTTGATATACTCTCTGCCGTCTGTTCCCAGCGGTCTTGGATTCACAGACATCTCGGGGAACTCAGTGTCGTACTCCTTTGCCCCCACAGACCCGTCTGGAACGGTCATTCTGACAGGGACGCCTACAATTGACTCACCCATCGGCATGACGTCCAATCAGCTGCAGTATACGCTTGGTGTTCAAGCGACGAGCATATTCGCTGGGCGCCTGTCCAACTCAACGACATTGACATTCTCGTACACGCCAACGGTTATCTTTACGCAGCCGACCAACAATGTATACCTGCCCACGCTGACGGTGGGTCTCCCGGTTCCGACAACCTCCCCATACCTGTTCAGCGCTAGGACTGTGTTCGGCACGGGAACGTTGGTCAACTCTATTCTTGCGACGGGCCTTCCAGCTGGATTGTCCATATCCTCCTCGTCTGGAACTGCACGCCTAACGGGAACTCCATCGGCCGCGAGTTCTGGACTCTACACGGTAACCGCAACGGACGTGTCGGCAGGAATCACGGGCTCCATCCAAGTTGGAATTGTAGCTATTCAAGATGTGGTGACATTGTCTTCGTTTGCAGATAACCAGTTGACGTTCGTGATTGGACGTCCACTGAGCAATGCGCTCGCAGGATACTATTCAAGCAATCTGAGTTTGACGGCCACGTCAAGCACAGGACAGGCACTGACGTTTACATTTCCTCAGTTCGCACAGGCAGGCATCACCGCGACCAGCAACGTGAGCAGCAATGGGGCCGTACTCACATTTGGAGGGACGCCCACGGTCCTTGTTCCATCAACATTCGGGGCGGTCACAGCCCAAACTGCAAGCGCGTCTACGGGCATACCCATCTTGTTTTCCGTGGTTGACGATGTGTTTACGTGGAGTTACGTTACCGGGGAGTTTCAACAAAATCGGTTGATTACGCCAATCCAATTGAATGCCACGACACTGAGTGGCCGTGTAATCATCTCATACAGCACTTCGGGATTGCCCCAGGGTCTCACATGCAGTCGCAATGGGTTGATAACGGGGACCTGTCTGGGCGGGGGGAGTGGAGAGTTCACCGCAACCGCGTCGACGGGGATTTCCACGTTGTCGCGCCTGTATTCCTATTCCGTGGACCCCGACGCCCTGCTTCTCACAGCAAGCCCGACCTCGTATTCGTTGGCACCAAGTACGAGTGTTCCGCCGATACAAACCGTTGCTGTATCCTACTCGGGTGTCCCTGTGACGTCGTATTCTCTGACACAGCCGTCGTACGGTCTGACGATTGATGCCTCTGCAGGAATCATCGGAGGTACATTGAGCGCCCCCGCGGACCTCGTTCGCACTGCGCCAATCGTAGTGAATGCTCTTGTGGGCACCTTTCCTGTTTCGTCAACCTTTACGCTGACGTCGTCGTCAGTCCCAGTGAACCAGCAGCTTGCGATTGGGAGCAACAAAATCACGCCTCTGTATACGTACTTGACTGACTCTCTTGTGGTGGGGGCGGGCGTGGGTACGCCCATGAGTGGAGGCACACCTGCGAACCCGTATGGCGACACACCCACAACTGCGGCGAGCGACATTCAGGCGAGCGGCAACAATGTGGTTGCGTCCTTTTCTCAGTTGGGAAGCAACGGTCAGACCATCTTTGGAAGCCTTGCGTATGGAGACGCAACTGCGTTCCCATTGAGCCTCTCGGCAGGGTTTCCAACGCCAAGGACAGGAAGGCATCGTAGCGCCTTTTCTGTCGCGTACTCCGGGTCTGGGTCCACATGGTTTGCCCTGGGACAAGGATATAACACAAGCGGTGCCTTCGGACAGGTGTATCTGCATGTGTCGTCCAACAATGGGGCGACGTGGACGGAAGGATATTACACAGAACAGACACCCGCAAACTGGGCCATCGCAGTGAACAACCCGCTTCAGCTTCCCAACAATCCCTTCTTTCCAGCCACGCTTGATTCAAATTGGTATGACACGGGTGCTGTTGTTCTGCGCAGGTCGGGCAGCATCTACATGGCGGGGGGTGGGTCGCTTATTCGCACGTCGCCCTCTACCGGAACAACCACGCCCACCATGGTTCGGATTACAAGTATGACAGGAGGCACCTTACCGCCAGGGGAAGAGCTTGCGAGTAGTGTTCCCGCGTGGACACGGCCCACTGGGTCTTTCTTGGCAGAAACGCGGGACTTTGCGTTAGAGGGATCTACGTGGGTTGCGGCGGGGTCTGATTCAAATTACGTGTATGCCCGCGCGACAGGGAATCCATCCGGTGCGGGTTTCGAGACTATTTGTCCAACACTGAAGTGGTCCTCGAATAGTGGTGCGACATGGAGTAACGCCACGTCGGGTGGCTTCAACTACACGGCAGGTGTGGTCGTCTACGGCGGAGGGCGCTGGGTTGCTCTTGGGCAGGACACATTGGGTGACCTCACGGACGGTGTCTACAGACTCAAGACATCTACAAACGGAAAGGATTGGGGGTCAACTGTAAACCTTGGATTGACCAGAGAAGCTACAGTCTCTTACGCCAACTCGCAATGGATTGTAGCCGATAGCAACGTACTCTACATGAACAGCTCAAATTTCTCCACGGGATGGACCTCCGTAACGCCCCCAGTCCTGGGCATCTCGCGATTCTCGGGCACCACATTCAGCGTGGTAAACCCACTCGGGTCCAACTCTGTATTAACAACGCCCTCGCAGGATGATGCGATTCAATTAGCAACGCCTCAGTCACTGAATTACGCAGTGATGCAGTATCGGTACATTACACCCATCGTATTGACACTGCAGGGTCAGTCAAATGCGTACTTCTTCGCCACCCTGGACACGATCCCACTGGGGATCAGCTTTGACCCCTTGACTTCGACCTTTTCGGGTATGCCTGTGACCACAGGCAAAACAACTACACGGGTCTACGCAACGACTGGCGGAGCTAACTACAATTACTTTGACTTTTTCTTTGAGGTCTACTCTCCCTACCCGCAGAAACGCCAAGATACAGCATCTGCCTTTACCGCATACGTTCGTCAGGAGGCTATCATTGCAGGTGCCCAGTTCTCCCGCGATTTCACTGCCCGTCCGAGCCAGAACACCACAGTGGGTGCAGCCATGGGACCTGCGCCTCCTGGAGTCGATACGGCCTTCTACCCACCCTGCTGCAGGTGAAAAATTGATTTGTTTGTTTTTGGAGTGTGTGACGGTCTTTAGACCTCGTCAACCGGCATCTCCATGGCGTCAAACTCCGCCAGTCCCAGGACGCCACGGAACTCGTGGACACCCTCGGACGTCTCCAAGTACACGCGCTTGGAATCCTCGCCAACCCAGTACTCCGTGCCCTTGTACATCACGGCCACGCAGTTCTCATTGACCTCAACCTCGGCGGGCTTGGGTGGCGGGGCTACCTTGATAGGTGCCGGGACCGCCGCGGGTGCGGCTGCCGCGTTGGATGCCTTGGGCTTGAGGAACTCGCGCATGTGCTCCTGCGGCGGGCGAGCGGCGTACTCCTTGGCGGGCATGCCGTTCACGGCCGCCAGGAAGGCTTCCGCGACATCCGCGAGGGTCTCGTCGGGCGTCTTGCCGTTGAACTCCTCATAAATCTGCTTGAACTTCTTCTGCTGTGTCGGGTTGAGGCCGACCAGGTTCAGGACAGGAACCTTGGCGGCAGGCTTGGGTGCGGGCGGGGCCGCGACCTGGACCGCGACCGCGACCGTGGGCATGACCACACTTGGAACCGGGAACAGGGCGGCGAGGAGGCGGCGGCTCACCTCGTCACCATTGACCTTGAATGCAGGGGCGACGCGGCTGATGGCGGTGGAGAGGTTGTGGGAGAGTGCGGAGTTCATTTTGTCGGTTGGAAGAAGATGTGTGGACGCCCCAGACCCAGTGTTTCCTGTCCCCAAAGAATCCGTTTTTAGCACCCCTAGACAATGGACGTTGTTGACCCAGTGCTTCTAGTGACAAGCCTTTCCTTTATCTTCCCTGCGTGGGCAGCCTATCATCGCAAGAAGTGGCCAGGCTTTATCGTCGCGGCGGGCGTCGGCATCTGTTCGGCCATCTACCACATTGCGCACAATCCTTTGGTGTATTCGCTTGACGTCGCCTTCGTACTTGGGTATCATTTTGTCGGTCTGGCCTACGCCTACTTTCTCGGTCCGAATGCATTCATGTTGATTGCCCTTCAATTGGTGTTGGGGTACTACATCTATTCATTGCCTGGGTCAACAGAAGAGACGCGTCACCCTCGTGACATTACCATCCACGCATTCTACCACCTTCTGAGTTCATTGGAAGGATACCTTATCATGACAGAGGCAATTCGTGGATAACTCGCCAAAAACGGAAACCGCAATTCCAACGGAGAGGAATACCTGCTACAAGACAAAATGCCCCGCAACACAACTGGAGGCTCCGGCCACCGCTCTCAGCGCAACTCCGAGTCCAACAAGACCAAGGCCAACAACCACCTCAACGACTCACTGCTCGACGACCTGCTGAATGACGAAAAGACGGATGGAGTCTATGTTGCCCGCGTAATGCGGCGATTGGGCTCGGGAATGATGGAGTGCTTCTTCGTGGTGGAGGAAGAGGTAGGAGGCAAGGCGCGCATGGTGGACAAGTTGGTCCATGCGCCCCTGCGTGGCGGCCTGCGTGGCCGTGGCAAGAAGGACGTGTGGATTGACGTTGGAAGCGTCATTCTGCTCGCCAACACTGGGCTGGGTGGCACGCCGTGGAAGATTATGTCAGTCTTCAACGACAGGCAGATTGCCCGCTATCAGGAACTCAGACCCGACGCAGACAAGCGCCTCTTTGTTCGTGCGTCCACGGATACACCCACGGAGGACGGTGGTATCGAGTTCGTTGCCGAGGACGATGAAGTGGATGTAGATGATATCTAAGCGTGGAACAACGAGAACCCATGATAGGCAACGTGGTTGCCACACTCTTTTTAACATTTGTACTGTGGATTGGCTACCAGTCCACGCTCCCCGAGCACTCAAAGCCAGGTCCCTCCTTGCCCTTGCCCGTCTCCATGGGCAAGGAGCGGTTCACGGGCCGAACCCGCGATGCCTCGTCGTATACGCAGACTTTGCGTCGCAAGGCGGTTGTGAGCGGGTATTACGGCGATCCGACACGCGTTCTGCGCGAGACGAACCACACGTCGGGATTCACGAACGGAGTTTTGGAATTGTATTCCCTTTCGGGTCTCTGCGAGGCGGCATGCAAGGTGTCCGCAGAGGTAGTCTGCGATATTTACGATGGTGGAAACGCGGAATCCGAGTACCCGAACATTTTGGACGGTGGTAATGTGGAAACAGTTTTTGATGGGTGCGACAGTGCGTACTTCACAATGCTCAACTATATGATCCTCAGCGGCGGTGGCGCGGTGACGAATGAATGCGATAATGTGTGCGATCTCTAATAAGGATGCCGGTGAATCCCGTGAAGTTCGAATTACGTCGAGATACGTATCCTAACTGGCTGGCGGTTGGGAATGTTCTCGTCCTGTGTCCGGGTGAACCTGCAGTGGTTCTACCGTCACCAGGTCAGCCCTATGCAAATCAATTGAAGATCGGCGACGGTGTGACTGTATGGAACGACCTTCCATGGGTCGGAGTGAATAGTGGCACAGGAAGTGGTGGGGAAGGGCCAACAGGACCAACAGGAGATGCGGGAGTTTCTGGAACGACAGGTGCCACTGGCGCTAGTTCCACCGGAGCCACGGGTCCTACGGGTTCAGCGGGGACCACCGGAGCCACGGGAGCCACGGGTTCAGCGGGGACCACCGGAGCCACGGGATTTACCGGTCCCACAGGTTCCACAGGTCGCGCGGGTGCCACAGGAGCCACCGGAGCCACGGGTTCTACGGGTTCAGCGGGGACCACCGGAGCCACGGGAGCCACGGGAGCCACGGGTTTAGCGGGGACCACGGGAGCCACGGGTTCTGCGGGGACCACGGGAGCCACGGGTTCTGCGGGGACAACGGGAGCCACAGGATTCACGGGAGCCACGGGTTCTGCGGGGACAACGGGAGCCACAGGTCTCACGGGCTGGACAGGATTGACGGGAGCCACAGGCCTCACGGGTTGGACAGGATTGACGGGAGCCACAGGATTCACGGGTGCCACAGGTCTCACGGGTTGGACAGGATTGACGGGAGCCACAGGTCTCACGGGTT